TCTACGATGCGGGAAAGATAAGCTGTGTCTCTTCGTATGACCCGAAGAAAGACAAAATGGTCGAGATGCCTGCTCCCAAGTCATGGAAGGACATTCTCCAGCTAACAGAAAGCTTTCGTGGCATTGGCTATCTTGTGCTGGACATGAGTCCTTTCGAAGTCAGGGATTATGAGCAGCAAGCGAAGGAAGGCATGTTGCAAATGAAAAAGGACATTGAAGCTCTTGGGTTCAAGTTGTCCGAGGAAGAAGAAAGATGTTGGCAGGAGTATCTTGACGAAGTGTATTCAGAAGAATGAAACTATTAGAAAGGAGCAAGAAAATGAGCAAAGGATGTATGGTAGCAGCCGGTGTTGTGGTTGTGCTGGTAATTACGGTTCTCATTTGTGGCATCTATGGTGTCAGTGTCCACAACAGGGAAGTGGGGCTTCGCAATACCATCAGCGCGAAGCACACGGACAACGAGAGTGAGTTCGACAACATGGTCAAGAAAATTGGGCAATCGGCTCAGGTGACGGACAAACAGGTCGAATCGCTCAAGGAAATCTTCAATGAACACGCAAAGGCCCGTGGCGGTAGCCAGTCTGGAGGCTCTTTGGCTCTTTGGATTAAGGAGTCCGTGCCGAACGTGGACACGAGCACGTTCAACAATCTCCAGAACATCATTACCGGCTCTCGCGACCGTTGGACAATGCGTCAGAAGGAACTTGTCGATTTGAAACGAGAGCACGACAATCTGCTGGACAAGTTTCCTTCGAGCATGGTTTGCGGCATCCTCGGAAGGCAGAAGATTTCGATTACCATTGTTACTTCGACCCGTGCTAAGGCAGCTATGCAGACGGGCGTAGACGATGACACAGAGGTATTTCAGAAAAAGGACGAAAAGAAATGAGTCTGACTCTGGTGATGGGAAGCAAGCCTGACGGCATGGAATTCAAGAGTTGGGGAGGGATTGTAGGAATGCCCGATATTACTCTGAACATTCCAGACAGTCAGGTGGAAGTTTCTTTCACGATGGATGATTTTTGTGCGGTCATTTACTACATAATGACAAATACGGATTTGAAGTCAAATGACCCTCGCTTTCATCTGTTGAGGGTGCTGAGAAGTCTTTTCATCGTGAAGGGTCATAATCCAAACGAATGTCGTTTGAGCGATAGTGGCGACCCTGTTGATGCTGAAGGCAAGAAAACAGGGTTCGAGAAAGGACAGTAGGATGCTTTTCTTTTACCTGTTCGCTTGTATTCCTCTTGCGGTCGGAGCGTTCTGCTGGATACGCAGCAAGGAAGTTGTCTGGTGGGAATGGGTGGCTGGCAGTGTTGTCGGTTTTGCGGTGTCGGGCATCTGCCATCTGATTGCCTTTCATGGTTTGACGACCGACGTGGAAACATGGTCGGGCCAGATTGTGAAAACGACTCATCATCCGAAATGGATTGAGGAATATCAGGAGATGCACATGCGCACGGTCGGTAGTGGAAAAAATCAGCGGACGGAGATTTACTACACGACGGAGCACAGGACTCATCGGAAACACTGGACGTGTGACATTAGCTATGGCACAAAAGAAGCCGTCAAGGAAATAACTGAGAGTTTCTTTGACGAAATAGTTAAGAATTTTGGGGATAAGATTGAAACAGTACAAGGATACCGCCCTGGTTTTGATGGCGGCGATAGAAACGATTATGTTGCCCACAACAATACGGGCTATGTCTATCCTACTATCGAAACCTACACGTGGCACAATCGAGTCAAGGCGGCTCCGTCTGTCTTTACCTTTGCCAAGGTTCCCAAGGATGTCAAGGTTTACGGGTATCCTGCGAACAAGGACTGGAGGGCCTCGAATCGACTCTTAGGAACAGCCAGCCGTGTGAATCTTCTCGAATGGGATAGGATGAATTCACGGCTCGGCCCGACCAAAAAAGTCAATGTCATACTGGTTGGGTTTGGCAATCAGGATAAGCAGATGGGCTTCTGGCAGGAAGCAGCGTGGTTTGGTGGCAAGAAGAACGACCTTGTGCTTTGCTTTGGCTCGGATGGCGACAAAACCACATGGAGTTACGTCTTTGGTTGGACAGAACAGGAAATCGTCAAGCGGAATCTCGAAACAATTCTACTTCAAAACAACGTCAATACGGAGCTTATTCCGAAAATCGAAAAGGAAGTTTACGAGAATTACATCATCAAGGAATGGGATAAGTTCAATTACATTTCCATTGAACCGCCTCTCTGGTCTTATATCGTGCTTATTGTCGTCATGGTGGCAAGCCAGACGGGATTCTGGTGGTGGGCACATCATAATGAGCCAAGCAAGGAAAAGAGAAAAAAATATGGCAGAATTGGGCTTTACTATTAAAGGAGCGTATCATGGCAGTCAAGATTGAGGATTTTGGCAAAGACCACTGGAGCTTACTGGCCTACATCGAGTGCATTTGTGTGGATGGTAAGAAGGGAGTGGGCGAGATTGATTTCGCCAAGATGAGAATCAACAGGCAGTCTGAGAGTCATTGTCCTCTTCCGGTCGGTGCTCGTAGTCACGTAGGGGCTTGGGAAGAGGATTATGGTACAAGACTGGGCGGTTACTGGAAAGAAAACGATACAACCGACAAGACACGAAGACTTCCTCAACATGATGATTGGGATTGTCTCGAAGACCTCGAAGAAGCGGGTCTTGTGGAGATTCTGAGCACCATCAATGGGTTTGTGAAGATGACGGACGGAGGAATGATGATTGCGGCCTTTTTACGCAAGCACAAGGCAGATGGAGGCAATTTTGCTGGTTTCGCGGCGGTATTTCGAGGGCTGAAAATCGCTGTTGAATAACTGTGGAAAAAGTGTGGAAAATGTTGAGAAAGGACTTGACAATTGTGAAGGGAGTGGTATAATAACAGCAAGAGGGCTTGGAAGGGAAAGACACCATGAGTAGTTTCAAGACTAAGGATGATGCTTCTCTGATTCGTTTCTCGGATGATGTAAAGGGAGAAATCTTCAAACGTTTTGGTTTGTCAGATGAGCATATTGGGAGCAGCGCGGTACTTGACCTGACTATGTTTCGCTGGCTTCAGAACTCAGGCAACGGAACAGTAGTATGGGCCGAAGACAAAGAACTTCTGTTCTCTGAAGAAATGGATGAGTTGGAGGGCAAGAAGGGTACTTTTGTCTACGAGACATGGTATGAATCGAAGTGCGGCAGGCAGGTCATGTACGAAGCCGAAGCCAGCTTTGGCATTCACATATATTTCGTGTTTGACGTGTCTAACCAGATTGAGCTATGAAAGGGGGAAACGAAGAGGGGCCTTAATGAGAAGGGGGAAAATATGAAAAGAAATAAGGTGAAAAGGTCTCCAGTGCCTGTAGACAAGTATGCGAGATTCAAAGGCATTATTCTGGAGCAGGCTCAGTTGAACAAGGTTCGGAGAAATAGGAGCGTGAGCCGCGCTATTGAGGCTCTCGTGAATGTTCTCGACCAGCAGGTAAACTGAGCACCAGCGGTTTTGACTGTCTGTTTTTCATAGGGCTGGATGGCAGCATAGTATCTTTGGAGCCTGCGGAATGAAGAGTCGTGAGGAGCAGAGAAAGTATCATCAAGCTGTCATAGAAGACCTTATGGAAACTTGTAGCCACTCGCAGACGGCAAGGAATTTTGGCGTCACAAGAGAATGGGTGCGTCAAATAACAACGCAGTATGGCTATGATGGGAAGAAGCTGATGGCAATGAGGCTTCTTCAAAAGCGTGAACTCATCGAGGGCTATATTGCAAAAGGATTGACAGCTAAGGAAGTTGCCGAAGCGATGGGCCATAGTGTTTCGACTATTTACAATCTGGCATATCGGTTAAAAATCGACATTCCGCACGTCAAGTGTAAGGAAGAACTTTCTGAACGTGTTGGGTCGCATGGCTATCGGTATGTCAAGGTCGGGAGAAAATGGGTAATGAAATCCCGCTGGATAATGGAGCAGAAGCTCGGTCGTAAACTCATAGAAGAAGAGAGAGTGTTCCACAAAAACGGCGACAATACGGATGATTCGTCTGACAATTTGGAGGTCAGAAAGGTGTTTGCCAGAGGAACAATCAAGACAGAGACAGGGCATGTCCTCGTTTTTGACAAACGAAAGAAAGGCTATCGGTCACGGTCGAGAAAAGTCATGGAACAGATGATAAAGCGGAAGCTCAAGACACAGGAACGCATTTTTCATAAAGATGGAAACGTAGCTAATGATTCTCCTGACAATCTCTGGTTATGTGGCAGCGTGGCCGAGTATAAGTCGCTCAAGAAACATTTCAAGAAAATCTGGAAAAGAAGAGCCAAAGAAAGGTATAATAAGGAAGATGGCAAAGAAACAACCGAGATACGAGTTGCAGGTGAGCCTGAGAGGGCGACTGCCTTGGCAACCTCTTAGTGTGTTGCCACATTATGGTTATCAATGCGAGTTTAGAAGCCCAAAAAAGACGGCTTTGGCCGTTCTGGAGATATGTAAGACCCATCCTAAGGGCGTCCATGAGCATCCGCTCAGGGTTTTTGACAGAGAACTGAAGACATGGGTGTTTCAAACGCAGACTCCAGAGAATTTCAGGCCGTATGAGGATGCAATAAACATCCAGTGGAATCGGGAGGAGATTTCTGAGACGCATGACATGATGGCGTATTATTCCTTGGATTGATTTCGCTCTTTGACATTTACTATTTTTGTGAATGGCTCGGATAATAGGAAGGGAGCCTATTGGACAGTTCTATTGGAAAGGAAAAACAGATGAGCGAGAAAGAGAAACTGAGAGAATTGGTGAGTGGAGTGTACCGCGCAGGTAAAGAGCAATATGGTAAATTTCGGGCGCGACGTGCTTCGGAGCTTGATGGCATGGCAATGGTGTTTGAATCAATGGAGGAAAAAGAGCTTCAAACTATGTGCAGGAATTTCAGCGAGGAATTGAAGGCAGGATTCAAGAAAAGATTCCAGAGAGACGATAGAGGGGAGCAAAGAAGGTCATTTCCACCGAGTCGTTTTGAGGTCGGCACGAAGATTCTCAGAGAAGTAGATACTTCCGGCTATCCTTCCAAGTTGGTCGATTCCGTATTCGATGAAACAGATTCCGGCGACCTTGTTTTCAAGGCTGTATTCGAGAACGGCAGTTCTTTTCCTGTCGCCACACCTATCGAAGAAGGAACCAAGGGCATGACCTGCTTTTGCAGAGAGGAGCTTCCTGAGGATTGGATTTACTTCGAAGTGGTGCGTCTGAATCGGCAGGGCAAATCCGTTATGGTCAAGCCTGTCAGCGGCAGCGAAGACGACCTCTATGCAATTTATGATTCCGAGAAAAGGAAAGAGCCTTCCACATGGGATGTCGATTAGCTCTGGACAAGGAAATATGCCGTTGCTGTGCTCGGAATTTCTTCAATGATGATTCCGAGATTGCAGAAAAATTCGGCATTTCCAACGAAGACCATGAACAGATTTTCGAGATGCTTTATGAACAGCATGGGGCGGTTTATTGCCCTTACTGTCCCGACAAAGGTGACGAGATTCCTGTCAGCATGGAGACACCATTGGATTGCCCCTTTTACTTGGAGCAGGAGCTTAAAAGGCAATGCTGACGAAGGAATTTTGTGTTCGTTGTTTCGCTCAATCGAATCGAGCGCAGTGGGACAGCTACAAAGAAAGATGGTGGAGCGGCAAGCATGGTCGAATCAATTTTGGTTTTGTGCTGTGTCCTCCGTGGGATGGAACGTTGAGCATCAGAGAGAAGATGCGGAAGGTGCGGAATGAGCCGCCTGACTACTGTCCTTTTTACTTGGAGCACAAGTTGAATGAACAATGAATACGAAAACTGCGAAGCTTGCAGAACTTATGAGACCATAGCGGGTATTCTCAATGGCCCGTATTGCAGGCATGTGGTGACGGCTGCTATTGAAAAGCATGTGGAGGGAGTTCTTTCCCAATTCTGCAAAAGGAACAAAGTGGCGGCTCATGCGACCTGTCATGTTTCGGGATTTGCCCTTGACGAATGTACTTACTTTTGGACAACGGTTCTTCTGGCATTTCAAGGGAAGATGAACCCGAAGCTCTGTCATAGGCTGAAGGCTAAAATTGAAGCGTTCGATTTCGAAAAAATCAAAAAAAGATGTTGAAATTTGTCGAGAAATCCGTATAGAGGGGTAAGAAAAGGACAGCCCATGATTGCAAGCGTGGGTTGGGAGAGTGTAGGGTAGGTGGGAGACGCTTCGAGCAGTTAGCGAAGGGCTTTTGCTTATCCGTGAAATAAGCTCCATTGCTCTAAAAAAATTATTGGTAAGCGAGATATTTAGTCTCGCTGACAGCCGGAAAGACGGCATTGATTTAGTAAAAAAAGCAATGGAGCAAAAGAGGTTGAAAATCCTCCAACGGATGCGTCGATGATGAAACACCACTATCTTCCTTACTTTTCTTTTCCTTTTTAAGGCGCGTGAGAGTAAACGTTAGTCGCCCGTGTGAGGGCGTGGATTGAAACGACAATTGGGGGCGCGTAGTATCGACAGGATGCGTATCGAGAATGGCTGCACGTCGAGGTTGGTCGGTTGGCCTCGTAAAAAGCCGACTATGCCATTTACTTGGCAACTCCTACAGAATCGCTGCTTAGGCAGCCCCAAAACCGTTGAGATTCGTCCTTAGTAAGCGGGAATAGGGTACGACACAAGGGCTGGCAGCTTGGAAAGACAGGTTGGCAGGCTGGAAAGACGGCCTGACGTGGCGGGTAAACAGCCGCCTGAGGCTTGCCAGATGAGCCGAGATATAGAATCAACTGGATAAGCGTGTAGACGCCCTATCGAGAGCACCACTGGACGCGAGGTGCGACTCCTCGCCGCCTCCACCATTTTCTTTGGAGAAATTGATGAGTAGTGTTCCTCTTGAATGCAGCTATTGTTCTAAGCCTTTTCTTCTTTCCAAGGCAGAATATAACCGGCAAGTAAGAAAAGGTAGGGAAAGATTTTTCTGTTCTCGTTCTTGCTCTGCTAAGTACGGTAATGATAATCGCGAGAACAGGACAAGAGAGATAGAGAAGACATGTCCTTACTGCGACAAATCTTTTAAGACAAGAACGGGCAAAACAGAGGCTACGTTTTGTTCGAGAGGGTGTGCTTCTGCGGGTAGTGTGACCAAATATCGCAGGGAGAAAGCTCGTGAGATGGGTTCTCAGAATGTTGGAGCAATTAACGATATAGCTGTCATTGCGAAGGGTTTAAGAACAAGGGAGTCTTGGAAGTATGAAGAGTTGAAGAAATTTTTTCTATCAAGAGGAGAAAGATTCGAGCCAGAGTATCCTCTTGGTCGATATGTCTTTGATTTAGCTTTGCCAGATAGGAAATTGTTTTTGGAGTTTGACGGCAAAGACCATGAGTGGACTGTTATGGCACAGAAAGATGCAGAGAAGGATGAATTTGCAGAATCAAAAGGCTGGAAGGTTGTAAGAATCAGGGTGAACAAGAATACAAGGTTCTCAGTGGCTAAATTGTTGGCTGCGATTTAGAGTTTTCCTTACAAGGACAATATGATGGCTACAACAAGAGAAGATATTCAAGGCTGGTTTGAAAGAGGCAAGGAAGAGAAACAGGCATACCTGATTGTGGTCTGTGATGGTTTTGACCACGAAGACTATCCTACTTACGTGGCTACCGATGCGGAATGCCTTCAGAAAGTAAAAGAATATAATGGCAAGAATATGCAGCGGGTCATGGAGGTTTATGACCTTCGCAAACCGATGAAGGCACAATTGGATGAGCATCGAGTTTGGAATACTCCAGAGGCACCAAAAGGCAAAATTGGCTTTGTGAAGTAAAGGCAGAAGCAAATGAAAATTGAGGCGACAACTCTTTCCATTGTGACAGGTTCACGCGCTTGTAACGCCAGATGCCCTTATTGCGTCTCGAAGATGACGCCAAGCTTTGGCATGGAGAAAGAGCTTCCAGTTGTCGATTGGAGAGCATTCGAAGCGGCTTGTAGGTATTCAAGAGCACATGGTATCACAACCGCCCTTTTCACCGGCAAAGGTGAGCCTACTCTTTTTCCACAGCAGATTACGACATTTCTTTCTGTCTTGCGCCAGCATGAGTTTCCTCTTATCGAGTTGCAGACCAATGGCATTGTTTTCGAGGATGATGATTTCCAGAATCGTTATCTGGAGACTTGGAAATATTTTGGTCTGACTTCTGTGTGTCTCTCGATAGGAGACATCGAGCCTGAGAACAATGCTCGTTTGATGACGGACAACAAACCGAAATTCAACTGGAACGAATCATGCAGAATTCTCAAGCAGCATAGTTTCATGGTTCGCGTTTCCTGTGTCATTTGCAAGGGCCATGTGGACAATGTTGACCGCCTGAAGAAGCTTGTTGAGGTTTGTAGGGATTTGAAGGTTGACCAGTTGACAGTGCGCGAACTTGGGGAGCCGGAAGAAACATGGAAAGGTCAGCATGTCAAACAATGGGTGGACAAGCATAAGGTTTGTTCTGCGGAAGCCGGACTGGAGGAGTTTCTGTGCAAGAAAGGGACGGAGTTGCTTCGATTGCCGCATGGAGCCGTCGTCTATGACTTGAACGACCAGAATGTCTGCCTGAACAATTGCCTGACCTATCCGAGCAAGGATGGAGAGATTCGGCAGTTGATTTTCTGCCCTGATAATCACTTGCGCTATGACTGGCAGAAGAGTGGTGCTCTAATTTTTTAAGCACTACTTTTCTAAAAGCATACCTTGGGAAGCTTTGAATGGCTTCCCTTTTTCTTTTCACATTTCCTTTATCGTCTGTGTATAATAGTAGAGGGAGAGGCCCTTCCTTTCACTGTTAGGGGCTTTTCATGGATGCAAAGAAAGTTCTTGTTGTGGATGATGAGCCTTCGATTACGGAGGTATTATCTTACCAGTTTGGAACTCTTGGCATGGAGGCAGTCGAGGTCAATTCTGTGAGCGAAGCGGAAAAGAAGCTTGAGGATTCGAGTTTTGACTTGATTTCTCTGGACATCAATATGCCGGGTAAGGACGGGATTACTTTTGCTGAAGACCTGAGGCGGCAGGGCAATCAGACTCCCATCGTTTTTGTTACTGCATTTGTCAACGAAAGGAACAAGAGCAGGATAAAGGTGATTAAGAATGTTCTATCCGTTGTACCCAAGCCTTGCGATTGGAATCGAATGGAAAAAGTATTGACAAATCTTTTATAAAGCTTATATTAGTATAGGAGAATCAAACAATGGCAGCGAGGCCGACATACGTATCTCCTCCGGGCGAAACCATTCAGGAGGAGATGAAAGCCAAGAGGATTTCAGGAAGAATGCTGGCAAAAAGACTTGGCATGAAACCAAGCAAGCTTCGCGCCATTATGACGGGCAGGGAGAGAATAACAAAGCACATAGCCGAGAAGCTCAGCAAGGTATTTGCTTACATTGCTGAGGATTTCTGGCTTATTCGCGATGAGAAGTACCACCTTGAACTCGAAGGAAAATACAATCCTATGAAAGAGATTAGGAAATTAGCAAATGAACGTAAAACTGAAGAGGGAAGTGAACGGTACTATTCCTGAAACGGGTGGCGAACTTCCCGACAACATGTTGAAGATGTTGGTTCACAGGCTGGTCAAGAATCAGGCTCAACTTTATGTCAACACTAATTTTGACCTGCTTCTTGAGATGGACAGCATTCAAGTCACGGTCAACGGAATTCGGAATGCTGGCTATGACGAGAGAGATAATAGCGTAAACTTCAAAGCAGAAGTTACGATAGAGGTCGCTTGGAATCTGAAAGAGGCCATCAAGGAAACATTGGAAGTGGCCTTGAACGATACGCCATTTCTGATATTGAAAAATGGTCAGGAGACATGAGATGAATGTAACTGAGGAACTCGTAGACATTGCCAAGGACTTGATTCTGGCCGACCCTGACAGACTTTTGACGGCTGACGAGGTTGAGCTTTTCTGCCCTGACTGCGCTGAGAAAATTCGGCAGAAGAAATGGAAGGGATTGAGAGCTTCCATCATCATTCAAGCTCAGGAGGATGCGTTGATTGATGAGATAGTGAGGACTGCGAAGAAGCCTTGGAGCAAATTGCCGAAGGGCTGGACGAGGAAAAGTCTGGTGAAATTCTGGAAAACACTGACAGGAAATGCGGAACATAAGGTTACGGAGTGTATGAAGAAACTTAAACCTCATTTTGACGATGTTGGAGCCGTGTGCGGGTCGCTGGCCGACAGAATTTACATGACGACAATGTGGAGGTCAAAGAAGTGGCTTGAGACTCATACTCCTAAAATTAAGGAGTAGTTTCAGGATAAAAATATGTCAGGTCTTGTCAAAGTCAACTGTCATTATTGCGGTAAAGAATTTGAGGCCCTGCGTTACAAAGTTGCGAAGGGTCTTGGCAAGTATTGTTCTTTCAAATGCACTGGCTTGGCGAAGATTAAGAGAGCGACATTCACTTGCAAATATTGTGGCAAGATGGTTCAGGTTCGTCCTTGTGAGGTAAGAAAAGGAAGGACATATTGTTCCTCGGAGTGTATGAATAAGGGTCTTGCGGAAATTCGATGCCAGTATATGACGGAGTATCATGCTGGACTCTCCGCGAAGGAGAAAAAGCAGCGAGGTAAGAAAATCTCGTTGTGGCACAAGAAGTGCCCGAAAGAGAGCAAGGATTGGGCTGAGAGAATATCCAAGGCAAAACGTGAAAGAATCAAGAACGACTCTGAATATGCTGGACGGTTGAAACAGCAGGCTCTTTCTTTGCCGAAAACTACAAAGGAGTCTGCTCGAAAAGCAAGAAAAACAATTAACAGGAGATATACTAAGGAGCAGCGAAAGCGTTGGTCTTCTCAAGGTGGCAAAGTTAATGCTGAAAAGCATGGTGGCCCTTGGAATAAAGGTTTAACGAAGGAGACAAGCAAGAAGGTAGCAGCGCAAGCGAAAAAGATAGTTGGTCACAAGCCAGCTAAGGGTTCTGGAGTTGGAAAGTCAGGCTATCGTTTAGACATTGGTCATTTCGTTCGCTCCACTTGGGAGGCCGATGTTTGTCGCCTTCTGAAATATTTTGGCATCAAGTATCTCTACGAACCGAGAAAGTTCTATTTGCGGCAAGCGGGGGAAACAGTAGATTCATACTTGCCCGACCTTTACTTGCCTGACTTTGAACTATACGTCGAGATTACCGGCTGGAGACATCCAAAGAAGACGGCCAAGTTGAAACTTTTCCATGAGCAGTATCCTGATGAGAGCTTCTTCGAGATAAACAAGAAGGTTTTTCTTGGTTTGAAGAAGATGTTTCCAGATGCTATTCAATGGGAGAGTGGCAGGGTTAGTGGCAAGGCAGATTGTTCTTCCTTGCTTAAAGTTGTCAGTTTTGTATCTTGAAAAGGAATCATAACATGTTTTAGCAAAGCGTTTTACCCTCTTCTCCCTTCTCAATTGCTCGGTTCCCACCCCTAAAGCCGAGCATGACCCCGACACACAGTCGGGGTTTTTTTTGAAAAAAACTTGAAAAAGTCTGTCGAAAATGGTATAATATGACGTACAAGAGATAGAGGGATAAACGCTCTTTGAAAACAAAGAACGCTTCGATACGCTCCAGAGTAGAGATACTTCACATTGATTATGTGAAAAGGAGTGGAACTCCTGACATGCTCGGAAAGACGGGCTTTGCTCATGGGCTAAAACCCATGATGGCTGCGAGGAAAGTTTCGCTGACTGCGGGTCAAAGTATCCGACGACAGACCGTGAAAGAACGGTGACATTGCTGGAGAGACGGCACTACGCTGTGTAGCGTAATCCTCTATTCGACCTTAGGTATCGAAAGTTCTTTTATAGCACAGGAAACCGATACGCTCCAGCGAAGAGTTACTTCCATCATACGGACGTGGTGCAGGTGCAACTCCTGCCTCCCCAACTTTGATGGGGAGTAGTGTAAAAGATAGCACACGTAAAATTTCTCTTTGCGACTATTGGTATCGGCTTTCTTTTCACTTTCCTTGCGAAAGTGTGGGTTGAAAGAAAGAAAAGTGAAAGTGTGGTGAAGCGAAAAGAAAGGAGTCAGTACGCTCCAGAAGAGAGTTACTTCAATTCAATCTATATTGAGACGTGGTTTACCACGTATGTTCTCTCTTCGACCATCGGTACTGAATCTTCTTTTACTTTCTCTCACTGGTTGATACTCCTCTCTTTCGTCCTCCTCACACGCCTGAGATGGTTATCTTCGGCCAGTGAGAGATTTGATTGGAATGGTGCGGGATGGAGCAGTCTGGTAGCTCGTGAGGCCCATAACCTCAAGGTCGTCGGTTCGAATCCGACTCCCGCTACCATTTGAAAGGAGAGAAAAATGTCGTAGGTACAGAAACACTTTTTCGTCTTTGTCCGAAAAGACCTGCCGGTCGCCGTTCAGCTTTGCCAAGCGGTACATGCAGCGCACGAATCGGGCAAGAAGTTCTGCAAGGAGACAGACCCAATCTCTTCGGTCGTTATCTGCGAGGCAAAGGCCGAAGAACATCTCAAGAGAATTGAATACTACCTACGCCATCAAGACATCAGGACGGTGATGTTTTGTGAGCCTGACTTGGATTGTCAGGCGACTGCGCTTGCCACCGAACCTATCGACTCGGACAGGCGTAATGTTCTTTCAAAATTCAAAGTATGGAAGGAGGGCTGAGCTATGTTGTAGCTATGCACACGTTCGCCTCCATGATTTGTTTCTTGCGGTAATGGTCAGAACAAAATCAATTTCCATAAGGAGACAAGTCATGGATAGAGAAACGATTCGGAAGGTCAAGGAAGAAATCAAGCAGGCAGCCCTCTTTCAGAAAGAGAACAAGATACGCTTCCATAACATGGTGGTTGTGGTAAAGCCGAAGAAGTCAGAGCATAAGATTGAAGGCTATCGGTTTCAACAGCCTTGGGAGATGGCGGCTGAGATTACGGCTCTCATCAATTTCTACCATGAGATTCGAGGAAGCGCACACAGGCAGGGATTGGAAAGGTATGCAGGCTACGGTGCCCCTGCCTATAAGTATCGCACGAAAATGGAAGGACTGAGAGAGAAGTATCTTGGTGAGGAAGGGACTCCCAAAGTGAAAGTGCAAAAGTTAGTCTGCAAGGTTGTGGAAGAATGACAATGATGCGGAGGAGTGGAACGGAACGAGGAAATTTCCTCTAACCATGTCGGTCTCATAAGCCGAAGATAGCAGGTTCGACTCCTGTCTCCGCTACCAGTTTCGTGGTAAGACCCGATGTTCAATGTCGGGAGAGGACGTGAGCGAATGGTTGGGGCTGCTCGTCCAAACTAAATCAGGCTTCGGCCTGATTTTTTTTGTTCTAACACGCCTATAGGCATCCAATTAGGCAACGGGGATTTTTGCTATTCCCCGTCTGCCATTTTCACAATTCTTTTATATTCCACCTTATATTGTAAGGAGATAGTGTGTAGGGAAACTGTGTCTCCGTACCGGCAGACTCTTGGAAGGAAAAGAGCGGCCAAACTATGAGAAAATGGCGAGTGATTCAGGACTTTTATCTCGGTGAGTCGATACGGATAAAAGCGATTAACCCGAATGAAGATAATTTCATGCTCTACGAGGGAGCAATCATCTACGAAGCCGAGAATACGGATAGAGTCATCATTAACGGCAAAGTCTATCATTTCAGAATCGGCACAGTCTTCACTCGCTTTTGTGTGTTGGAAGAGACGATTCCTGAGTCGGTCAGCGGTGATACGATGCCGGGTGGATTTACTGGAGCCAATCTTGTTTGGGTTGGGCCGAGCGAACTGACGACTATCATTGCCGGAAAACGATTCCAGACTCCCGATAAGTTCTACGTGGATTCGTTGACGGTGGCTTTGCGCGGATTGACACTTTCTCAAGACAACGACGACGGGTTTATCATTCTCGACGACCAGACATTTGAACTCAAGCAAGCTTACACAAGCCCTGGTGATTGGGTCATGTGCGGCTATATGAAGAAATAAGCTATGGGTGATACGAGCATTCTCAGACAGGCAATTCAGGTTGCGGCTTCGGCAACTTACGATGACACGATTGCAGCCGTTCATACTGTGGCTGTCGCGGAAGGCCAAGTCAATATTGAAGGCGACTTGAATGTCTTGCGCACACTCCTGAAAAATCTCATTGGAGAACCCGATTGGTATGACCCTGCCGAACTTTCCATGAAGGAACTGGCTGACAAGTTCCTGATGGAGGCGTTGCATCAAGCCGCTTTTGAGAACGTCACGATAGGAGCGGGAACCAGCACGACCGTGTTTGATGGTGCGATTAAAGGCATCACGAATCATAACAATGGTCAAGGTTCCTCGACGGTTGAAGGCGTCATCGTTGACTCGACCAGAGCTTATCGTATTTTCATTCGAGACCATGATTCCGGCGACCCGATAACCGACGGCAGCGGTAATGCGGTTTACGGTCGTTTGAGTTTCGCTGCTGGCACTTACACGATAGGCTGGTACACGTGGAATGGCGGTGTTGAATCCGCTTACAATTTCACTTCGACTGCCGACATCGACCTTGCTTTTGTTGCTGTATCGAGGATGTTCAAAAACCTCGATTGGAATCATTTTCTGGATGTTATCTGGTACGATTATGGGGCGGGCACTCTCGGAGCGCAGGGAAATCAGGGTTGGCAGGGGCCGGTTGGCGTCGATGGCGTTCAAGGCCCGCAAGGAAACACTGGAGCGGATGGTGTTCAGGGAAATCAGGGACGGCAAGGCAATCAGGGAGCCATTGGCGACACGGGTGTTCAGGGATGGCAGGGGAGCCAAGGAAACGTCGGGCAGACAGGTGCTCAAGGAAATCAAGGTTGGCAGGGCAATCAAGGAATCATCGGTGTTGACGGTGTTCAAGGCCCGCAAGGAGATATAGGCGTTGATGGAGTTCAAGGTGCTCAAGGTTGGCAGGGTCTTGGAGATGTCGGCCCGCAAGGTAATGATGGGGTACAGGGAAATCAAGGAGATGTTGGCGACCTTGGCCCACAGGGAAATCAGGGTAATGTTGGCATAGGACAGCAAGGTTCTCAAGGGCCTGCCGGTATTGATGGAACGCAGGGTGCTCAGGGCGATGTTGGTTCACAAGGTTATCAGGGCAATCAGGGTTACTTAGGGCCACAAGGATACTCTCCTCAAGGTTGGCAAGGCCCGCAGGGGAATATCGGAGCCGACGGAGTTCAAGGCAATCAGGGTCGTCAGGGATTTCAGGGTAACGCGGGTGACACAGGAGCGCAAGGAAGGCAAGGCCCACAAGGAGACATCGGAGCCGATGGTGTTCAAGGCCCACAAGGAAACATCGGAGCCGATGGTGTTCAGGGCGTACAGGGAGACATCGGTTCTGATGGTGTTCAAGGCCCACAAGGAGACATTGGTGTCGATGGTGTTCAGGGAAATCAGGGTAATCAGGGAGATATTGGTGCAGATGGTGCCGATGGTTTTCAAGGTCGTCAGGGTAATCAGGGAGCCATTGGCGATACTGGAGCGCAAGGAGTTCAAGGTTGGCAGGGAGATATTGGCGTCGATGGTGTTCAAGGAAATCAGGGTGTCGCGGGTGATATTGGTTTCCAAGGAGCACAGGGCTATCAGGGAACAGGTGTTCAGGGCGCACAGGGCTGGCAGGGCGACCAAGGCATTGATGGTGTTCAGGGCAACCAAGGCAATCAGGGAGATATAGGTTTTGACGGCGTACAAGGGGCACAAGGATTCCAAGGTGACATTGGCTTTGATGGCGTACAAGGGGCGCAAGGTAATCAAGGTGCTGTAGGTGTTACTGGAAACCAAGGTGCGCAAGGCCGTCAAGGTTTTCAAGGTAGCATTGGCGATACTGGTGTTCAGGGTGTGCAAGGAGAGACTGGTTTCCAAGGAAATCAAGGTGACATAGGCTCTGATGGCGTACAGGGTGTTCAAGGTTGGCAGGGCGACCAAGGATTTCAAGGAAACACGGGTTCTGACGGTGTTCAAGGGCCACAGGGTGACGTGGGAGCCGATGGCGTACAGGGGCCACAAGGTGACATAGGCTCTGATGGCGTACAGGGTGTTCAAGGTTGGCAGGGCGACCAAGGTATTGATGGAACGCAAGGGAATCAGGGACGCCAAGGAAATCAGGGCGATGTAGGCTCTGCTGGTCTTCAAGGTGCTCAAGGTTGGCAGGGAGACGTAGGACAGGATGGTGTTCAGGGTAATCAGGGTTGGCAAGGTTGGCAAGGCGCAATTGGAATTGGCGTTCAGGGCGCACAGGGAAATCAAGGTGACATCGGTATTGACGGTGTTCAGGGGCCACAGGGAGACATCGGTATTGACGGTGTTCAGGGGCCACAGGGAGACATCGGTGCCGATGGAGTTCAAGGGCCTCAAGGTGACATCGGTATTGACGGGGTTCAAGGGCCACAGGGAGACATCGGTATTGACGGTGTTCAAGGGCCACAGGGTGATGTTGGTGCTGATGGAGTTCAAGGGCCACAAGGAAATATTGGTGCTGACGGCGTACAAGGTGTTCAAGGTTGGCAGGGTGATGTAGGACAAGATGGAGTTCAAGGAAATCAAGGACGCCAAGGAAGTCAAGGTGCGGTAGGGGACACAGGGATTCAGGGTGTCCAAGGTAATCAGGGGGATGTTGGTGATACTGGTTTCCAAGGCCCACAAGGTTTACAGGGTGATACTGGTGATACGGGTGTCCAAGGCAATCAGGGCTGGCAGGGTGACATAGGCCCACAAGGTATTGAAGGGACGGGAAATCAGGGTTCTCAAGGGCCTGCCGGTATTGATGGAACGCAAGGTTTTCAGGGTGATGTTGGCTCTCAAGGTTATCAGGGCAATCAGGGTTACTTGGGGCCACAGGGTTACTCACCGCAAGGATGGCAAGGCCCACAAGGATGGCAAGGCGAACAAGGATTCCAAGGTGACATCGGTGCTGACGGTGTTCAGGGGCCGCAGGGTAATGACGGTGTTCAGGGCAATCAGGGTGACATAGGAGATATAGGCCCACAAGGAAATCAAGGTCGTCAAGGATTTCAAGGTGCGATTGGTCTTGACGGTGTTCAAGGCGTACAGGGAAATCAGGGCGATGTGGGCGATACTGGTTTCCAAGGTGTTCAAGGTTGGCAGGGTGATGTAGGACAAGATGGTGTCCAAGGCAATCAGGGCGATATTGGTTTCCAAGGCCCACAAGGTTTACAGGGTGATACTGGTGATACGGGTGTTCAAGGAAATCAGGGTTGGCAAGGTGATATAGGTTATCAAGGCGACCAAGGATTCCAAGGAGACGTTGGTGCTGACGGCGTACAAGGCAATCAGGGCTGGCAGGGAGACATCGGTGTTGACGGTGTTCAAGGCCCACAAGGTGACATCGGCTCTGACGGCGTACAAGGAAATCAAGGCAGTCAAGGTTGGCAAGGCAATATTGGTTCTGATGGTGTTCAGGGAGTACAAGGCCCACAAGGTGAAGTAGGAAATACTGGTGATACGGGTGTTCAAGGCCCACAAGGAAATGTAGGAAACACTGGCGATACAGGTGTTCAGGGTGCGCAAGGCAATCAGGGTAATGTTGGCGATACTGGTTTGCAAGGCGCACAGGGTTGGCAAGGGCTTCAGGGTGACACTGGTGACACGGGCACACAAGGGCCACAAGGTGATATAGGTGATACTGGCGTCCAAGGGCCACAGGGTGACATTGGTGTTGACGGCGTTCAAGGGCCGCAAGGTGACATAGGCGAAACTGGTGTCCAAGGAAATCAGGGAGATGTTGGTTTTCAGGGTAATCAGGGTTGGCAGGGCGACCAAGGTATTGATGGAACGCAAGGGAATCAGGGACGCCAAGGAAATCAGGGCGATGTAGGTGAAACAGGCGTACAAGGTGTTCAGGGTTGGCAAGGTGACATCGGTGTTGATGGTGTTCAGGGGCCACAAGGTTGGCAAGGACTTCAGGGTGACACTGGTAATACGGGGGTTCAAGGCAATCAGGGTTGGCAGGGTGACATAGGTTATCAAGGCGACCAAGGATTCCAAGGAGATGTAGGCGAAATCGGTGTCCAAGGCAATCAAGGTAATCAAGGAGATATTGGTTATCAAGGCGCACAAGGCGACATTGGGGTTGACGGTGTTCAAGGGCCACAGGGTGACATAGGTTCTGATGGTGTTCAGGGTAATCAAGGAAATCAAGGCTGGCAAGGTTTACAAGGAGAAATAGGAGTACAAGGGCCGCAAGGTGACATTGGTGATACTGGCGTTCAAGGAAATCAGGGTGACATTGGTTATCAGGGAAATCAGGGTGACATCGGTGACACTGGTGTCCAAGGAAATCAGGGTTGGCAGGGTGACGTGGGAGCCGATGGCGTACAGGGGCCACAAGGTGACATAGGCTCTGATGGCGTACAGGGTAATCAGGGCTGGCAAGGGCCGCAAGGTAATATAGGCGATACGGGTTCTCAAGGAAATCAAGGTTGGCAAGGTTTCCAAGGCGAAGTAGGTGAGACTGGAAATCAGGGAGCGCAAGGTTGGCAGGGTGATATTGGTTATCAGGGGAATCAAGGTTGGCAAGGAATTGTTGGCCCTCAAGGAAATCAGGGTTGGCAAGGTTTTAGAGGATTCCAAGGTTGGCAAGGTTTTAGAGGATTTCAAGGTAATCAGGGTTGGCAGGGCAACCAAGGCAATCAGGGTTATCAAGGCACTGATTTGTCTTACTCACGTGCTTTGTTTTGCACGTCGTTCTATACTTCATCAACAGCTTATGTTGAGTATAATTCTACAACATGGCAAGCAGCGGCAGAATTTTGGTATAATGGGACAAACGAAGTTACAGCAACTACGATGAACATTATTGCTTCAAGAAATGGAACAAGTGGAACAGTAACGCTTCGAGTTTATGACGTGACAAATAACAATGAGATTGCCAGTATTTCTTGGACATCAGATGTAATGGCAATTTATGAAGACACAACGTTGACGAACCTGCCAGCAGATGCAGCAATTTTTGAAATTCAGGTGATGAAGGATGCTGGTGGTTCTTCAAAAGCAAGACTCCATTCATTTAGGTTCTTCTAATCATGGCTTGCAAAAAGAAATATCGAATCTATTGCGAGACTGAAGTTGGTCAACGAGAAGGCTACACGATTCTCGATACTCCACCAACCGAGTGTCCTGTGAATCCAGCACATGAAGTTGATGCGAATAGCAAAGTTGTGCTCGAAGAATTATGCCTCGACAATCTTGAAGCAACGACTGACCCGACTGTAAATGATGACATCAATGACGGTTATGGCGTTGGTTCAAGATGGTTGAATACAAGTAATGACAAGGAGTTCATTTGCACAGATAATGCGTCGGGTGCTGCAAGGTGGGTATTACAGGTTCAACAAGCACTTCACATTCCATGCGGGTCATTGGATAAGGAATATTCGAAGGTCGCTGATGCCACTACATACACTGTGATTCGCTCAATAGTTTTTTGTGGAACAAACAGAGTAGGAACGCCCATTGGAGTGAAGTTTCATTGTGGGCCGAGTCAGGGCGATGGCAATTCGTATTCGTGACGTGACAAACAACAATACGATAGCCTCGAAGACAAACATTACTTCTCAGGGTATTTACACAGATGGAACGACAAGCAATTGGCCTGCCTCGGAAGCGATTCTTGAGGTTCAAATGGCGGTTGCGCAGGAAGGTCAGACCGCTTATGTCACCGATATTCTTATAGGATTTGCATAAGGAAATAGAGAGATGACACGAGTCAACGAATACCGGCTTTACTGCTACACCGAAGAGACGAATGTCACGGGTTGGGGAACAATTGCTCCAACGGCGTGTTATCATAATACAGAGCACGAAATCGACCTTGATTCAGTCACTATCATTGATTATGTTGATGAGGAGATTGTCAAGGCAAACGTGATTGAAGAAAACAATCCAACAGGGGAACGGTATCAGGCTAAGCAGTTTCTCATTACTCCAACGACGGGCGCGGATTGGCAAATATTCAACTTTAGTATGCCAAAGGATGTAACTGTCAAAAAAGGAACTGTGTATTTACAGGACGCTTGTGTGGGTGACGAAATGTCCTGCCACATGTCGCCGGACACGATTATTGGAATCATTACTTCCGACGTTACAGCGGAGGAGACGGAGATAAGCGTTTCGGAAACTGTCATCAATAACATCTTCACTGGTGCTGAAGTTAAACTCTATGACGGCGTGAATCAGGATAATTGCGGCATGGTATTGGATGTAGATGCTGACACAAACAAAATCACAGTTCAAACAGCCACAACACATTCGTTTTCGGCAAGCAGTCCAACGTATGTCCAAATGACGGTATGCTTTGTGCATCTCATCAAAATCGTGAACAATAGTATCATTGAGTTGGGGGAAAATGCCATCAAAGGATTCTATTGGCCCGCAAATACGATTTTGCAGGTGAAGTACAAGAACAACAATAGCGGCGAGGGGAAAGAGATAGGTGTAATTATGGAGTATTACTACTGATGGCTGAAGGAAAAAGAAAGCTCACTGCATACATCTTTCTGGCATTTCTGTTTGGTCTTATCGCTTGGGATATTGTAGTGGCTGTTAATGATGCTTCTGGAGACACAATAAGTGAAATAGTGCTTTCATGGGCAGGGCGTTTCTGTGTTGTTCCATTTGCTGCTGGTGGTTTGATGGGTCATATCTTTTGGACATTGGAAAAGAAATCTTCGCGATGGCTGACAATTCCAATCCTCCTTGCTGTTACTGCGTGTTGGCTCGTGTGGGATATTGTAACGGTCTTGAAGACAGGCGAAAATATCTTCAGGGCTTGGCTGGAAACGCATCCCGTTGTCCCTTTGTTAGTGGGAGTGGTTTGCGGACATTTTCTTTGGGGTCAACTGAAAGAAACAAAGGTGGACAATGACTGAGTTCGTGCCGACTGAACAAGCCGACATCGACATGATTAGCAATTTTGAGGGCAATGTAATTGCAGTTTCAATCAAGCTTCCTTCAGGAGCAGTTGTGCCTACGCCTCCTGCTGGCTTTATGTGGAAAGTTGAAGGAGGAAAGCTGAAAGCCGTTAAGGGCACCGTTGATGGAATGATGCGTTGAGAGATTTCTTCCAAAAAATCATGCCAAGCAGGGTATAATAAGGCACCTGAGAGGAAAGGTGCCTTTGTTATGCCTACAGCGGGAATCAAAGTTTATTTCATTGGTAAAGCTTGGAATGTGCCTTACGAGGTCAGGGTCTGTAATCGTATCGCAAGTCTCATGTCAGATGTTGCGCAATTTGTGCCGGATGTCATTGTCTCCTCGGACTTTATACCCGGTGCGCTCAACGTCGCTGATTTCGAGTTGCGCAAAAGATGGATTCATGTCAAGAGTGGCGCGACCGATGAAGAAGTAATCAATGCCGTAGAATCTTGCTATGCTTCCTTGCTTTGGGCTGAGCATCCAAACCAGAAGACCAATCCGCTTGTCACAGTCTACACGGGAAGCTACAATACGGGTGATTTCCTGCGGGATACTTATGTTTCTTTGAAAGAACAATCCTATACGAATTGGGAGTGGAGTGTTGTCGATGACGAGAGCACGGATGGCACTTGGGAAAAATTGATGGAGATTGCCAGTGAAGACCATCGGGTGCATCCTGTCAGAATCAAACACAGCGGCAAAATAGGAGCCGTCAAGGATATTGCTACGCGCCTTGCGAATGGCGTCTATCTTGTTGAGCTTGACCATGACGACATGCTGACGGATAATTGTCTTGCTGAAGTCAGGAAGGCATTTGATGAGAATCCTGAAGTCGGTTTCGTCTATTCGAACTGCGCCTCATTTTTTCAAGATGGCAAGCCTCATCAATTCACGGATGATTTTTGGAAGACACGGTATCGGGAGACAGTTTATCGGGGAAAGACGTATCTGGAGTGTATGAATCCAGACATCTATGACCGTTTTGGCCCGAACCACTTCCAGCAATTCGGCTGGTTCCTGACTGTGGGGCCGAATCATTTGCGGGCTTACCGAGCCAGCGAGTTGAAGCGGCTTGGAGGCTACAACCGCAACTTGCCGATTGCCGATGATTGGGACGTGTATGCGAGATTCTTTCTCTACTCGAAGTGTCTGCATCTGGACAGGATGCTCTATCTCTATCGCTTTCTTGATAGTTGGTCGAACACAACGTTCACTCGCAATAAGTCAATTCAAGACCATCTGGCATTGGGCAGAAGAAATTACGAGAAGGAGTTTATCGACTTCAACACGAAGCGCATGAATCAGTCGCAGAAGAAGTCTGTGACGGAATCCTTCAAGAAGGGCATTTCTGCTGTGATTCTGGACTGGAATACAGAGGAGCACACACAGAAGTGCATTGATTCTCTCAAGAAATGTTATCCCGATGTCGAGGTTGTACTTGTCCAGAATGGCAAGCATTTTGACTGCTTGAAAGCTGATAAGGTGATTCAGCTTGAGATGAACATTGGTTTTTCTGCTGGTGTAAATCGTGGCGTAATGGAGACGAGTAATGAATTGTTGTTGCTTCTGAATAGCGACACAGTGGTGGAAGAAGGGTTGCTGGAGAAGCTTGAAAAAGAGCTTGTCGAGAACCCCTATGTAGGTGTGGTCGGGCCTTATTCGAATGAGGCCAAATATCCGCAAGGTAATATTGAAAAGCATGTTATCAGACCAACGCACGATTTGGAGACGCTTTCTGGCTTTTGTATGCTGATGCGCAAGCAATCTTTCGAGGAAATTGGCGGCTTCGATACGCGGCTGACAACGTTTGAGGATGACGATTTCTGTTTCAAGATGCGGCATTATCTTGGCTTGAAATGTCGTGTAATAGGAGGAGCTTGGCTATATCACGAAGGACATAGCTCGTTCAAGGAGAATCAACTGGATGTTTTCGAAGTTATGAAAGAGAACAAGAGGAAGTACCGTGAAAAGCGTTCTCATGTTCGAGTGATTGCTTTGACATACAACGAGAAGAAAGCGTTGCCGGAGTTCATCGAGCAGTTCAAGAGTATTACAAATGATTTCTGTTTTCTTGACAATGGTTCGGATGACGGAACTGTTGAGTGGCTGAGGCAGCAGAACGGCAATGGGTTAAGTGTATCTGTAATTGTTGAAGAGGGAAAGATTGAATCGTATAGCCAACGAAGAAACATGGCACTTGATATTTTTCGTGATGATTCTGTTGGCTGGATTGTTATGATAGACCCTGATGAGCGTCTTGACACGAACACGCTCAGGCATTTTTGGGAAATGTTTCAGGCCCCGTATGACATTTATTATGCTCCGTTGTGGTCAAGGAATTATGACGGCTCGGAAACGGAGTGGGTAGCAAAACCATTTTTGTTCCGCAGCAAGCCTGAAATACGATGGGTATTTCCAGTCCATGAGAAGTTGATAGGTTCTCATGCTCAGGCCCTTATTATGAATGCTCGGAATACGCATATCTTGGAACTGCACTCTAAAGAAAGACGGCACCAGAAGGCAAGAGAGTATGGAGATAAAGATGCTCCTTTGAATCATCCTGACGCTAAGGGATTTCCTGTCCTGAACTATGAGCATCGAGACGACGAAAGAATCAAGAAGGTCTATTTGGGGCCGCTCATTTCCGTTGTGGTGCCGACATACAATAGGAAGGAACTGCTCGAAAAGGCTCTGGCATCCATCGAAAAACAGGATTATCTGGCGATTGATACTGTTGTGGTGGGCGATAACTGTCCAACATTGGAGTCTGCGGAGCGACGATTCAATCTGCCAAAGAATCATGGAGCAGGTGGCGCAGTTCCGAGGAACTATGCTATCATGCTGGCTGCTGGACAATGGATAGCTTATCTGGATGACGACAATGAATGGCAGCCGAATCATTTGTCAAGCCTTATGCAAATAGCTCAGGCAAACGATGTGGAATTTGTTGTTTCTTCCATGTCAGTAGATGGGAAGCCATTGATTTTTGAGCAGCCAGCTTTTGGCAAAGTGGATACGTCTTGTCTTCTGCACAGGAAAAGCCTGATTCAAAGGTTCGGTTGGTGGAAAGACAGAAATGAGGGAGGTTATTGTCACGATTGGGAATTCGTGAAACGTTGGCTGGATGCTGGTGTCAGATGGGCTGTGACTCATTTGCCAACTGTGATTTACAATGCGGAAACTTCAGGGCAGAAGGAATTTCTTGAGAGGATGATAAATGAGCAACACGTTTGATGAATTCAATTCATGGAAGACGTTGCTCTATGCTGATAAATGCAGAGCAATTTTGGAAGGTCGTTTCAAGTCGCCTGTAGTTCTTCATATCTATCCTACGAACAGGTGCAATTCGAACTGCAATTTCTGTATTATGAAAGAGGAGCAGAAGAAGGAATTTTCTCTCAGCGATAGTGTATTTCAGGGATTGATAGCTTCTGCAAATTCAATGGGCATCAAGTCGATTCATGTCAGCGGGGGAGGAGAACCGACTCTATATCCTTATCTATCTCACGTAAAGTATTTTGATGGATTCAAGGTGCTATCGACGAATGGGATTGCATTGACGCCGGAAATTGCTTCAATGTTCAATCGAGTGCGTGTGAGTTTGAATGCCGGAACCGCCGAAACACACGAGTTGATTACAGGGACTCATAGTTTCCACAAGATTGTCGAAAACATTCGCAATGTGAGAATGTGGTGCAAGGGACTTGCATTTGGACTCGGCTTTGTTTTGAGTTATGATAATTGGCAGGATGTTTTTTCGTTCTGCAAGCTGGCTGATGAGCTTGGAGCGGATTTCGTTCACATTCGCCCTGCTTACTTTCGAGATAAGGGACAGGACGAGAAAGTACGGGCTATTATCGAGCCAGCTTATCATCTTTGTGAGGCGGCAAAAAAGCTGACGAAGGTAAAGCTCTTCTCAATTTCAGAGAAGTTTGATGGTTACTGGAGTGAAAGGCAATACAGGGAATGCTTAGCTTCTCCTTTGCATGGTGTAGTGACAGCAACAGGTGAACTGATTGTCTGTCAAGATGTGTTCCTTCGTTTCGGAGACCTGTATCATCTTGCATTGGAGGACATTTGGGGAAGCGAAGAGCACAAAAGAGCAATTGCGGAGATAGACATAGAAGATTGCCCCCGCTGTGTGATGAACAAGCCGAACGAGATAATGGAACATGTGTTTGTGGAAGACAAGATTCTTTCGGAGTTGCTATGAAAATTGGCGTGATGTATTCGGGTGTCACGGAGAACAATGGTGCCGATTACGTTGCCGAATTTCTTGGCAATGCGGTGCTGGTAGAAGGGCACGAATTGACTTATATTGGTTCTATGGGCGGTGTTCAAGCGCAAGAAATGCCTTTGGGTCTGGACGTAGTTATCAGTTCAGCGGGTTTTGGCTTGACACCTTCTCTTGTCGAACGGTTCAGAAAGCGATGCAAATTCTTTGTCTGGACGCATAATGACGAGATTCCTCACTGGCAAGAGAGAATAGGTAGGATTACGAAACTGGTGGACAGGCATTTCTCTTATACAAAAACGCATGGCTACGGAGACCATGTTGAGTATCTTCCGCTTGCTGCCGACCCGATGACTTACTTTCAGATTTCGAGATGCAAAAAACGATATGACATTGCAATGATTGGAGCCGCACATCCTTGGAGGGTTCGGTTTGCTCAGGAAATCAGTCGCTTTTTTCCGAATTGCAGATTCAGTTTTTCAATGAGCATGAGCGACCGCGAGATAAATCTTCTCTACAACCAGACGCGAGTAATGATTGCGCCAATGCAGGATGGAGACCAATATAACCCTTCGTTGGTTTTTGGTTGTCCGTGCCGCACGTTCGATGTTCCTGCAACGGGAGCTTTTCAAATACAGGCGTATCGTGAGGGGCTGAAGGACATTCATGGTGCGAATTTCATTGCCGAGACGACTCTTCCGAGTAGTTCAAACATCGAGCAGGTGATTTTGGAATGGGCAGAAAAAATTCGTTTCTATCTTGAGAACGAAGCGCAGCGTGAAAAATTAGCAGAAAAGAGCTACGAAGATGTGATTCATAAGCATCTATACACACACAGGTTAGAACACATGCTGAAGTTTATTTGATAAAAAGAGATTTTTTTCTGTTGAAAAGTTCGAACTCTGCTGTATAATATTACGTTAATATAGAGTCGCACTTATAAAAGTGTGTGGATTGAAAAGAGTACGCTCCAGCAGTGGCATACTTCTATCATAGAGAAAGAAACCGCTACTGCGCTTATTGGTACTCAGATTTCTTTTCATTGCCGCCATTAGATTCTGTCTGCTGGCGGGACGCAGTGGGAAGCATTCTCTGAGTGTTTCCCATTTTTTTTTGGAAGGCACTATAGCCAGAGATGAGATGAAAGGAGGACAGTCATGGGAACAATGAAGAAGAAACTAAAGTCGAGAGTTGGTAAGAACAAAGCTTCGAAGGCTGCGAATGCCACAGTCAACAGGGCAGGCGGTGTGGCTTTTGAGATTCAGTGCCCTGCTACGAAGCTGATTACCATGACGGGAGGCTCCTTTTTTTCCGAACCTCGATACTACAATGGTGATTCCGTTGTGGCGAAGAGGGGGGCGGCTGGAAAATACTCCAAGTTGGCTGAGAGGCTGCGCATTGTCAGGGAAAAGGCCAAGTTTGTCGATGCTGGTGATTTGGACGACGTGGCTCAGGAAGTTATCGCTACGGCGGTAGACATCATGGGTACGGAGAATCCCCGTGACGCGCTGGCAATCGCGAACTGGCTGCGCAATGAGATGAACATTCGTCTCACTCCTCAAGTTCTTCTCGTGCTGGCTTCGGCCCATGAGAATTGTCAGGAGTATGTGCGCCAGTATGCTACGAAAATTATCCGGCGTCCTGATGAGGTCAAGACGGTCGTGGCCCTGCACAAGTATTTCTTTGGCAGCAAGAGCCTCAAGAACTGCTTGAGCCGTGGAATTGGAGACGCTCTTCACAAGTTCAATGAGCGCGGCCTGATGAAGTATGATAGCCCTGGCTATCCTACTTTCAAGGATGTACTCCGGCTTGTGAGGAAGAGAAAGAAGGATTATCCTCTTCCTGATGCGGTTTGCAAGTATTTCATCAAAGGCGAAGTGGACGAAGAGGGAACTCCTGTCGCTTTCGCTCGTAGGGAAATGACGAAGCAGGAGAAATTCGACAAAAAGGCCAAGGAGCTTGTTGCGAAGTCATTGGCGAATTGGGAAGTTGTGCTTTCTCAGTTTGGCCGCGATGACAAAACCAAGCGCGAAGTATGGGAATACCTGATTGAGAAGAATCTGGTCGGGTATATGGCCCTTTTGCGGAATCTGCGGAACTTGATGAAAACAGATGTAAGTTCCAAAGTCATCGACGCTGTGGCGAAGAAGTTGTCGGACAAGGAAGAAGTGCTGCGGAGCAAGCAATTGCCTTTCCGTTTCACGATGGCTTACGAGATGCTTCAGGGTTTTGGCTCTCAGCATGGCTACGGTTACGGCTATGAGGATGAGCGGGAAACGATTGATGACTCCAAGCTGAAGACTGTGCTGGAAGCCATCGAGGATGCGGCTGAGGCGGCTTGCGAGAACGTGCCTTTTCTGACTGGCGAGACCGCAGTCTTCGCGGATAACAGTGGCTCGATGGAGTCTGCTGTGTCAGACAGAAGCAAGATGTCCTGCAAGAACGCTGCGAACACACTGGCGGCAATTTGTGCGAAGCGTTCGGAGAAGTCCATTGTGGCCGCATTCGCCACGGCTGTTGCGCCTGTTTCCTACACGAAGCGCACGAGCGTGATGGAGATGGTAAAGAAGCTGGCGAATGCCAATACGAATGGATGCAGCACGAATGGACATCTTTGCTTTGAGTATTTGATTAGGAAGAATGCGCATCCTGACCGAATTATTCTGCTCAGCGATATGCAGTGCTGGACGGACGGTTATGGTTATGGGTATGGTGGCAGCAGCAGCAATGTGGCAGACGCATGGCAGCGTTACAAAAGAAGCAAGCAGTCTGCCAATACGTGGCTGCACTCTGTCAATCTGCATGGTTATGGTGACAGTATTGTAGATGAAAAGAAGGAGAAGGTCAATCTCGTTGGAGGTTTCAGCGAGAAAATCATCCAAATGCTGTTGCAGACCGAAGGCGTGATGGCTGAGGAAGAGATTCCCACCATCGAGCAGATTCGCCAGAAGTTCTAAAAATACGCTGTTGCCGGTGATTCCCGCTCAGAAATGGGCGGGAATTTTTTTGGAATTTTGTCAACAAAGTTCTTGACATTTGTCGTTTGCAGGGTATAATGAGTTTGAACTTTAATAGAAAGGAGGCTGCTTATCGAGAAACCGTTGGACAAGATTTGTATGCAGGCGTAGCCACAGCCTTGACGTGGCAAAACTGTTTGGCTGAACCTTCCTGACCATTGTGGGTCGGAGAATGGGGAGGCCAAAACAAACAGTGCGTGAAAGGAGTATGTATCATGTCTACGAATCTCACTTCTGAAGCTCTCGTTTCCAAAGTCATTGAAGCCGCAAAACTTCTTGAAGCCGTGCCGCAAGTGCAAGAATGTGCTGCTGGATTGTCAGGTGAAAAGGTAATGACCGTTGAGGCATATTCCGTGACACTCATTTGGGACAGGCTTTCACAACTCGGCATTTATCAGGATGATGTGAGCCATGAGCTTCTGGTTTCTGACTCGACGAAGGAAGGAACAGCCAGAAAGTATTTTTGCGAAGATGGCGACCCGAAGATTCCCGAAGCCCGTTTTGCGGCGATTTGGGCGATTCTCAAAGGCAAGGAAGGCAGGGAAGAAACTCCAAAGACAGCGATGGACAAGGTGGCTGAGGCGATTCAGGCACAGCGTCCTATCGGTCAATGGAGTGACAAGGAACTGCTTGAAGCTTACAATCCTGTATGTGATACCAGCATTGTAGATGCTCTGGACAAACGGGCTAAAGGTGCTGCGTTCATCATTTTCCAGAACGAGCAAGAAGGCATCGTTGATGTGGGTGCCAGTTTGAGCATGTTGAAGTATGCTCGTCGTGGGAAACCTCCTGTTCATTACAAGGTGGGTGACTGCCTGAAAAGACTCTACAAGGCTGGTCACTTTCCTTCTTTGGTTCTGTTCCGCTGTCCTTTTCATCCAGATGTCATTCTGATTGACGGCTATTGCGATGAGTGCGGTCATGTTTGGGATATATCCAACTATGAAGTGCTCCAGTTCGCTCGTTTGGTTGAGCAGGCTGGAGAAGTTCCCAATGGTGCCTATCTGCGCCAATTCATCAACGACGCAAGGCAGTATGGGATTCAGGGACTCAAAGAGGATTATCCAAAGGTGGCTTTGCGCTTCGAGGAATTGAAATCGGAAGATAATCTTCCGAGCCTCAAGCTTCGCACGTCTGTGGATGAATCGGGTTCTTCCGACCCGATGCGTCCTGGCAGCAGACGGTACTAAGAGATGAGATTGGGGGAGGAGCCTCAAAACTTCTCCCTCCTTTTTGAAAAAAGGTCAGGAAAGATGGCACCTATCATTACCAAGATATGCAAGAAATGTGGAATTGCAAAGTCCGCAGATTTATTTACAAAAGACCCTCGAAATAGGGATGGTCTTGGAGCAAAATGTAGAAGTTGTTATAATGTGAGACAAAGAGAATTATATCCTTCCAGACCCATTAAAAGACCGAAAGGTAGTAAAGAATACGAAAATCATCGAAAGTGGAATAAGAAATGGACAAAGACATTCAAGGGATGGTTAAGCGTTATTCTGATAGGTTGTAGAAAGAGATACGAGTGTAATTTGACGAAAGAGGATGTTATAAGCCTATGGAACAAGCAAAAGGGTTTGTGTGCAATGACAGGACAGCCAATGGACTATACTGCCAATTCAAGGGCTTACAATAAACCGTCCATTGATAGGATAGATAGTTTGAAAGGTTATCATCTTGGTAATGTTAGATTGGTTTGGCATTTTGTGAATCAGGCTAAGAATATTTACACAGATGAACAATTAGTTGAATTTTGCAGACTAATTGTTTTTCATAACGAAAGGAATAAATTATGATTTCGTATGCAAGAGAAATCACGAAGGATAAAGGATTTGTAGAAGTAATGGAACATGCGGGTTTCAAAGCTCGATTGATGTGCGCAGAACGGCTTAAGGACACAGGTAATGCTCATGTGCTACCTCCCGGTATGCCCATTCCTGTTTTTCCGATTGCTGCTTTGCCAGCGGCACCAAAGGATTGGATTCGAGAGGCGGGAACTTATGTTGTACCAGCAGCAGTGAATCAAGGTCTTTGGTTTGACTGGACAATGAATGACGCTTACAATGTGGCTGTAGTGCCTTCCTGCAAAGGCATGAACCCTATTACGGGAATGAAGTTGGAAGGAATGCAGCTTCAGCAGTTCGCGGATAAGTGCCCTGTTCACGGCAAACCTTTTTCTCATGCTCGTCTTTGTGAAGAGTGTGGCTACGAATGGCCTCCACAGAACTATGTCTGCCACCCGAATACGCTCTGGTGGGACGGATTCAGGCAGCCAGATGGCAAGGTAAGGCAGTTTTTCTTTACTGATGAAGATGAGAGAGACATTGCCAGTCTGGTTATCGGCAAAGAGAATACGGTGCCTGCTTTTGGTTTTGCTTTTTTCAGGCCGAAGAACCCGCGCACTCCACCGAAGACTATTCTCAGAGGTTACGCAACTTATAAGAGTAGTTATGGGAGCGATTTGATTGCAGGAGTTTCAAAGAAAATTGGTTGGAAGAAAGGAGCTTCTCTTACAGATAGTACATCGGCTGGAGAAGTTCCCTTGTGGAATTCGACTATGGAACCGGGTCAGATATTCTGTTCTTCGCTTAGCGGCATTCGAGGCATGTCAGCAGGTGGCGTTCCTGAGGATTCAGTACAGGTCTATGCCTCCAATGCTGACCTTTCTTCTATGGAAGAGCCAGCAGAGGAAACGAAGAGCGAAACGGTTTCTGTTGGAGCCGGTGCTGAAATCAGGCAGGAATTGGAGACCGATAGTCTTGGTCTGGACGGATGGCAAGAGAAAGAATCGGCGGTTATCAGGCTCTATTTCGTCTTCAGGAAACAGTTTAAGAGGATTGTCAAGGAAGGCGGCGTGAAGCTTTTGGAGAGTGATGCTGACGGCTTCTTGAAAGGACTTCCGACAGGGTAGGAACCAAATCATTTTCGTTCAACAAGTTAAGGCCCTTTCTGGCTATGCTGGAGAGGGCCTTTACATTTACATTTTCTTGATAATTCCCTTATAAAGTGGGAAGATATATTGACAATGGTATGTATTATGAAACGACTTTATCTCGCTTATTTTGCACTGTTTACGCTCTTCTTGGGAGGTTTGGCTATTCATACCTGTCATCCTTCCTATGCGTTGCTTTGTTTTGTTTTCTGGAGTGCCATCAGTTTCTGGCTTTTCACAAGAATACGTTCTGTCTCTGCCAAAAGGGATTCCGATACTTTGATTCTTTCCCGTTTCATAAAGAATCTGATTTCCAGTAAGGATAGGAGAATCCATCTTACGCTTGACTCTTTGTCGGCGGGCATTATGATTATTGACGATAGGAACAAAACGGTTCTTTTTGCAAATCCGGCAGCCTGCAAGATGTTGGGAGTGTCGGAAGACGAACTGTTGCACTCTCAATGCAGTGAATTCTGCAAAAGTGAGGATTCTTGTCCTTACTATCAAAATGGCAATCATGGAGAGATGGAAGCCTTCGAGCAGCAAATTGTTCGGGCTGACGGCAGCGTTGTCTGTCTCTTGAAAAGCGCAGTGAGAGTCGAACTCGAAGAAGGCAGGACTTCCTTGATAGAAACGATGGTAGACATTACACAGAGGAAAGAAGCAGAAGAGACAATGATAAGAAACGAGCGGCTTGCGGCTGTGGGCATTCTTTCTGCCGGTGTAGCTCACGAGTTCAACAATATCAATGCTATTACGAAAGGTCATATTGACATCATTCTGGCAACACCGGGTTTAGTGGATGCACAGGTTGCAGAGCAATTGAGAATTGTTCAGAAGGCTATCGAGAGGGGAGCGAATATCACGAAGGATTTGCTGACGTTCACGAGTGAAGCGAAGAATGACTTGCGGGCAGTCATGCTTTCAGACCTTGTGCTTGAAGTGATGAACATGATGAAGAAGGAACTTTCTCTGAATCACATCAATGTCGATTACCGGATGAAGCAAGCATGTGCGAAGGCGAATACGTCGAAGATTTCTCATGTGATAGTGAACTTGATTATCAATGCCAAACATGCTATGATAAATTCAGAAGAGAAGCTTGTTACTATTGAGACAGGCGAGACAGAGGACAAGGCATTTATCAGAATTACGGATACAGGTTGTGGAATTCCCAAGGAAGATATTCCGCATCTTTTCACACCCTTTTTCTCGACAAAAGGAGTTTATGCCCGAAACAAGGAACAGGCGAAGGTAAGCGGAGCAGGCTTGGGTCTGGCGGTCATTCATACGATTGTGACAAAGCATCACGACGGGCAAATAGAAGTAGTAAGCGAAGTGGGCAAAGGAACATCCTTCACGATATGGCTTCCGAAAACTGAGATGTCCGAGGCTGTTTTTAGAGAGAGGCTTTTGAATGATGCGAGGTTCAAAGGGCATGGGCAGCGGATACTCATTGCTGATGATGAAGAGGATGTTCGGCATCTCATTGCTATGGTGTTGGAGCAGAAGGGTTTTGATGTTTTCGTCACGGATGATGGTCAAAAGGCTTTGGTAGAGCACGGCAAGAGGCCGTTTGATTTGGTAATAGTCGATTTGGCAATGCCCAAAATGTCAGGGCAAGAAGTCATAAAGAGGCTGAACAATTTGCCAAATCCTCCCGCAAAAATAGTCATCACGGGAGCCTTGGAAAGCAAAGAATTGATTGGTCTTCCTTGTGATGAAAAGATGTATAAGCCATTTGACCTCTTTGATTTGTTCGAGAAAATTGTATCTCTTCTCAAGCAGAAACAGCAATGAAACAGCCACGCATCGTATTTGTTGACGACGAAGATAAGTATCGTGCAATTGTAGCCAGAGCGTTGAGGCTCAAAGGCTACGATGTTTTTGACACGGATGATGGATATAAAGCTCTTACAGAGCATCAGAAAGAGCCATTTGATTTGGCTCTCATTGATTTGCTCATGCCGAAGATGTTGGGAAATGATTTTGCAAGGGAATTGGACAGGTTGCCTTCGGTTCCTGTTAAGATTTTTCTTACGGCAGTCGATACAGTGCCGGAAGATATTCGACACGAAGAAAGGATTGTGAAACCTTTTGACCTCTTTGACCTCATTGAGAGAATTAAGCAACTGTTGAGCGAGAAAGGAAAATAAAATGCCTGACATAACAGAGGCCGTGATTCCTGTTTCAAAACTTCTCGAAGTTTATGGAATGTATGGTGTTTGCGGCATACTCTTTGTATTGCTGGTAGCCCTTTACATTCATTCGTCGAGAAAGTATGACAAGCTTGTGGAGAAATTCACAACGGAGTTGAGGACACAGAGCGCATCTTACGGAAAACTGCTGGAAGAGAGACACGAGCAGTTTATTGCTCTCTTTCGCGATAACGGAGAAGTGATTGAAGAGATGACGAAGACCAGTGTGGAGGCTCAGAAGGTCTTTGAGGACGCTCAGAGGATAATGAGGGAAATGGATAAGACGATTCTTGCATGTAAATATGCACGTCTTCCTGAAAAGGAGTGAGAAAATGAATCCGAAAATGAAAGCGGAAGATACAAATCTTTTTAGGGCTGGAGAGATGATGGTCGAGGCCAATCGGCAGCTTCAAAATTACTTCAGAAAGTCAAGGCGGTACAAGATACTAAAACGAAAAGGTATCATACTGTTTGTTGATGACGAACCAAAGCAGGTCACAATATTGGAGTATCTGCTGAAATCGAGACATGCCGACATTCCTGTCGTTGCGGTTGACACTATCGAAGAGGCCAAGAAGGAAATTGAAAGGCGCGGCAAAGATGACATTCGTGTCATTATCATAGACTTGAGCTTGGAGAACGGGGAGAGTGGCGAGAACTTGATTGACTGGATAAGAACAAACTGTCGGGAGGTTCCATTCATCGTTTCGACAGGTCACATCAATAAGGCGCGGGAACTTCCGCGAAGAATCCCTGGAGCGGAGGTTTTCATCAAGGGGCAGACTCCGGTTGAAGAATTTGCCGATGCGCTTGGATTACCGAGGATAGAGAGCAACAAGGAAATCATCCCTCAGGATAGTTCTATGCTGTAAGTATCTATATTTCAAGAAATTAAAGCCGTCCTTCGAGACGGCTTTTTTTTATTTTTTCCGCTGAAAATCTTCGCGGATGACGTATAAAGGGGTATGAAAGACGCATTTAATACAACGAATCAGGCAGTTCGGGAAGGCTTTTGTGATGTTGGCTTTCTTCCAGCGTGGCGTTACTGGCACTCCTATAGTGGCAAGAAACATTACTGCTACACAACTGAGAAATGCAGCAATGGAAAATATGTAGCTTTCATTTTATCTCTTTGGGGTAAGAGATGGAAGGTGCGGAAGCGCGTCTTTTGCAAACTCAGATGGAAGGCCAAAGATAAGGCATACGAATGGCTCTGCAAGGAGAAAGGCAAGACATTCGAGTCGCTGCATGTGCCTGTGAAACGCGGACGCAACAACCTTCAGAGAGCACTTATCTGTGTTTGTAACCAAGGTCTTGAAGAGTATTTTGACGTGGACTGTGAATACTTGGGCCAGCCCCATTTCAATGACAAATATCTCGTTGAGGACAGGTTTGGCGAGAATCGGATTATGAGCCGGATGTTTTTCAAGGAGAAAGCATGAGCCAGTCTCAACCTTCTCGGCAACAGCAAATCGAGGAAGAGGTCAAAAAGAGATTGCAGAATCTTACAGGCGCGGGTGCTTGGAAGGAAGTAAGAGGACAGGAGTTTTCTCCAGAAGAGGCTCGTGAAGCCGCTGACTTTTGGGACATGATACAAGATTATCATCTGCCGCCAGAGCACTACAAGGATTTTTTACCAGAGAGTGCTCGTACCGGCCATCATCTGGTGGTGGCTGAGAAGGCACCTATTGAGGATTTGGGCAAGATTCTCATGGGTTGCAAGGATGAGAGAGTTATCAAAGTGGCAAAGGCTCGTTGTGAGGAACCGAACTCTTTACTGCTGCCGGAGCCTAAGGAAGAACGCGGAGGTTCCATTATTCTGCCTTTAGGAGAAACAAGATGTCAATCGAAGTGAAGAAAGTTATTGTCAATGCCATTGTCGATTTGATTCGGCACAAGATTTTCTACGGCCATATTCTCTCGCAACTTAGCAAGGTCTATATCAAAGGCGAGAACCCGAAGATTCCGACAATGGCTGTAGGTAAGAATCGGGATGAGCTTCTGGTCAAGCTTTTCGTGAATGAGGATTATGTCCAGAAGATGTTCAAGGAAGCCAACAGCAAGGAGCAGGCTTGGAATTGGAGCTTGGGCCTATTGGAGCATGAAGTCTTGCATCTCGTGTTTGACCATCTGGCCTTACATTTCAGTGACCATCTTCGTGGTTCGGTTGCGGTCGATTTGGTGGTCAATTCCTGCATTCGCGAGGAAAATCTGCCGTCAATGAAAGACTCTGGCCCGTGTCTACCGCAGCGTTATGGCTTTCCGAAGCACGAATCCGCGTACTGGTATTACTCTCATTTGAGAGACAACAAACAGTTTCAGGACGATTGCAGCAAGGGTGCTTTTGGTTTGGGCGGTTTGTTCTCTGACGCCATGAAGTCGCACAGTATTTGGGAAGAGGCCGCGAAAGACCCGATTCTGAAGGAACTCGTGAAGGATATTGTGAGGCAGGCCAAGGAGCTTTGCAACAAGGAATATGGCAACATTCCCGCAGAAGTCATCGAACAGATTGACGACATTCTCAGGAGGCGCAAACAAATTGTTCCGTGGCAGAAGGTGCTTCGGATGTTCTGTGCCACGGCCACGGAAAGCAATCTGGATTACACTATGAAGCGGCAGAGCAAGCGGTTCGGGACGAGACCGGGTACTCGAAAGGAGGATGTTCTGAATCTGGCGGTTGGGGTGGATACTTCTGGCAGCATCAGCGATTCTCAGCTTGTTCTTTTCTTCAATGAGATTCGTTGGATTCACAAGAACGGCGCATTTGTAACGATTTACGAGTGCGATTGTGCCATTCACAAGGTCTACAAGTTCAAGGGCAAGTTTACGGGTGAAGTGACAGGGCGTGGCGGCACCGATTTGGAGCCTGTCCTGAAAGAAGTAGAGGGCCACTATGATGCCCTGATTTACTTCACGGACTTCTATGCGCCGAAAATCGAGACAAAGTATCGTATTCCTATCCTGTGGGTTTTGACGACTGAATTGAGTCGTCACGAATTTCCGTATCCCTGGGGGAGACATATCAAAATTGAAGACAATACCGCAGTTCCAGCCTAAGAAATGCAATCATTTCGCTGTGCCTTTGTTTCATGGTTTGTGGCGTTGTGTTCGATGTCATGCCGTTTTCAGGCCGCAGGATGTCATTGCTGCTGGAGCCTATAAGCCTCGGCTCCTGAAGCGGTGGCGAAAAGAACACTCCTCAAAAAAATCCAAAAAAGCTTGAAAAAAGCTTGTCTGCGTGATATAATAGGTTGAAAAGCATATACCTACAAGGAGGGTACTATGAAATCGCTTCTCATTATGAACGACATGACAAGAGACAAGCACGTGGGCGAGGAGTATGACGAGATACTGGAAGTGCCAGTCGAAGTCACGACGGAGAACATAGGCGAGTGGAGCGTTCGAATCAAGGATGCGATACGGCGGCTCTGGAATCAGGACAGTGGCGAAAACAAGCTTGTGAAAGTGTGGCTTGATGCAGCTATTGCTTTCCATACCATGCTGGCAAACTTCCAAATCAGAATGTTGCCTGAAGAGGGGATAACTGTTGAGCTTCCCTATGCGGAGAAGCTCAAGGATAATAGGAAGGAAGAAGATTTTGACGGGATGGTCAAGGAAGCTCAGAGAAGGAGCGAATTGAAAAGGAGATAGCAATGGCAAGGTTTGTGGATTACACCGTTTCTCCAGAGATTGTGGACATTATGGAGGCTATTCTTGAGGCTTACCCGAATATTTTCCCAGGCTTTGATTTGAACCGATTGGGCTGTGTCGTTACCAAGAAAAAGAAAAGCAAGAAACCAATTCGGCTGGTGCCCGTGGGCTATCCAAGGGATGTTTACTGTGACAAGACGTATGTCGTGGAAGTTTTTGAGAAGCTTTGGGGTGCTCTCTCTCAGAAGAAGAAAAACTTGGCTGTTTTTCACGTCATGTGCTCTATTCCTGAAGGCGGTTTTGACGAAGGCTCGAAGCAATACGGCAAGAAGCGCAAGCCTGATTATGAACTCTTTGCAGAGGAGTTCGCCATCACGGGGGGTGTTCCCAATTGGATGGAGAACGACGATGCCAAGGACGTTTTTGAGGGCAAGAAAAAGAAGGCTAAGAAACAAAGTGAAAAGAATCATCCTCGGAGCGCAGTAACAAAGGAGTCCATTGAGAATGTCGAAGTGAAGGAGAAGGAGCTTGTCGAGGCCTAAGTTCAATTATGAGAAGCTTCTCGGCATGATTCCTGAGCAGCGACGGGAGTACCTTAAGAGGAAACAAAAGAAAAACAAGAAGAAGCACTCCCGACAACGCGAAAGGACATGGACGAAAGCGGAACTAATTGAATTTCTTCGTGAGAACAATGTCAGGAGTTCCAAGGTTCTTAGGGCAAAGTACACAGAACCAAAAGTCTATGACTATCAAAAGCATTTTGGTTCGTGGGGCAGGGCTACCGCTATAGCATTTTGTGAAGGCAATCCAGCAGACGAAGTTATGAAGAGGATGCGCAGTATTACGCCGGAATATCTGGCGAGGTTGTGTATCGAAGCGCGTATCAAGAGCAAGAAGGAATACATAAGGCATTACAAGGAAAGACCTGACATTTTCCCATCTTTTTGGCAAATCCATAAGCATTTTGGCGGTTGGAAACCTATCAGACAGTTTATCAAAAGGTTCTACATCAGAAGGCAGCTTGAAGACTATATTGAGGCCGTACTGAAAGAAGGCAGGCATTTGACTGTCGGGCAATGCAAAAAACGTGGCATTCACATTGATGTCGCTGTGTACTGGCTCGGAGGAAAGCGATACCTCAACCGGCACGTTGAGGAGATGATAGAGAAGTTGGAACAAGATGCGAAATAATCAGGAAATTCTGGAGCGATTCAAAGAATTGTGTCAGCGAAGGCTTCGGGAGCGAAGGGCGAAGTATCTCTGTAAAAATTATCTGAATTGCATTCATAACAAAAGGCATCGAGTAAAGGGCAGCGGCAATATTGGTTTTTGCCACAATGAAGAGGTCAGAAAACAAAGCAGGCAGTTTGTATTCGTCTGCAATGACGAGAAGGCAGCAAAGAATTGCGTTCATTTTCAGTGTGCAAACACGGAGGAGTCCGTTCGGAGAGAGTTTGAGCAAGTGATTCGGGAACCATCCCGCTGTGGAAGTGAATATCCGAAGCTGGCAGTATTGCTTTGGGTACTACAGGCAGACGGCAAGCAATTGTCAGAGAAAAAGAAACGCCTGAAAAGATTAAAGGAAGCCTGTCAAAATTGCTTGAGAAGTCTCAGAAGCCTTATCGCTTTCGGATGGTGGTAAAACCGAATGACAGCACAGTGGATTTGCGTAGATGTCAATCTACAGCAAACGAAATATACAGGTCTTCAAGAGAAGATAGGAAAAGAAGCTGAAAGGATTTTCGGCTCCGACTTCCTTGACCTCATTGTTGTCGGTGAGGATACGGGAGAAGAATTCTCGCATACCTTGTGTGTTTTTCTGAAGTGCCAGAACTATTTTTCTCATGTCAGAGACCTCAAGCAAAGTCCTATCATAGCCAACGTCGTTCAATCCTTCGATAAGCCTCATTTTGTTCCATCTCAGGAAATCAAGCGATTTCAGGTTTCTGTGGATGGTTCATTCTTTCAGAGGCTTCACTTCTGTGACATTGTGATTGTCCGGTCGGGCTATTTGCAAGGCTTAAGGGGGATTGTCGTTAGCGAACGTCAGCATGACAAATACAAGGTTTTTTTTCGCTTCTATACCAGATGTTTCACCGAGATTATTCATCGCAATGATTTGGTTTTCGAGAAGAGCTTGTTCGCCGACTTGAGGGTGCCTGTAGTTTTGGAGTTTCAAAAGCCGGGTAAGACAGGCCGCACACCTGTGATGGTAGATACACTCTCAATGGTGGCGGTTCATGCTTATATCAGGATGCTTGAACGTGAAGCTGAAGATAAAGTACATCGGTCAAAACATAGAGACGCTAAACGCTGGAAAAGAAGAACCGTTACGAGAAAAGGTAAGCATTCCCGTCTTCGAACCCGATGAGTTAAGTGATTTCGACAGTATTTTTCGTTTCTTGAATGACAAAGACAGGGACATCCTTTACCTGATATTCGTTGCCAAGAAAAAGCAACGAGCGGTTCAGCAGATTCTCCAGCGCAGCCAGCCATCGCTGTGTTATGACATCAAACGCATTCGGCGCAGGCTGGAATTCATCTATTACCTGCACTCCGTCTCGGACATTTTCTTGGATTTTCTTCTTACGAAATCGGAGCACTACGACGCCCATAGTCTTGAGATTATGACGGCCATGTTCTACACAACGTCGCTTACGCAAACTGCCATCGTGTTGAAATGTCCACAACTCCGTGTCAGATATAGGTTTGAGAAGATTTTGAAGCGCATGGAAACCTTGGGGCATTGGGATGTCTATGAAATATTCAGAGCGATTCGAAAAAATCTCAATATTGTCAGGCGCATCTATGAGGCCTGAGCCTCCCTCTTCTTTTTCAACAATTCTTTTATATTTGCCATTATTATGTAGAAGCATAGATACTATATCGAGAACATAGAAACAGGGAGAATACTCATGGCTGATGGCTTCAATCTCAATGATATTCAGTGGCATAGCTCTATTGGAATTGACGAGACGATTAAGCATCACAAACGATTCGTCACTCGCCTTCCAAATAACAAGAAGGCCAGAACCATGTTCATTACCGCAGGCGAGAACCTTCTTGTTCATAAAGCGACTCAAGCTCTCTGGAAAATATCGGAGGATGAAAAATCCATCGAGCCGGTGTTTGGAAGCGACATTTTGACCGAGGAAGACTTGGAAGAATAGGAGAGTAAAATGGACGGCATGAACCTCACGGATATGCTGAGAGATGGCTCTGTGTCCAACCATACTTGGCTGGATGACATAGAAACGTTTGAGCCAACAGGCAAGGACTGGAACAAGAAGGATGACCTCGAATTGGAATTTGGCTATGGAGACATCGAGCCAAAATACAACGAGGAAATACTCAAAGAAGCCAAGGAAGACCCCTCGACAGCGATTGTTGTCGCAGCGCGTTTCTTGATGAATCAAGGACACATGGGGAGGCAACTTGTCAAACGGCTCTTTCAACAATTTGACAGGCAAAGCATTAAGGCTGCCGTTTCCAAACTGAAGCCCTTGCTTGACGAGGAAGGCATTACGGGCTGCGTTGCGTTGGATTGTCGCGATTTGAAGGATTGCCGTGAGGTTAAAAAGGTTGTCGCTTCTTCGGAGAATAAGCGTTTTCTGAAGTTTGTTCTGATGCACACTCGATGTGCGGATTGCAGCTTTCTTGGGAAAACGGCTATCAATACCGAGTCCGAGATGAAAACGGCCTCTATTGATGGGTTCTTCGCAGATGAAGGCCCGAAGAAAGAGTTTCGTCCGTTCTGTGTCCGGCTTGGAAGACCCTTGCTTTCCGGCCAGCAAGATTTGCATGATGATGAAATGGACGAGACGCTTGTGGACTTGGTGACAACCGGCAAGCTTACGGAAGAAGAAGCGAAGGTGGTTCGTTCTCTACGAAACAAGAATGCTTATGAAAAAGTGCGCCAAGCTTTTCGGTTGATACATAAGAAACAGTTTGAAGTGAAGCCTGTTGTGCAACAGGTGGATTCGTCGAAATTCCATATCAAGTCCGAGATGAGTGTCGATTTGGACGCACCAAGGAAGAAGAAAGAGGAAGTGAAAGTTGCGCTTTCGGATGCTGATATGGAATCGCAGTTGAAAGACGTGGACAAGCTTCCAGCCAAGCAAGAATCTGGTTTCGATTCGTTTGAGGGTGCTCCACAAGTAGCTGATGAAAACATTACTTTTGGTTCGCAAGAAGACCTTGATTTCGAGGACTTCGAGCCTGGTACTATTCCGAACGAGGAGATGAACGAAACAGCCAAAACGAGCAAATATTTGGATATTGAACCTCATGTCTTCGTGGAAAAAGAATTCGAAGGCAGTGACCAACTCAGGCTTGAAGAGAAAAAAGCGAAGCAGAAAGAGGTTGACGTGGATATAACCTCAAGCTTTGATTTTGAATGAGGAATCTCCCATGCCCGAAGAAGATGAATTTGTAGACGCAGACGAGACGTTCGATGTGGTCAAGGTGGACGCTACGGCAGAAGGGCCGAGCAATAATGTGCCCGCCCCTGTTGAAAACATGCTGGAGCATCGAAGAAAGCTCATCAGAGACTACCATGAGGGAGCCGAAGGTCTCATCGAGCGGCTCCACAAACAGGGAAAAGAGGATTATAATAGTCTCCTCCGAGTAATTATCGAAGAGGTTATTAAGGAGACAGATAATCTTCTTGGCAATGAGCTTATTGCCACGAGAAATGGCGCACTCAGGGATGCGACTATCATCTCGTCCAAAAGAGCCGAGGTTCTTGAGAGGGTCTTCAAGACCGTTCAATCGAAACAAACGGAAGAGCACCAGAGCGGTGTCAATGTTGAGTCTCCTTCGATGCTTGTCATTTTCAAATACTTCATGGAAAAAGCGCAAAAAGTTCTTTTTCACTTGAAGTATTCAGACGAGCAGCGTGATGTGTTTTTTCGAATGCTTGGGGATGAACTGATTGATTGGAAGCGCGAGGTCAAGGAAGAAATTGAACATGCCTTGAAAGTAGGCAGCTAATGGTAACGGCCAAAAAAGACGATTCCTTGAAACAGCTTGCCGAGTCGTTTCTCTCCGGCAATACGGAAGATGTTGTCGATGCGATGACTTTTATTACTTCTCCTTGGGGGTTGAATGTCACTCCTCGTCCAGTCCAGGGATTCGTTGTGAAGGCATTCTATGGTCTGGAGTTAGATGACAAAAACAAAACGATTGTCGTACCCAATGTTGTCAATGACAAGGTTCTCTATCGTTTCACTGAAACCGAGTTTTTGGACTGGCTTTGGAATGAAGGCAGAATCAATACAACGGAATTGTCGGGAAAGAACTTCAGACAGCTTATTCTCGTAGCGGGCAGGCGCGGTGGGAAGTGCCGATACGAGAAAGATATTGTTGCCACAACTAAAGGTTCTATGGAGTTTGGAGAACTTCTGTGTAGGAAACAAAAGAATGAGAGAGTTGGAATAATTACCTATGACCCTCGTTATCTGAAACGAAATATTACCTATGACTTCTCAATATGGCACAATGGAATTAGAGCCTGCCGACGCATTCAAACAAAGAGAGGCATTGCGGAAATATCTTCTCTGAATCATCCTTATCTTGTTTGGCGTGATGATTGGGAAGAACCTCAATTTGTTAAGCTGTCTGATGTCAAAATTGGCGATAAAATAGCGGTTGCAAAGGAAAACTCCTTGTTCGGAGAAGGCAATGTTGGTATCGACAAAGCAAAATTACTTGGATATTTACAGGGAGATGGAGCTACTACTGAATCGGCAACATTTGTTAGCGCGAGTAAGAGACAGGCTGCGGAATTTGGTAAGCTCATTACTGTTAATTTCCCGAAATATCATCTGAAGATTTACAATAGAAAAAACTACTGCAATCATTATCAGGTAGTGAAAGATTCAGGTAAGAAAGCTCAGGACGGCAGCAGAGATAACCTTTTTGTAAAATGGCTTAAAAGGCATGATTGTCATGGTCATAAAGCTGTGGAGAAAAGAGTTCCTAAATGTATTTTGAGAGGTAGTCGTGGAGAGATTTCTGCATTTCTTTCGCGTTTATTTGCTTGTGATGGATGGGCTACCGTGGAAAAAGTTGCTCGGAAGAGTCATTCTCTTTCAAAAGTCAGTGTAGGTTATTGTTCATCTTCATACCGGCTCATAGATGATGTCAGGCATTTGCTTTTGAAATTTGGAATTCATTCTATACTCAGACCGAAAAAGACCAAGTGCAATGGTAAGAGTTTCGACAGTTATTTTTTGGAGATTCAATCTTCTGATTCAATAATCACCTTTGCGCGAGAGATTGGTATTTACACGAAAGAGAAGGCTTTGCAGAAGGTTCTTTCTGTTGTTTCCAAGCGTGTGTTATCTAAGAATGAGTTTTTTTCAGTGCCAAGAGGAATATGGAAATATATCAAGAAAGTTCAAAAAAGAAAAGGCTTAACGAATGCCGATGTGCATGGTTTTCATGGACATTATCAGCAGGAAAAGTTGAGACTTGGATATTCACCGAGTAGAAGAAAAGTGGCGATGTACGGACAGAATTTAGGAGACAAGTTTGTTTACTCATTTGGAACTTCCGATGTATATTGGGACAAGGTTAAAAAGATAGAAGACGTGGGTGAACTGCCAACTATTGATTTGAACGTGAAAGGAACGCATATTATTGGTGGAGATTTGTTGTCTCATAATAGTTCGCTTTGCTCATGGATTAGTGATTATGAGCTTTATAAGCTGCTCAAGCGTGGAGACCCTTCAAAATACTATGGTTTCCAGCCTGAAAGCAAAATTGCCGTGATGAATGTCGCTCCTACGGATGAGCAGGCGCAGATTCTTTTTGGTATGGCTCAAAATGCAGCTACATCTTGCAGCTTTTTTAGAGGGCGTATCAAAAACGCTACGCAGCAGTATTTCAATCTGCAAACAGATGCCGACCTGAAATCAACTAAAGCTAAGAAGCCAGCCAGCCTTGTTGCCATTGCTGGAGGCTGCGCTTCCAATGGTTTACGTGGTCATAACGCCATTTGTGTTATCATGGACGAGATGGCGTTCTTCATTAGCAACGCGGGGCGGTTTTCGGGGCAGGAGATTTACAAGGCTTTGACGCCTTCTACGGCTACTTTCAGGCAGGACGGCAAGGTTATCTGCATTTCTTCTCCTTACGCGAAATATGGCGCGTTTTGGGATAGATACGTTCAAAGCTATGAAGAGACAGATGTCACACTGATGATGAAATTTTACTCGGCTCTGATGAATCCAGAGGTCGATTCCGTATTGTTGAAGACCGAGAGAAGGCGAAATAATCATCAGTTCATGTGCGAGTATGGCGGCGAATTCAGCGATAACATTGTTGCTTGGATTGAGGACGAGGATGCTTTCAGGAAGTGCATCACTATCAAGAACCCTCCCACCAGAGGAGTGCCGGGTACAGAATATTTCATGGGCATTGACATGGGATTGAAGAATGACGGCACGGCAATCACCATCGTTCATCGAGACAGGAAAAGCAAGAAAGTCATTTTAGACTATGCGGAGGTTTTTTACTCGGCCTCTTCGGATGTTTGGGACAGCGAAAGAACTCTCTACAAAGATTGTGGCAGGATGTCCAACAGGGACATTCTGAGCGTCGAGGAAGTTGCCAAAGAGATTCAAGAGCTTTGCAAATGGTGGCCCTGCAAGAGCGGTTGGTTCGACCAGTGGAACGGCTACAGTTTGCTTGAGATTCTTCACAATATGAATTTGAAGCAATTCCGCATGGAGAGCGTGACGGACAAGCTGAACAATGACATGTACCAGATTGTCAAAATGCTTTACATGGATGGTCTGGTTGAACTATTTGACCATCCTGTTCTGGTTCCAGAATTGCTCTCTCTGGAAGCAGAGAAAAAAAGTCGAAACAAAATTCTCGTTCGCGCTCCCAACAAGCGGGGAGCACATGACGATATATCGGATGCTTTTGTCAGAGCCGTCTATGAAGTCTACAACACCACAAGAGAAAGGCCTGAGTACGTCAGCTTGGGAATCAGCAGGGATGGCTCGACGTATGGTGGCATGGGTGCGACGGCTAAAAACGCGACCATGAGCACTTTCCGAATGGACAGGATGAGAAAACATGGAGAAATCGAGAAGAGAAAGATTCCCGATAAAATCAAACATTTGGCAAGAAGCAGAGTTAGGATTAGCAGATAAATGGGCGACCAAGTTTATCTTCTCAAGTCCGGTGAGGATATACCCGTTGAGCCTGTCGGAAGCGATTTTGCGCAAGGATGGCTTGCAGGAACATGGGTGAAATATTCCTCTACTGCTCCCACTTTTACAGGTGTCATTGCATCTGTCGAAAGAAGCGATGGAACGGGTGTGATTGCGGGTTTCTTGCTTTATGGCCCGCAACATAAGCAGGCTATAGAACTTCAGAGCGATATGTGGAGGTTGGATAAGCTTCAAAGGGCGGGAGGAGATTTTCATTTTGATTGGACAGGTATGGACGCGGGCTTGTCTTTGGAGTTTGACCAGCAGGGTCTTGTTCAAAAGATAGGCAGTCGCGTCTGTACGATGTGTGTGCCTCCTACAGGTTTTTTCAAGTTTTATGTCTTTGAAGTGTATAATAAGCAAGAGAGACATAATCCTGGGACTGGAGCCGCATTAGTCTATAATCCGGGAGATAAACTCTACGTAAGCGAGAATGGTCTTTTGACTTCAGAAAAGGAAACCGTGAGCCATACATGGACAAATTACGTTGTCGCTCGATATTCCTCGGATGACGAAGGAAACTACATCATTTGCTGTGCGGCAGTGACATGATAATATGAAGGGAATAGTCGAATGAAAGTAGACGTTAATTTGCTCAAGAGCATCAAGCAAGCGGAGGAAATGCTGGCCGAGAACGAGAAGAAAGAGCCTGATTTGCCTCCTGGTCATCCTATTTTGATTGCCAACGAGCAAGCCAAAAGAAGGATGGAACTTGCCAAACAACTACAAGAAAAACAAAAAACCAAAAAGAAGTCAAAAAAGAAAAGTAGGAAAAAGGCTGCGGAAGAGCAACAAAAAGAAGAAGAGCTAAAAAAGAAAATGGAACTGGCCCTTTCTCTCAATAAGCGTCTGGACGAAATGGCGCAAGGCGTTGTCAAGTTGGCTCAGGAGACCGAGAAGATAAAAACGGAGTTCAAAGAGCATCCCTATGTCAGAACGCGAATAGGGCGGCTTGAACGCATGATGATGGCCTTTCATAGGGGTCTTCTGGAAACGAAGCTGAACAGCAGACACGTTGAACAATACGAAGGATTTGATAATGGCTAAGAAGAAAGCGGCTCAAAAGAAGTCTTCTGCGAAAGGCCGTCGGAAAACGGCTTCCGTTCAACGGCAGAAAACGGCTCCTGTTCAACGTCAGAGAACGGCTTCTATTCAACGTATGCCTGTTACGCAAAACGATATTATAAAGGGCGGCGTCAAGAGGCCTCGCGTCACTACGGGAAAAGTGGATACAACAAAAACAATAATGGCGAGGAAGCAAGAGTTTATCACTACTGGAGCAGGCGGCTTCGGATTCAGGCAGAGAAGCGCAGGCATGATGTTGCAGAATGCTCCTCTTTCCAGCTATAATCAGACCGGCTACTTGTCTTCTTACAGAACCTCTTATGCAGATGGTTTGAATCAGACTTCAGGCACGGCTGATATTCCTCCCTATTTTGTGATGATGAATCAGCAAAATGGAGGCGTGTTGTACTGGCCTGTCACGCTGAAAGAGAAGTATTCATGGTATCGTTATTGGGCACGTTCTGACGCTTATGTGGGAAGAGCATTGGAGCTTTTGACTGACCTGCCGATGAGCAGAATTACACTCAATATGCCCAAGCTTGAAAAGATTGGCAAGAAAAAGAAGCAACAGATTTACGATTTCTATCGGTACATGGTTGACCGGATTGACCTTTTTTCGCGCTTGCAGGAAATGTTGTGGGAACACAACATGATTGGAAACGTATTTGCTTTTATTGAGTGGGACGACAAGATGGAAATGTGGTCGAAGATTACCATTTTGCCGCCTGAAGAAGTCGATATTTTTCAGTACCCGTTCTCTGAAATTGCAAGAGTGGAATACAGACCGGAACGACTTATTCAGCTTATTCAGAATTATTTCAATGGACAGGGCTATCCAGACCTTTGCAGCGATAACAGCATTTATTCGGAGATTGTGGAGCATATCCCAAAAGAGATTAAGGATATGGTCAGAAAGCATGGCTGTATTGTCATGGACAGCGACCCTTCTACTGGTTCGTATGTCTATCACATGGGCCGTAGACGTTCTCCTTATCTTGATTTAGGAGCTTCTGTTCTTGAAAGAATTCTGGTTCCGATGCTTCAGAAGGAGCATTATCGTTATACGCAGTTGAGCTTGGCGAGTCGAAACATGACGCCAAAAAACAAGGTGCAGGCTCCGCTGCTGACGAACGACCAGCTTGATGATTTGAGAGCACAGCTTGACCTCTCCTATCTTGACCCTGATTATTCCATTGTTACGAACTATGAGTGGGATTGGGAACAAATCGGCGCGGAAGGAAGACTGCTCGACCTTTCTGCCGAATACGAGAATATCGAGAATCAGGTTTTTGCCGCTTTGGGGGTAACGCGGGAATTGCTGACGGGAGAAGGAACGTTTAGCGGCAACAAGATTACCGTGGAAATCCTGAACACGATGTTCCTGATTACCCGCGAACAGTTACAGCGATTTGTGGAGAAATATCTCTTCGAGCCTGTTGCCGAGAAGAAGGGTTGGTATGAGGAAGACGCCAATGGAATCAAGCAGTATTGGTATCCGAAGCTTGGGTTCAACAGGCTCACCATCAGGGACAATCAGGAAGTCTTTGACAGTCTCTTCCAGCTTTACCAGAAGGGCAGTTTGCCCATCGACATCATCTATGAGTTGTTCAATCTCAATACCGAAGCCATCCATGACCAGATTTATGACGACTTGTTCACCGTCAAAGACCCGACTTTCAATCGTGCCGTTGAAACCATGAATGACGCGGTTGGCGCACAGCTTGGCGAACGCAGTAATCTTGTTGAGAAGACAGCCAAGTATCTCAAGCTGGAACTCAAAGCTGCTGAGGGAGAAGAAGGTATGGGAGGCGGTTTCGGTGGAGGCTTTGGTGAAGAACCGGCAGCAGATGAGGAACAAATAGCCGAAGAAGTCGCCGAGGAACTTCCTGAAGATGCCACAGATGAACAAATTGACCAAGCTATTGAAGAGAAAATGAGTGAGCAGGCTCCGGCTGAAGGAGAAGGCGAAGAAGCAGCCGCCGAAGAAGAAAGTAAGGAAGAGACGCCTCCAGAAGAGGAGGAAGAATCAGCCGCCGAAGAAGAAAAGCCAGCAGAAGAAGAAGTGGATGAGGAAACAGAAGACGTTGCATTCAGCTAAGGACATGTCATGGTAGATGAAAAAAGGATAGTAGCGAAAGTTCTCCGTTGGGCAGTCAGAGGGCTTCAGGTCAAGCGCAAGGACAAAGACCTGATGTCCGACACGGGAGGAGCTTCCAAAGGCAGAGACCGCGAACCTGAATTCAAACCTCCAAGAGATGATGTCAAGGAACGGTACAGGACAAAGCGTAAAACCCCAAAAGATAGGGATTTAGATACAGAGAAAGACCCCGACGACAGGCCTGATTAGCCCCTCGTGTTGCGGGTGTAGTCGTTTGTCGGTAGCCCTTGCTTTTGCAAGGGCTTTTTTTGTGATAATTCTTTTATATTCCCATTATATTGTAGGCTCTTGAAAGTCTACGAAAGGGAATATTATGGATGCAGATAATGCCGAGAAAATTGCGACGGAACTGGCGCAGGAGGAGAAAGAACCGCTTGTGATTGTCGATGAAGCGGTCGATAACATCATCGCATCTGTTTTGGCGATTGATGAGTCTCTGTCTCTTGTCAAGCCGGAAAACGAATTGGAGAAGCAGGCCTTGGAAAAAGTCAAGGATTTGATGGAGACAGCAATTGCTCCTTACATCGCAGACGTAGCCAAGGCTTTGGAGGCGTTTGAGGAATGACCTTCGAATTTCCCTACCCTGAGACGGGAACAACGAAACGTCCGCAAGGGCAAGGCTGCACCACTTGCGTTCACAAAGGTTACTGCCGAGCACTTTACTGGTTCATGCGTTGGGATAATAATTGGCCGAACACGAATGTCGGAACGCAATGCGCATCATGGTCTACCAATACTGCCGACATGATTCCCAATCCGAACGCGAATGATTATCAGGAAAACACGCGGATGAACGAAGAGGAGATTCTGGTGGAGGTTGGAATGCCAATGGCTTCTGCTTACGCAAATCGTCACGACTCGTAGAATATGAGATGGGGTTTTAGATGCCTCGCGACATCAAGGAATTCATCAAGACAGGAATTAGTCGGGCAGATTTCATCAAGCAACAGGAAGCAAAAGCTGCTCGAAGAAAGCCAGTCAGAACGAGGCCAGTAAAGGTTCGTGGCACTCTTTATGCCATGCGCAATAAGCGTCTGGCGATACGCGAAGCGGCTCTCAGGGAAAGACAGATTATCATCAAGTACGTTAAGACAACCACGGGAGAGTTGAAAAAGTACATTGTGGCTCCGATGAGTTGGAGGTATCGGAAGCTCAAGGTTGGCAGGAGAAAAATGCTGTACGCTCAGGATGTTAAGGCTCGTCATGTGAAGAGTTTTGCATTGAGGAATATCAGGAATGTAGCTATTACAGACAGGAAATATCCTGTTCTGAAGTATCCGGTTGAAATTACCTGAGGAGTGATAATTTTTTGATAAATGCCTTATATGGTATGAAAGCATTTGTCAAGGAGAAGGAAAATGAGAATACGTCGAGGAAGCAGTTACTCTCGTTCTGAGGCTTCTGGCATCATTTACTCGTTTAGAGTAGATGATATAGTAAAGCCTTTCGTCGCTTCCTCCAAAGGCGATTCGAGTTTCTACGGAATCGTCAGGAGAATCGAACCGAAAGAGAACAAGGTTTATGTTGCGTGGGGAGGCGGGCCTGTCGTACAACATGACCCCGAAGAAGTTCTTTTGGCCTTGGACATCGAAGATGAAATTAGAAAGGAATTGCAAGAGAGATTGACTGCCGGAACTGAAGATACTTACGGTTACAGAAATCGTCGCATGGCAGGCCGAGGACGCAAGTTTTTGGCGGCTACGGAGGAAAAAGAAGAAGGTGCTCCAACGGATGAGTATGTGGGAGACCCTGAGACACATGGAATGGATGAGCCGAGAGGCGGCGGCTTTTCCATCATGCAGGATTTAGCAGATGACCTGCATGATGAGAGTTATGAAGAGGCTGGAGTTCAGGAACCCAAGACAGGCTCTTGTTTCGCAACTTTGAAGAGCCGAAGGGATGCTCAGAAGGAGCACAGTCCTGATTATGAGTGGTCTCAAGAGGAGTGGAAGAAATACAAGAAGGAACATCCTGGCACTCAGATAAAGCCGAAGTTCAGGAAGACAGAAGCTCCCGCAAAAGGAGAGGGAGAGACCAAGGAGAAGGTGAAAGAGAAGGTCAAGGAAAAGGTAAAAGAAAAGAAGGCTCCTGAAAAGAAGGAAAAATTCAGTGATGCTTCTGATGATTTCTTTGATAGCATTCTTGGTCATCGTAAGAAAGAACATGCGACAGTAGACAAAGACCCGAATGTCAAGAAGCTTTTGAGTATTTCCAAGATGTCTCCCACAAAGAAGAATTTCGAGAAATTTGGCGAGGCCCTCAAGAACGTTAAGGCACCTTGGACATCGAAGATAAAAGGTTTTATGGATAAAATGAAGTCAGGTGAATTCAAGGGAGAATTCGGTCAATTCGAAAGTAAAAAAGGGCCGGTAAGCCAAGTAAGTGAGTTCTTTTCTACTGTGAAGCAGGCTCTTGACTACCCGCCAGAAGATATTGGCTGATGACTTTATGAACGAGAGAGAAATAATTCAGAGACTTACCAACAGGCTTTCTGGTGGCCGTTTTGCCAGTCTCCGCACTCGCAGGGCTGTTTATCATGCGGAGCGGGACAGAATCTACAGGACAACTCGCTCGGAGAATGAGCTTGGTGTTATGAACTGTCCCCGATGCAAGAAAGAAATGGATTTGCAGCCCTATACGCGCAAGAACAAAATCTACATCTGTCCCAAATGCGGCTGGAAGATAACGACAGATAAGCTGCTGGTTGTAACAGCAGAGTGCAAAACCCGAAGAGGTTCTGTAGATTCAATAGATTAGGAGGAAGCACAATGGACAGGGTGAAAGTGGCGAGAGCACTTCTGGCTATCGCGAAGGATTTGCTCGTAGCCAGAGAACTCAAGGGTGCGTTTGACAAGCGATACATGAAAAGCCCCGAAGAGTTCAAGAGCCAGAATGCTCCGGGCGTAGGCAAGCCAAGCAAGTTCGGTGGCTGCGTGAACTACTTTATGAAGGAAAAAGGTTTTCCTCAGGAAAACGCGCATCGGATGTGTGGTTATATCAAGAAACGTAAGGAAGGTGTTCCTAACTAAAGTAAGTTGGGACAATATGAAGCGTGATATTGTTCTTTCTCTGATTACGTGAAAGGAGCTTGAAAATGGCTTACAGCAGAAGGTATCAGCAAGTGATTGCCGGTCGCGTTCGTGAAGACGAACTGGCATTCTTCAAAAACAACGCAGTGGCACTGCCGCCTAATGTCTTTACGACTTATCCGGCAGCCGCCAGAAAGCAGCCGACGATTGACAAGGACTATCTCGGAACAGAAAACGTCGGCAAGAACACGAACCGGAATGTTCCCGTTCTCGGCGCGTTCAATCCGGGTTCCAACAACTCGAAGATTGGTTCTTAGTAATCACATCTCACGAAGATGTGGGGAGAGTGTAACATGGACAAGCTCTCAGGCTATCGAACCTACATTCTGGCATTGCTGGTAATAGTCGCGGCGGTTTTGAAACATTTCGGGATTATCGACGATGCGACTTTTCAAACGCTGCTGGTCATTCTCGGCGGCGGCACGGCAATGTCACTGCGTTCGGGTGTGAAAAAGCTTGAAAAGAAGATTGAAGCAACGAATGGAAATCACAAGGAGGAGTCTCAATGACGGGCATTGATAATTGGGAATACGCCAGATGGGTGTATGCGGTTGGCCGTTCCCTGCGCTACAATCCCGCAACAGGTGCTGAACTGACAGCGGCAAACACGTTCAAGACGAACATGCTTACCAGCCGCACTTGGTTGCAGGAACCGCTTACCCGTAACAGCCAGAACAATGGCACCCTGAACAATGTCGAACTCATCGGGGAACAGATTTCGATTATCGGACGCGACCTGATGAAGATTCCAGTTCAAGATGCCTGCGAAAAAGGCTATTGTGATACGCTCTTTACAGCCACGGGCAACAGAAAATACGGCAACATGAGCAATATGGTTGCCGCCAATGTTTTTCAGCCCTAAAAGCGGGAGTTCGAACATGAATTTTCACGTGCGTGAACTGCTGAGGATAGCGCGAGAAATCTTGGCTGTTGATAAGCCGATGGTAGGCGAACTCGATGCTTTCATTCGGGGAAAGATGCCCAAGAGGGTGTGGGAAGAGTATGCCAAGAATCTCATCACGAAGATGGCCCGTGGTGTTTATGACTCCAGAAGAGCCGTCCAGTTGATGATGTATCTGACCGAACGTGCTGCGAAACAATACGTCGAAGAGAACAAAATCAGAGGCCAGAAATGGCATGAATTGGCAGATAAGGCTACGCGAACAGAACTTGCCAAAGACCTCGTAAGCAGATTTGAAGAGGAAGCGGAAGAAGGAAAGTACGAGCATCTTCTGCCCAAGAAGTATCAGAAAAAAGCAGCAGAAAATCCGAATCCTCTTGATGGGAAAAGCAAGCAGACGGCGAAACGCATCGTCAACAGGCTCATTGGTAGCGTTTCCAGAGGTATTTTCAGTGATGAGTCGTGGCAAGGCATCCAAAGAGTCTGGAAGGCTCTTGAGAAGGCCGACATTCCTTCCTACGTAACCAGCGCGGAGTACCGACACAATGACCAAGGTGTGCCGAACGGAAAGGTCTGGACATTCGAGATTCCCTTTCTGAATAATAGAGGTAGGGAGAACAAGCTTTATGGAACGGTCGTGGCGGGAGGAGCGGGTTCGATAGATGAGCCTCTATCTCGTTATGACGTAGTGGCTTATGTGGGATGAATAACATGCAAAGACGCTGCACTTCCAACCAATGTCTTCTGATTGCCAGTCAGAAATCGCGGGCCTTTGACATCAATGCGCCCGTGGTTCAGGTTCTTCGGCATCCTGAAAGAGACTGGCTTGCGCTCACCAGAGGCAATATGCGCATTGCCAGCGATAGGAAGATAGAAGTTGACTGGAGCAAGTATAATCTTAGCGATTATCTTTTCACTCATTGTTCGATTATCAGTTCGGTCAACGTCGAAGATGACGGCTATCGCATTATTCCTCCCTGTGATGAGCTTATCAATAACAATGGCAATGGCTGGACGGAGCCTGTTCTTCTTGCCACTTTTCGCTCTTTCATTGGTGCGGAAAACTATGAAGAACATATTCAGGTTCCAGAACTTTCCAAGGGAAAAATTCTGGATGCCGTTGTCCGGCCTGTTATCTATGTCGGTAAGAATGGCAAGAAGGCGAATGTCAAGTATGTAGACATTCTTGTCGCTACGAATCGCAGGCATTCTGACCTCATAAGAAGGATAGAGTCCAGCGAGATGGACACGCTTTCGATGGGTTGTTTTCAAAGAGGCACATTAGTTACAATGTCTGATGGAACTCAAAAGTCTATTGAGACGGTTGAAAAGGGCGAGAAGGTCATTACGCATCGTGGTTTTGCTCGTGAAGTAACACGTCCTATTAAAACGCATTGGTTCGGTGATATTTATAAGATTTGGATAGATGGAAGGCCTGACCCAATTATTTGTACTGGAAATCATAAGTTTTGGGCGTTGACAAGACGAGATGAATGTAGTTGTGGTTGTGGCTTGCCCTTAGAGGACAATGCAGAAAAATCTCGTAGAACTATTCAAGCGGCATTTCTTTCTGGACATCAACTTCGTATTCTTAATCCTATGATTACATATAGTCCAGAGAAAAAGCAACAACGTCAAGCAGCATTAAAAGAAGCATTAAAACCAAAATTCAGTTGGAAAGAAGCATGTAAACTTGAAAAAGGCGATTTTCTTACAATGCCTTGTAAGTACGAGATTTCTTCGGAGAGTATTTCGACAGGTAAAGCAAGGCTTTTGGGATTATATCTTGCCGAAGGAAATCTTGTAAAACAGAAGGGAAAATATCGTTGTGTTGAATTTTCTTATAGTATTGACGAAAGAGAAACGCTTGCAAGAGAAACGCAAAAATTGTTGAAGGAGGAATTTAACGTCAACGCTTCTTTGTATGTGCGGAAAAAATCAAAACAATGTCAAATTCGAACGGCCTGGAATGAAGATGTTGTGAATTGGTTTAAGAATCATGGTGGTCATTATTCTTGGGGTAAAGAAGTTACTGAAGATGTAGTTTCGTGGCCTCTTCCAGCTATTCGTGCGCTTGTAGGTGCTTGGTTTGATGGCGATGGTTGTTTGGATAAGAAGAATCGTGGACGGCTTGTTGGTGCCACTGTAAGTCCAAAACTTGCCAGCCAATTGAGTTTAATGCTTACTCGGATAGGTGTGTATCATTCTTGGAAGGTCAACGAAGCACACGAAACAAAACAGGGCGATATAATTGTTGCGCACAGAGCCGCACATTATATCACGGTGCCTTCTTCGGTTGTTTGCAAAGTAACGCCATATACGACTCGTTGGGCAGATGGCGACCCAAGGAAAATACACAAACGTTTCCACAAACAATTATCGGATGATTTTGTAATGTGTCGAATCAAAAAGGTGGAACAGGTTCGACCTATAAGTGATGTAAACGAGAAGATGTATGTGTATTGTCTTGAAGTAGAAGAAGAACACAGTCTGACAGTTGGTGGCGGTATTGGAGCCGAAAACTGCCTTGCCCATATTGTGACGTGCTCGAAGTGTGGCAAAGAGTTTACCGACAACGATGATACCTGTATCCATTTGAAGACGGAGCTTCTTTCTTATTACACGGACAAGGACGGCAAGAAGCGCATTGTTGCGGAGCTTTGCGGCAGGACGTATAAGGATTCGACTGGCAAACTGGTAGGCGACCCTGAGTCTCTCAGATTCATTGAAGCTTCCTGGGTAGCCAAACCAGCTTTCAAGGGAGCGGTGCTGAATCATTTTGTGAGCCAGCTTGAGGACGAGAAAAAGGCTGCCAGCATTCTTGCAATTCCAAATAGGACGATTGAGGAAATATTCGAGAATCTGGAGCACATGAGAGTAGCGGATAAAAGTGGAATGCTTGCGTTGCGCGTGACGTTGAAGGAAATGAAACGGCTTCGCAGGCAGGCAATGGCGAAACGGGTAGCCGCAGACTTTTACGGACATTATTAGAGGAGACAAGGACATGGCTTTGCAGCTTTCTTACGATGACGATTTTGGTGTGACTCATTCCGAAGCTTACTGGCGTATAATTGGAACCAATCAGATTTACACAGACGCCAAGGGAATGATAATGGTGGCGGTTTACCACAATGCAGCCGCTCGGCAGAACGGTAAGAGGCCGCTAACGGTAAAGAATTACCAGTTCGGGCAGAACGAGTTCATCGCATTTGGCGATTTCTCTTATGCCATTGACGAGACGGATGTGCATTACCGGAACTTTGTCTATACCGAATTGAAGAAGCTGGATGAGTTCGATGGTGCGGAGGATGTATAGAGGAGAAAACAATGAATAATAAGCAAGTAGCAAGAGAATTATTGAGGATTGCAAAGGAATTGATAGCAGTGTCAGACCCTTATGACACGAAAGAAGGGCATGTTCGCGGCATAAAGAAATGGTTGGAAGATGCCAAAAAATACAACATTCATAAGACGATGCCGGATGTTTATGCGGACATGATGAAATCAATCAAGAAGTCGATGGCTCGTTTCAAAATTAACCCTAAGGAGATTGGTTTGTAATGACCGAGCATGAGCGAATGCTCACACTCCTGTGGCGCAATCCTCACATTCTTCAAAACGCTCTTAAGTTGAATTCTATATTTATTCGCGGCACAGAATATCCCGTCTGTCCTGTCTCCGATGACCGTGTGGATTTGGTCTTCCAAGATAAGATGAATCTTGCCTGTCCTGAGAAGGATACGACTCTCTATGTTCTCGAACTCAAGAGCCATGAGGAAGCTGACCATATCGTTCTCGGACAAATCAAGAAAGCAGTGGAGGTTTTGAAGACAGTTGGAAAGCAAACCAAACATTGGAACAACGTGGAAGGTGTCGCCATTGCAAAAGGCTACACTCGTAGCGGCCTGCGGCTGATTCTTGAGGAGGGATACCGTGCCTTCCTGTGGAACGAAGCACAGGAAGGCGTGAAACTGCACGAACTTACAGGCCGAAGATGCCGTAGGAAAATTTGCAAATAAAAAAACCAGCCACCGATAATTTTTGGCAGGTTTCCACACATTAAAGTGTTTATTCACACCAACTTACATTGTATTTTACACTGTGATTTATTTTGAACAATTTTTTTATCATTTCATTATTATATTGGGTAGCGTAGTTTCTCCACACGGAATATATTCGTCTCTTTCTTGTTTGTCGCAGTTCAAAAGGAGGTAGTTTAATGAGACCGAGAAGACGGAGAAGCACCGAGAGTTACGAAGATGAGCGTGACTCCCTGCTGCATGAAATCAAGGCAATGGAAAAAAGGCTCTCACAAGACGACGAAGAAGAAGAACTTGAGGCTCAAGAAGAAGAAGAGGAAGAAATCACGGCACAGGACGAAGAACTTGAAGAAGAGGAAGACGAAATCGAATTAGGCCAAGACGAAGAGGAAGAAATCAAGGCGCAGGACGAAGAATTCGAAGAAGAGGAAGAGATTGAAGTCGGTCAGGACGAAGACTTGGTTTCTCAGATTGAAGAGCTTAGCCAAGAGCTTGAAGAAGTCGAGGATGAGGAAGAAGCTGAAGACATCATCAGTAGCGCACGGAACAGAGCCGCAAAACGTCGCAAGACGCGCAGCAGCGAAAAATCCCCCGGTGTTGAAGACCAAATCACTCAAGATTATCTCGATGAGGTTGAAGAAGCGGCAGGCTCCAAGGTGAAAACCGTTGAGCCGAAAAACGCTTTCGTGGCCCGTGTCAAAGTTGCCACGCAACGGCTGGACAGAGTTGCCGACTATCTTGAGAAGAAAGGCGACAAGCGGCTGGCTTTGCGTATTGATAGACTGTCGGATGCTCTGGATAAGAGTATCGGCCTGAGGAAGTAGGACACTCGTTTCTTGTGAAAGGAGATTGGATAATGGGAAGAAGAGTCAGACTGACACAGAGACGGCGTAGAAGAGCCGTCGAAGACGACACTCCTTATCCCGGCACTGTTAATCAGCCCGGTCGCAAATTCAAAAAACGTGACCAATATGACAATTGGGAAGAAGTCGTGAATCATCCGCTCCCCGACATGCGTCACGAGTGGAAGAATGAAAAGCGCGACGAAATCGGCTTTGGTATTCCGACCGTCGCCAGCATTCGCGCTGCGGCTTCCAAGGCTGTACGTCTGGCTGTGCTGCTGCTTGGCGATAAGGTGGATGAGGACGTTATCGAAGCCCAAGCCCGTACCTTTATGAAGCTTGGCAACAAAGGCCTGAATGAGTCGCTGGAACGCTTCTCTGAAACCGAAACCGTCTACTCGCAGGATGAAGAGGAAGAGACGGCTCAGGACGAAGAAGAGAAGAAGGAAGAAGAGACTGCTCAGGACGAAGAAGAGAAGAAGGAAGAAACCGCGCAGGACGAAGAGGAAAAGAAGGAAGAGACCGCTCAAGATGAAGAAGATAAGGATGAAGAAGCCTGCGTGAAGTCCAAGAAGTCTCAGGACGAAGAAGAGAAGAAGGAAGAAGAGACTGCTCAGGACGAAGAAGAGAAGAAGGAAGAAACCGCGCAGGATGAAGAAGAGAAGAAGGAAGAAGAGACTGCTCAGGACGAAGAAGAGAAGAAGGAAGCGTCCAAGAAGAAGTCTCAGGACGAAGACGAAGCTGTTGAAAAGGACGAGGATGTTGGGGAAGAAGCTCAGGAAGAGGAAGAAAAGAAAAGCAGCGTAGATATGGACATCGAGCTTAACTCCATCACCGAAGGCAGCGAGGAAATCAGCAGCGAATCCGAAAAACTCTTGGGCAAGCTCTTCTCGCAGGATGAAGAGGAAGAAACGGCTCAGGACGAGGAAGAAGAAAAGGCGCAGGATGAGGAAGAAGAAAAGGCGCAGGACGAAAACCAGAATACCAAAATGTCTTCCAAGAAGTCCAAAAAGGCTGCAAAGAAACAAGGCGTTAAGTCACTCGGCGGGCAGGTCAAGGTTGCCAGCGATATGTCCACCAATGACATTAGCAAGATTTGGGATGATGCTCCTGACGTGAGTTCGGTCTTCAAGTAAGGTGAACGGTTTTCTCGAACAAAGGAGGTTTTGAGATGGCTCTAACGATTCTTATTCGTGGACATCTCAACGCGATTCCGGTATTGGCCGATGTCTGCTACACCAAAGCAAACTATGGCGTCAATACGAATACGACGTTGAGTGTCAACACTCCGAGAGGCGTGTTGGGCGGCTCTGTGGCGGCTGTGTCGGCTGGAAACGACTACACCGTCGTGCCGTGTAACATGACTCTCATGCCGGTCGGTCTCTTTGTTAATGATGCCGCTGGAGCCGCTTTTGAAAATGCTCCCGCCGTGGTTTCTGGCAAGGTGACTGTGATGAAGGCGCATGCGTCTGTTGAAGTCGATGTGTACGAAACCCGTAAAAACGATGATAGCGGCGACCTCACCTATGCAGTCGGTGAGAAACTCTACTCGTCCGCTCAGGGCTTCCTGACGAACGAAGTGAGCACCAGCCAAGTCGTTATCGGTATCTGCACGAAGGCTCCGACCGTTACGTCGCCGACCCTCGGATTGGATATGCGCATCTAAGTCAGGTGTGTGTAAGAATGCAGTGAAACAGAAGAAAGAAGATGCAAACTGGAAAAAGGAGGTAAAGAGTAATGGATAATCAGACGAAGCAGGAGATTATCAGTCAGTTCATCAAGACTGCCGCTGGTAGGCAGCGTCTTGCGGCCTCCATGATTCAGCCTTTGCGTCGGCGCAGGGACTACACTTCCGTAGGACGCAAAGCGTTCTACGTCGAACAGCTTCCCGATGGCGCACTGCCGATTTACGACAAAGACCCGAACATCACGGCCTATGTGGTCGGTGAAGAGGGTGAAAACATTGTCGCAGTCGCAAAGCCAAAGAGAGTTCTGTTCCCGCTCTTTGAAGTTGCCTCGAACCCTGAAATCCAGTTGACGGAAATCAAGGCTCGTCGGTTCGACCTCATCGAGAGAAGCGTTGACCTTGCTAAGAGCGAAATTCAGGCTGAAGAAGACCGCAAGGTTTTTGCCGTCATGGATGCACTGGCGGCTGACCCCACTAACCCGAATCCCGACATTCCGGTAACGGGCAACCTCACGGCCAATGCGCTGGCCGACGCTTTCGCGAACGTCGAGCGCACTGACATGAGAGTCGCCAACGTCTTTATGAATGCCAAGGACTATGCTGACCTGCGTAAGTGGGACAGAGATACCTTGGACATCGAGACGCAGGCCAGCTTGCTGAAAACTGGCTTGATGGCAACTCTGTGGGGCGCGAAGCTCATTGTTTCGCGTATCGTCACTGAGGGAACCGTGTACGTCTGCGGTGAGCCGGAATTCTTCGGACGCATTCCTGTCAGAACCGAGCTTACGGTTCTGTCTGCGGATGACCCGAAAAACCGTCTCATCGGGTTCTCAATCTTTGAGAATCTTGGGATTGGGGCGTACAACCCATACGCTCTTCAGAGACTTGTAATTACTCGCGTATAAGATACTTATGACGAGTAATAACTAAGCTTTGTAGAGCAGAAGCTCACGTCAGTTTAGAACTCCTCAAGAGAAATCTTGGGGAGTTCTTTTTTTGTCTAACTTGTCAGTTCTTTGGGTAAATACTATTTTTGGTTTTTTGTAGAAAAACCACTTGACTTTTCTATGGTTTCAGAGTATAATATGATAGCGTAACATATTCAGGAAAGGTCAATTATGGGCAGGTTGACGCACAAGGAACATGGACTGGACGAAGAGACCATTCGGCATCTCTATCTGGAGCTTTTCCTCAGTGACAGCGAGATTGGCAAGAGATTTGGCTTGACTGGCGAGGGCGTAGCTTATTTCAGGAAGAAGTATGGTATCCAGACGATGAAGTCTGTGGATAGAGTTGCAGGACGAGCAAAGCTGAAGGGTTTAAGAGACATCAGAGAAGTGTCAGCAGAGGAATTTGGGGAGCTTTATCGAAAGGATGGAGAAAGAAAACTTGCGAAGTTGTTCGGATGCAGTAAAATACTGATTAGGCGAATGAGACAGGATTTTGGAATTGCTCCAATAAGCAAAGCTTCAAGACAACGGTCATCACTGCCTTCTGAACTGACGCAGGCGCAGAAAGAAGTTTTGATGGGTTCTCTTTTGGGAGATGGGTGCATTTCTTTGAACAAGGCAGGTGATTCCGCTCGATATTCAGAATCGCATTCTACGGAGCAAAGAGAGTATCTTTGCTGGAAACAGTCGGTTCTTCATCCTTTCTCAAGAAAGATTGGCAGAGAAGGAAAGATTTTGAAGGATGGTCGAGTAGCCAAGGGTGTGTCTCTGCGTTGCCATTTTCATCCTGTCTTTGTAGCACTCTATCATTCCTTTTACTCTGATGGCAAAAAGAAACTACCGGAAGGCTTGATAGAAACACTTACTCCTCTTTCTTTGGCTGTCTGGTATATGGACGATGGACATCTTGCTGACGCAACATTGGATGGAGTTTTCACGTTGGCTACATGTTTTACTGATTATGAAGCCATTGCCGATGTGCTAAACGAGCGTTTCTCTCTGGATATTGAATGTCGTCCAAGACCAGAAGATAACATAACGATTCTCTGGATTCACAACAAAGACAGATTTTTTTCCGTTATCGGAAAACATGTTCATCCTTCCATGTCATACAAAATTCCATTGAGCTTGCGTTTTGGGCTTCCTCACTTTTCTCGACCGGCATTGGCTACAGTGTTGAAGGATTTTAGCGTTAGCAGGCATGTTCTTTTGAGTGAAGAAGAAAAGGAGAAACAGATTGATGACCTTGTGGATTACTGGCAGATAGCGGGTTTTCCATATCCTGTCTACAAGAAAAAGAAACGATTGAAGGAAATAGGAGCCTTGAAGAGTTCAGTTCTGAAACTGGAGGATGAAGTGCCAGTCGGTCATACGCAGGGAAGCAGTTACTGTGTTTCGAACTTTTCGGAGTTTTGGAAGGCAAGGAGGAAGGGTGGGCAGAGTCCATATCAGGTCTTTCGAAATCGTAATAGATTGAAACACATCATCAAAGATTGCATCAAATATAGACAATCGGTTTCGGATGCTGCCTTGAGAGCGGAACTCCAAATTTGTGGGGGAGTTCATACCTTTCGTCCTGCAATTGCGAAGGCAGTCTATGATACTTATTGTACGGATGGCGGCAGTGTGCTTGACCCTTGCAGTGGTTATGGAGGAAGATTGCTTGGCTTCTTTGTATCAGAGAAAGCCAAATCGTATGTAGGTATAGATGCCAACGCGGATACTGTTGCTGGTCTGAAGCACATGAGGAATATCCTAAGCAGGGACATCGAAGGGAAAGATGCAAAGATAGTCTATGCCTCCTTTGAAGACTGGAAAAAGGAGCAGGAATTTGACCTCGTATTTACTTCTCCTCCGTATTTTTGCAAAGAGATTTATGGCACGGATGAGAAGCTCAGTGATGTGCGATATGAGACTTACGAAGAATGGTTGGAGAAGTTCTTTTTCGTGCTGGTAAGAAAATCTTTTGACCTGCTCAGGAAGGGTGCTTATCTGGTTCTCAACGTGGCAAACATCAGAATAGACAAAAAGCATTATCCAATCTCTGATGACCTCCTTAAATACATTAAAGGTATAGGTTTACAGCTTTTTTGTACTCATCTTATGAAACTTTCATCTCCTTACTCAAAGTCTTTCAAACACGAGCCGATTCACGTCTTTCGGAAGTAGCATTTTCTTTCCTTCCTTGCATTCACAATTCTTTTATATTCTCTTTATAGTGTAGATGGATTGTACTGTAATTTTGTGGCTAAAAGTGTCTGAAAATGAAAGCTCAAGATGAAGCCGCTCCAACTGCTGTGATTCCAGTTCCCACGCCGGGGACGGGGACGAAAGTTCCGAAAAGGAGACGGCATTATCTTGGTGATTTTTGTACGAAGCTTGGCTTGTGTCCCATGCGGAAAAGAGAGAAGAAGAACATGAGAGACATAGTTGCGAACGTCGAGCTTTGGGCGAAGGTGGTTTTCGCTCGTGTCAGCATCAAAGAGATGATGCGCGAGTTTCAAATTGATGAAGATGTTGCCAAGCAGGTTTTCAAGTTGATGTCTCGTCGGGCCAGTCGCAATCGGGCCGAGAGAATTATGCACGAGATTGACAAGTTGATTGGCGGTTTTGGTGTCGAGGCAATCACGCTTGAGGGTGCTTATGTTGACAGGTTCTGGCAGGACGCCGTGGGCACTTTTGTGAACATGGGCGACACGTATGATGCCACGATTGTTTACGACACGGCGAATGAGAAGTTTCTGTTCACGACATGGGGAGATTTTTACGAGTGGGCAGAGCAGCAGCAACAGAAGGGGGAGTACGAGTGAACGAAGCCAGAATAGCCAAGTGCGTTTCCGTTTGGGCTAAGCGGCTTTTGGCGAGGAAGAGCACCACGACCATCAAGGAAAGCACTTTGAAGGACGGCACGGTGATTCCGAAAGGTGCGAGGGTACAGGTTGACTTTTCCGAGAAGTATCCTTACTTTTTGACTTTGGACATTGAAGGATTGGGCAGGACGCTTTCATTGAATCCGTCGGGAGCTTACAAGAAGCTTCGCGGGTTTACGAAACCGCCGTCGGTTCGCACGATGGAGAAGTGGTCGAACGATGCTATTGCAAAAACGATTACCGGCAAGAGGACGGAGCCGGATGGTTTTGGCCCTGATGGTTCACCTTCATGGATGTTGGTAATGGGAGTCATCTAATGAACGAAGCAAAAATAGCTCGTCGGGTAGCGGCCAGTGTTCTTCTTGCCAAGGTGGAGGCAGGGAGCACGGCTGATTACTTTGTTAAGGAAATTTTGCCTCATTTTCGCAAAGACTTGGCTGCTGCTGTCAGAAAGTTCAAGCCTGCCAAATTGAGAGGCAGAGGCAGCGTGGATAAGAACACGGGTGTTGTCGAGTTCATTTTGGACATTCCAAATCCTTATGGTGGCGGCGGGACGATTCCGTTAGTGCTTCGGGCGTCCGGTGGCTACATTACGGATGACGATGGTGAGTATTTCCTTTCCGTTTCGACGGCGGGTCATGGCGACCATACTTATCACGAGAAGATGCTGATGAAGAATCCCGACAGGACTTCCAAGGTCATTGCTAAGGATATGGAAGAACTGATTGAGGATTATATTGGCATTGTTCAGGAAAATGCTGAGAGACGGAAATGAACGTCAATGAGCTTGCCCTACGCTTAGCTGGCGATACTATTATAGAACATAAGAATATTCCTATGAAAGGGAAGTTCACCTGCAACCAGAAGGGTGGTTCGTATGCCATTCTGGAGGTTCCTGAGGGCTTTGTAGAGCCGATTTACAAGGCGATTCAGGAAGATGGGATGCAGAAGCCGGACGATGCTCCTCATATTTCAGTGATGACGGACGAGGAGCTTGAAGAGGTAGGCAAGGAGAACATTGAGGAAGATGGTCAGGAATTCGGGTTCACATTGGGCAACATCGAGTCTTGCGACCCTGAAGGTTGGGACGAGATGGAAAAGGTCGTATTTGTCCAGTGTAAGAGTCCAGAGCTTGAGGCGTTGAGAAAGAAGTACGGATTGACGCCTTTGGTACACGGAGACCACGATTTTCATATAACGCTGGCAGTGGTTCCGAAGAAAGGGAAAGCGGCAATGGACGAATCAAGGATTGCTCGAAGAGTCGCTCGGAGCTTTATGAGCTTCAATGAGGATGCCTATGAGAAGGAATACTCCGACATCATTGAGAAGGCGATTCAGAGTATCGAGCATAAGGTTGAGGAATACGAGCCTTGGAAAACGGAAATAGAGGAGATTGAAAGCAAGGCTCGAAGCGGTTTCATTCCTTATCACGATGGCGGCTGGATGATTCAGGCTTTCACGGATGTCCGATACCTTGAAGGCAGCGGTTATGGCGATAGTTTGCCACCGAAAGCCAAAAGGGAATATGACCGCATTGTGGATTACAATTATGAGGAAATCTCCAAGCAGATGAAGCAGGATTTCCCTGAGCAGTTCAAGGATGTCAAACATGTGGGCTACAATGAAGCCGAGGAAGCGGGTTTGACGAGCGAATATGATAACGTCGAGACGGCTTGGTTCGAAGATGACAGCATTATGTATGGTGTCAGTGCTTTCTACGATGGCCCTGAACGCGGCCCAGGAAAAGGCAAGAATGAGATGTACGTTTTTGCCTATTTCAATTTCGATGCGCCTTATCATCGAATGAGTAAAAGCATCGTGGTAGCGGATGCTGAGTTCACTTTCACGGATGCCAAGGATTTGCAGCGAAAATTGAGAGCGGCAGTCAACAGGGTGGCATCGAAATTATGATTGAGAATCTCTTCTTAATTGCAGTAACCAACGGAGATTCGCAATGAAAAGACAATACAAGTGCATTTCCCGTTTCTTTTGCGAACCGTTGAAGCGATACATTCCGGTGAACACGGACGTGTTCATTTCGGGAGAACGCGCTGAAATCACGCTGAAGAATTTTCCTTCGACGGACAATAAGTACAATTTGCGGTTGACGAGTTACAATTATGAAGGCCAAGACATCACGGCTTGGTTCGAGAGGGTTGTACTTCTTCCGCATTCTCAGCTTCAGTTTGTTCGGAATATCCCTGAGACGGATGACATCATTGGCGGCGATTACCAGTTGGATGCCAGTGATGTCAACAATGATTCATCGGTAGCGGGTTTGACGGTCAAGGAGGCGTTAGAGGCGGCTGCGGCCAGTGGTGGTTGCACGGTGGACATTCTGGCGAACCGTCCTGCTTTTGGAAATCAGGGAGCACTTTTTTACGCGACGGACACGGCACAGTTCTTTGTCGATACAGGAACGGCATGGGCTTTGGTCACGGGGGGTGGCACAGGAATTAGCCTCAACCGTGACTTGGATTATTACGACGGGAACAATTCACCCTATCGGGCTGATGCGGACAACTATGATTTTCAGGATGCGGCATCATTCATACATGGCGATGATATGGATGTCATTTTCAAGTTGGCTTCGCAATTGGGAAACATTGACGCCAATGGTGCTACAATGGTTCTCATTTACTTCATGTCCACGGCAGAGTCGAGCAAAAATGTCGTTTTAAGACTGGATTACACGGTGCATGACAAGGGAGAGGCTTATAATGGAGGAACGGTCTATGGAAGCACTTACATTACAGCTACCCCAAATGACAGCAACTTAACCGCGCTTACTACCATTTCGATTCCCGCAGGCAACGTTACGGCAAACACAGTCGAAGTGGAGTGCAGGCTATCCCGATTGGGAACGAATGGTTCTGATACGCATACAGGTGATTTCATTCTCAAACAACTTTTAGTGACCAATTAAAGAAGCAAGGAGGGTCTAAGCAATGAGTTTCAGAGAAAGGTTGATTGGGTCACGGGTTGATAGCGTTGGAGTACAAGTCTCCACGGTTGATTCTCGTGTCATTGTGCAATCGACCGCAATATCGACCGTCACAAGCAAAGTGGACAGTCTTGGTGCGCTTGAGTCAGGCATAGACTCACGTATCATTGTCCAGTCTTCTGCTATTTCGACGGTGGATAGCAAGGTCGATAGCGTAGAAGCGGAAGTGCAGAGTGTCGGGTCGCAAGCTGATTCGCTTGGGACTCAAGTCTCGACGGCTCACAGTACGACGGATTCCGCTGTAGCATCTGTGGGGACACAGGTTTCTACCGTCGATAGCAAAGTAGACAGTGTTGAAGCGGAAGTGCAGAGTGTCGGGACACAAGTTTCGACGGTTGACTCTCGAATCATCGTCCAGAGCAGTGCAATTTCGACAGTCACCAGCAAGGTGGATAGTGGTTTTGCTGGAACTGACCTGTCTGTCACCAACAGCAAGATTGATTCGTTGGGTTCTGGAGGCGGTGGAGAATCGACCACGCAGTCCAAGGTCGATAGTGTTGGTTTGCAGGTCTCCACAGTTGACAGCAAGGTGGACAGCGTTCAGGTTGAGGTTCAGAGTGTTGGGACGCAGGTTACTTCCGTTGGGACGCAGGTTACTTCCGTTGGGACGCAGGTTACTTCCGTTGGGACGCAAGTCGGTTCCGTTGGAACGCAAGTTACTTCCGTTGGGACGCAGGTTTCGACCGATGACAGCAAGGTGGATTCGGTTGGAACGGGTGTCGGCTCTGTTGGAACGCAGGTCGGTTCTGTAGGAACGCAGGTTTCGACGGTCGATTCCCGCGTGGTTGTCCAAAGCTCGGCTATCAGCACGTTGACTGGCATGGTCGATGCGTTGGATAACAATGTTTTGGCTAAGGTCATTGTTCCGGCAGTCATTGTTCGCGATGAGGCTGCTGCCCGCACCATCAGGATTTGGACATACATCTACGATGCCGAAGGCCTGATGAAAGACCCCGACTCGAATCAGGCATACTTGCAGATTTTGGACGAGGCAGGGGCAGTCGAGCTTGCTCGTGGTTTGATGACTCGGAACGACCAAGGTCGGTACTACAGGGACTGGACAGTTGCCACGGGTCAGTCGCTTGAGGCTTATCAGGTTATTGTTGACTACGACCTTACCGGCTCGACGGTTTACCAGAGCAGGTACACCGAAGTCGTGGACACCGACCCTGATATTTCCTCGGCAGTGGACAGTGTTGGTACGCAGGTTTCGTCGGTCGGGACGCAGGTTTCGTCGGTCGGAACGCAGGTTACTTCCGTTGGGACGCAGGTTTCGACTGTCGATTCGCGTATCATTGTCCAGAGCAGTGCGATTTCCACGGTGGACAGCAAGATTGACAGCGTGGAAGCTGAAGTTCAGAGTGTTGGGTCGCAGGCTGACTCCCTTGGGACTCAGATTTCGACGGCTCACAGCACGACGGACTCCGCATTGGCGTCTGTGGGTGTTCAGGTCTCCACGGTTGATAGCAAGGTTGACAGTGTTGAAGCCGAGGTTCAGAGTGTTGGGACGCAAGTCTCGACGGTTGACTCTCGAATCATCGTCCAGAGCACTGCGATTTCGACCGTCACGAGTAAGGTCGATAGTGGCTTTGCTGGAACCGACCTGTCTATCACTAACAGCAAGATTGATTCGTTGGGTGCTGGTGGTGGTGGAGAATCGACCACGCAGTCGATGGTCACTTCGGTGGGCATCCAAGTATCGACGGTTGACAGCAAGGTCGATAGCGTGGAAGCCGAGGTTCAGAGTGTTGGGTCGCAGGCTGACTCCCTTGGAACCCAAATTTCGACGGCTCACAGTACAACGGACTCCGCAGTGGACTCCGTTGGAACGGCTGTGGATTCGGTCGGAACGGATGTTGGGTCGGTCGGGACGCAGGTTTCGACGGTCGATTCCCGCATCATCGTTCAGAGCAGTGCGATTTCCACAGTTGACAGCAAGGTTGACAGCGTAGAGGCCGAGGTTCAGAGTGTTGGGTCGCAGGCTGACTCCCTCGGAACGCAAATCGGCTCCGTTGGGACTCAGGTCTCCACGGTCGTCAGCAAGGTGGATAGTGGTTTCGGTGGGACAGATGTATCGACGGCCCACAGCACCACGGACAGCAAGATTGATTCGCTGGCTACCTTGCAGGCCACTTCGCTCCAGAAGGGTGAATTCACCGCCTACATCTGGACGAATGCGACTGCCAACCTCATTGACGGTGCCAACGATTACACGCAGACCAGTGCGCTCCAGACTCAGGAAACGAGCTATGTGGACGCTGCGATTCTGGCCTCTTTGGTCGTCAATGCGCCTGAACCCAACACCAAGACGGTCAAGGATGTCGAGCTTGACTTGGGTTGGGACGGGCAGATGGACGCGAATACCGGCGAGTCGAAGTGGATGGTCGTCACGGGCGGTTCTGCTACGGTTACGAGTGCCGAGGACATTCCGGGCACAACCGTTTCCGAAAGCACGTCTCTGGCGACCCGTTGGCGTTCAGGACAGTACAAGAATGCCAACGAGATGGGAACGCTGCCGTTTACCCTCATGCTGCTTGGCAAGGTGGATAACGGCGCGGATACCCTGACCGTCCACGGTCTGCTTGGTTCGACGGTTGCTGTGTGCTACGAGGTATAACCGTCGTGTAGGAAAGAGCTTAGGGAGGACTTGAAATATAGTCCTCCCTAAGAACTACATTATGAAATTTCACACTCTGCATGAGTGTGTGGGATGAAAGAAAATGAAAGAAGATGACACGAAGGAAAAGGAGCAGAGATTCAGGCAGGAGTATTGCATTATCGGTCAAGCGGAAGCGCGGCAGAAGATTTTGACTGTGCGTTTTTTAAGGACGAGCCGCAAGCCGATAATAGCGATTGATTTTTTCAACGCGGAAAAAAAGGAGCTTGTCAAGACAGGGAAATATGCCGTTGTCTTTAGACCCTCCTTGAAAATTGAGCCGACGGCAGTAATTGAGAAATTAAAAGCTCAAGGATGGCCTGCAAAGCGTATAATAGTAGAGGGTGAGGATTTTCCGGTAGGAGAACTGCCGGACAGTATGAATATGAAAGGAAAATGAGATGTTGAAAATCGCTCACTTTGTTCAGGTAGCGAAGCATCGTAGCGGCTTGTACGAAACGACCAGAGAGATTTGCAAGGGTCAGATTGAGTACCTGAGTTGGGACGCCCGCATGATAGATGTCACGGGCATTGTGACCGGCTCAGGGGAACCGACGAAGGATAAGGAAGAAAGGGGAATTCCGTTAGCCGATTTGAAGTGGGCGGCAAGAGCGGACATCCACTTTCTTCACACGGGAATACCGGGGCAGATAGAAGGTTCGAGACCGACAGTTTATTTCGCCCACGGAATGCCGGAATATACGCTGTACTCTCAGATAATGAGAGAGGTTTCGGCAAGCGAAGAGATTAGAAAGCAGAAGCTGGAAGCAGCGAATCCGTTCTTTGGCTCTTGGGGACTCATAGTCCAGATTGCAACACGCTCGTGGCTGAAGGCTGCCATAACGCTCTGGAAACGGCATCAGCCCTATTGGGAACCGTATTTCAGGAACGTTATCCTCGGCAATCACTTCTGCGACTTAGAGAAGTTTGTGCCAGAGGGAGACAAAGCCAAGTATCTGAAGCCAGCGGACAAGGGAGGGTTGAACATCACCTTTGCCGACCATTGGCGTTATACGGCTTTCAAAGACCCGTTTCAGATACTTCACGGCGCGAGAAAGTTTTGCATGGATACTGGCTCAAGGATACACATGTATGCAATTCCACGGGAGGAAGTGACGGATTTGCGGCATCCTTGGAATTCCATTGTGCATGGGGTCAGCAATGAGTTGCGTCATACGATTGGCGATTTCCACACCGTCCACAGCGATATTGCTTCGGTGCATCGGGCGGCAGATTTGCTGGTAACGCCATCTTGTGACGATACGAGGACGGTTTTGGAGGCTTCGGCTTGTGGATGTCCGGTTCTGGCGAGAGAAGGTACAAATGGAGCCTTGTTCCACTGCCGGATGGAAGACCCTGAGGATGTGGACAGGATGCTCAGGAAAATATACGATGAGATGAAAGGAGGGAAAACAGAAGAGTTCAGGAAGAAGTCGAGGGAGTTGGTTGAGAGGGATTGTTTCTCTCTCAAGTGTTGTGTTGAGAAAATCGAGAAAGGATTGGCAGAGGCCCTTTGAGTAATGTGCGGTAGCTTTGCTTCTTTCGGGAGCAGGGCGAGTCAGGTTTTTCTGACTCTGCCGTAGGGAGACTTGGAATGACGGATGTTGGCATGGTTGTTTATCAGCACACCCACGGTCTATCTCAAGACTCCCACCCAAGCGGTCTTATATCTCACATTTTTAGAGCAGGAGGAAAGTGACAATGGCACAATGGTATGCTCGTTATGACACTGGCGACAATGACAAGATTCTTGAAGCCGGTTTTGTGGATGAGACGGAACGTGCTCGTTGGGATGCTATGTCGGGTATGGATGTCACGGTCGGGTTCGACAGCGAGATTCCGAATGACCTGATGGACATCGACGGCAACCCGAACTACAAATACAATACGAGTACGCACGAAATTGAGCAGTTGTAATCGTTGCGGACGGAGACAGGTTCCCGTTTGAAGGTTTGTTTTGACGGGAATCTTTAGGGTATCCGTGTGATTAGGTGCAAGGAGAAACAAGAATGGCACATTCGCTTGCTGCTGACCAAGTTAGACCATCAGCTTTGTTGAATTTCAAGAATCGGATTATCAATGGTGATTTTGACATTTGGCAGCGTGACACAAGTTTTGCGGTTGCCGGTGGTGCTAACAACACGGTGTATAATGCAGACAGATATGTTTATTGGGCCTATGCGCACGGAGGAACAAGTGCTGCTGGTACTATTTCTCGTCAGGCTTTTACAGTAGGTCAGACAGATGTTCCAAACGAGCCGACCTATTTTTGGAGGATGGCGAACTCAACCGCAGGAGCTTCTTTGGGAGTCAATTCCTATCATCAGCTTCGGCAGAGTATGGAAGATGTAAGGACGCTTGCAGGTAGAACGGCGAGTTTTTCATTCTATGCAAGGTCAACAATTGGAAGCAAGAAAATAGTGGTTGAGTTGGCTCAGTATTTTGGTACAGGTGGTTCTCCTTCGAGCATCGTCAGTGGTTTTGGCTACAAAGAATTTACTTTGACCACTTCATGGCAAAAATGTACCCTTGAGAACGTATCTGTCCCTTCGATTTCAGGAAAGACATTGGGCACCAACAATGACAGTGTATTGTGGCTGGATATTTTCTTTCAAGCTGGTGCTGGTTTCGATGCTCGTCTTGGACAGTCTGGTGGTTTTGCTTGGGGGGGCACGGGGAATACGGATATTTCTCAGGTTCAAGTCGAAGAGGGAGAAATCGCAACGGAATTTGACCAGCGGCATATTGACCAAGAAAAGACTTTGTGTTTCAGGTACTATCAGGAATATTTGCAGCTTCAGAAAAGCTCGTATAACTTGATTAACAATTGGGCTTATCATTGTATGCTTATTCATCCAATGAGAGCAACGCCTACGGTTACTGTTGGAGGTTGGTCGGGTCTCGTACAAGTAAGCAATTACGCTGTTATTGGAAAAGACCCACAATCAATCATTCAGCAACAACAAGCAAGTGCAACAGGTGTAACACAGGCCAACGCGGATAATGTTGAGCTTGATGCTGAGTATTAAGGAGAGAATCAGATGGTCAGAGCAGAAAACATTCGGATAGAATCGCATCTTGCTGATTTTTGTTGTGATGCTTGTGATACTTTTCAGCAGGATGTGAATGTGAATACGGAGTTATCTTATGGTGGCCCGAACAACGATGTGATTGTTGTTCCTTGTTCCAACGGTTCTTGCAATGCTGTCAGTTACTATCCTGTTTCTGGCGGTTCTGTCGAGGCAATTGATTTGGCTGCCGCAAAGACGGAGTAACTGTTGACGAACTATACTTCCTTATGGAAGGAGAATATGAAATGAGCAGCAAGAGTAAAGGCAGAAAGAACAAGCGCAGGAAGCGAGAGAAACATGAGAGCAGGATTCATGGAACATCGGCCCCAATGCCTCCTGCCGCAAAGATACAGCAGTTGCCTTACGTCGTTATCAAGCTGTTGACGGGCGCAAGGATAATTGAAAACTACAAGATGAGAAAAGGCATTTACGGAATCATTTGGGATAACGGGATACAGGTTCTGAACGAAGAGGATTACAAGTTGGCCGACAAGGTTGCCAAGAAACTTTTTCAGGAGCAGGTCAAGGAAAAGAGCTTGCAAGCTTCTGTTGGAACGCTTCCTGTCGGCTTCACGCTGCATCGCATGGCTACCGAAATCATCGAGAGAGCTATCAATGACGTTTCAGGCGGCAGGAAGAAGCTGATGTTCCTCAAGGACAGGAGCGGATGCGGATACTGGCGCATGACCGTGCCTTCTCGATACATGAATCAGGATGCGCTCTACATCGACATAGCTGAATCAGAGCTTGTCTACGAGTTCCTTGAAGAATATGACATACTTGTTGTCCAGCGACTCTGCAACTGGCGCGAGTATTACACGATAGAACGGCTCAAGAGAAGCGGAAAGCGGATTGTCTATGACATCGACGATGACATCTTTGACTTGCCCGATGATAATCCTGCGGCTCGGTATATCCGCGCCGACCAGTACAAGGCGGCTGCGGGAACCATGAGGCTCTGTGATGTGGTGACAACGACTACGGAGATTCTCAAGACGCGATTGAAATGTCCTGATAAGACGCTTGTGATTCCGAACGCCATTGATTTGAATGACGGCTACCCTGCGAAGTTTCAGGGTAGTGATGACAATTTCAAGCGGATTCTGTGGATGGGGAGCGGCACCCATGACAGAGACTGGATGGAATGTGTGGGAGCCATCGACAGGGTTCTTCAGGAGCGCGAAGATGTGCGGCTTCTTATCTACGGAAACATGCCGACCATCATCAAACGGCATCTTGCAGACCCGCTGAAGGTATGGTGGAAGGGTCGCATTGAGTTCATGGATTTCAAGGAAGTCGAGACCTATGTTGAAATGACGAAAGAGACAAAAGCGGAATGCGGCGTGGCTCCGCTTGCCGGTACAAACTTCAACGCGGCCAAGAGTAATATCAAGTGGCTGGAGTATACGGCTGCCGGAGTGCCGACGATTGCCAGCAATGTGAGTCCATTTATGGAAGACATCGTAAGCGGGCAGAATGGCATTCTTGTGGATTCAGAAGATGAATGGTACGAGCAGATTATAGCCTTGCTTGACAATCCAGATAAATGTAGTCAGCTTGTCGAAGGGGCTGTAAAGACGGTCAACGAGAGATTTGACATCAAGCAGGTCGTACATGATTGGGAAGAAGCGATTTTGGGCGAAGCTTATGAGTACACGACTGAAGAAGAAGTCCCACAGGATGGAGAATATGAACTCGTAAATGCAGCAGCGAAAGAATAGTTGATTTCAAAGACGAGGAGAGCTTATCATGGGACTGAGAGGTTCTAATCGAGCAACCAAAGTAGGCTACGACTACTCTCCTTCATACTATACGCCTTCGCCTGTTGGATTGGAAGCATCCAACAAGGTAAGTGCGCATTTGAAGGGAATTGATATTGCGCTTGGTGCTCGTTATTCTGAAGGTTTGCTGACGAACCGGCCCGCTTACGGCAATGATGGCTTCTGGTATCGTTGCACGGATACCGAGCAACTTTTTGTGGACAATGGTTCGCAGTGGGTGGAAGTTTGCGCTATCGGCACGGGTGCTCCAGTCATCTATGAGCGGCATGTGGCGACTGCGAATCAGACTGTTTTCACCCTGTCCAGCCATTACAACAAAGATGAAGATGCTCTCCAGGTCTATCGTAATGGCAACAGGCAGACGGTCAATCAGGAATACACTGAAACGAGCACATTGGTTGTCACGTTTGCTAACGGCTTGGACGTGGGCGATGAAGTCATTTTCATCCAGTTTTCGGGTGGCTCGAAAAACGTCGTGACAGCCAGACAGGATTTCACGGCAACGGGTGGTCAGACAGCATTCGATTTGAACTTTACCTATCGTACCGGCTATAATGACATTTTGGTTTACTCGTCTGGCGTCCTTCAGAGAGTAGGTGCCAGCTATGACTACGTAGAGACGGATGCGGATACAATCACGTTCAATTCTGGTCGTGCTTTGAACGAGCAGATTGCCGTCTTGAGAGTAGGAGCCAATGATGCTGGAACGGTGGCTCTCTACGAAAAGCATGTTGCCACTCAGGGCCAGACAGTCTTTGATTTGGCTGGAGCTTACGTGTCGGGCACTCATGTGCTTCTTGTTTTCAAGAATGGACAGCTTCTCACCATCACGGATGACTATGCGGAAACGAACAATCAGAGAGTTACGCTGACGGCTGGAGCGGATGCGGGGGATGTCCTGATTTTTCGGGTTCCCTTTGGAGATACCGAGGCTGGTGTGACGGGCACGGCGGCTAATATATCGACGAATACAAGCAATTTTGACCATCTCCTTTCAGCCGCTGATAATACGGTTCAAAAAGCTCTTGAAACGTTGGATGACCACGGCCATTACAGTGAAGGTCTTTTGACGAACAGACCAGCTTCTTCTCTTTCAGGCTTGTGGTATCGTACTACGGACACGCAGCATCTTTTCGTGGACAATGGTACAAGCTGGATAGAGGTTTGTTGTGTAGGCACTGGCGCACCAACGATTTATGAGCGTCATGTAGCGACGGCAGGCCAGACGGTTTTTGACCTTTCGAGTGTTTACGATATTGGCAAAAATGCTTTGCAGGTTTATCGAAACGGGAACAGGCAGACGATAGGGGCTTCGAACGATTATCAGGAGACTGATTCGGATACGGTCACTTTCAATGCCGGATTGGGCGCGGGTGATGAAGTTGTTTTCATGCAGTTCTCAGGTGGTGCCAAGAACGTCATTACGGCGAGACAGGATTTCACATCCACGGCAGGACAGACGGTTTACAATCTGAATTTCACGTATCGTCCGGGCTATGATGACATCCTTGTCTATTCGGGTGGTATTTTGCAGACGGTTGGCGGCGGCAATGACTATGTGGAGACAGACTCTGATACCATCACATTCAATTCAGGAAGGGCTTTGAATGAGCGTGTTACCGTTTTGACGGTCGGAGCCAACGATGCAGGAGTGGTTGGGCTTTATGAGAAGCATACGGCGACGGGTGGTCAGACGGTTTTCAATCTGAGCGGAACCTACATTGTCGGCACTCATTGTTTGCTTGTTTTCAAGAATGGTGTCTTGCTTGAAGTGGGCGATGACTATACCGAAACAAATTCCACAACAGTGACGTTGGCGGTCGGAGCAAATCTGAACGACAAGCTCATCTTCAGGGTGATGAATGGAGACACGGAGCTTACGGCACATGATTTGAGTTATCACAGCGATGTTACCAATGATGGTGCCGACGCATTTGTAGCGGCTCAAGATGAAGGTGCTGATGCTGCGAACCGTTTTGCTTTGTTGTCTGATTTTGGTGCTGAAGGTTCGTTCTTTGGTTCATTCTTTGGGCTTGAGATTTTCAGCAACCAGACAAATCCAACGTATCAGGTGGACATCAAGAAAGGTCTTATTTGTATCAACGATGACTTGGATGGAACAATCAAGACAACGAGCAATTTGACTGTGGACATCACAGCAAGCGGTGCCAATGGATTGGATACGGGTTCTGAAGCAAGCTCGACATGGTATTACATTTGGGTCATCAAGAATCCAACTTCTGGAGCAGTTGCAGGATTGTTTTCTACATCAGCTACTTCACCTACAATGCCAAGCGGATATACCAAGAAACGTTTGATTGGGACAGTTTACAATGATTCTGGCAGCAATCTGTATGAATTTCGTCAAGACGGGGACAGAGTGAATTATCAGCGTTGGTGGCTTGTCTTAGGAGCAGGAAGCGCAACGGGAGTTACGGCTGTTGACATGAGTAATTTCGTTCCTTCTATGGCTACAGAAACTGAACTTGGATGTGAAGAAATCAATTCGAGTTCTGTGACTGCTTACATTCGTACAAAATCTGCTGGAACAGAAATTGTTCGATTGGTAGGTAGTGCTGCTTACTTGATATTTTTGAGTGTCAGATTTCCGATTTTCGTAGCTACCAATTTCTACTATTATCAGACGGGTGCCGGTGGCGCATTGAATGTTTACATCAGGAGTTTCCGCTTGAGATTGTAAGGTCTCGAACAAGGAGATAGATGAAATGGTCACGACGCTAAATGCGACTCAGCTTACCACGCTGGCGATAAAGAGGCACTTGGAGTATCTGGAAATCCAAAGCAACGCAAGCAATCCGACTTATCAGGTGGACATCAATAGCGGCATTGCAGGTGCCGATGATGGCTCCAGACTGATGGAAGTTTCGTCGCCCATTACGGTAGATATTACAGCAAGCGGAGCAAATGGTCTGGATACTGGAAGTGAAGCTGCCAATACGTGGTATTACATCTATCTAATTTTCAATCCTACGACTGGAACTACAGCAGGATTGTTTTCGACTTCCAGTAGCAGTCCTACAATGCCTTCAGGTTACACAAAGAAGCGTCTTGTGGGCGCAGTAAGAAATGATGGTAGTAGTGATTTTTATTCTTTCAAACAAATCAATAACGATTATTCCTACTTGCTACGCAAACTTGTTCTGTCGAATGGAACGTCTACTTCTTATGCTTCTGTGGATTTTTCGAATTACGTACCTCCTATTGCAGATTTTGGTTCTGTCAACCTTATTGATATTCCTCAGAGTAATATAGGTGGGCGTGGCAATGTACTTTTTTCCACAGATGGAACAAATCTCTGGACAGCGATGAGTTCGCATTATACTGCATCATACATAGCAGATTCGGCAATGCAATTTAGTGCGCCTATTTTCACAGTTTCGCCAATTCGTTTCTATTACAGTGTCGAATTTAGTGGTCAATCTTGTTATATTGGTGTGAACGGTTTTTGTTTGAATTTGTAAAGAGATTATAAATGCCTGAAACCGAAATCAAAGCTGGACGCATTGACCCGTTGTTGACCAAAACAATGCTCCAGAGTTTTCGTGCCGATTGCAACGGAACCAGCGTTGTCTATCTCCGTGATGGTGTTGTTGGTTCTGACGACGGCGATGAAATCATGGAGATTCCTTCAACAATAACCGTTGATATTACAAACTCAGGCTTGAATGGTCTGGATACAGGTTCAGTAAGCAACGACACTTGGTACTATCTTTACGTCATCAGCAACTACACAACAGTTGCAGGATTGTTTTCGCTCAGTGCTTCGAATCCAACAATGCCGAGTGGATATGTCAAGAAACGAGCAGTGAGCAAGTTGCGCTATTACACTGCTGCTTTTCCATACTTTCGGCAGTACAATAACTATGTGAATATTGCTCAAAATTACACGGTTCTTTCAGCAGGAAGTGCAACATCAAGAACACAAATCAATCTGAGTAATTATGTTCCCGATGAAGCTTTCAGTGCGGACATTCGATGGCGGCTGGAATCTACTGGTTCAGATATTGAAGCGAGTCGAACAGGTTATGTTGAAGGACTGAGTGGAACTACCAATCAGTGGGCTTATATGGGCAATGACGAAACAGCCACTACGGTTTATCTGTATCGTCAAGAGTGTCATTTTGAATTGCCAATGTATTATACGAGTCCAACACGGCTTTATTACTATCATAGCGGCAGTGGTGCAGATAGCACTATCTACGTTACAGGATACAAGTTGAAGGGTTTGTAATGGCTGAGACAGTCGTACTTACAGAACGAATTCAGTCTGCTTTGCTGGAGAAAGTCAACAGCCTTCGTGTCAAAAGCACGGATGGAAGTGTTGTCAGCATCTATTCAGGCATTGTGGGTTCCGACGAGGGCGATGTAGTGATGGAAGTTACGTCTACTTTGAATGTAGACATCACTTCTTCAGGCGCAAACGGATTGGACACAGGTTCTCCAGCGGACAATACTTGGTATTATCTGTTTCTGATTTTCAACCCGACTACTAATACGGTTGCAGGATTGCTTTCGACGAGTCAAAGCAGCCCAACAATGCCTTCTGGTTATACGAAGAAAAGATGGATAGGCGCAACAAGAAGAACAACGGCTTTGCTTGCTTTTACGCAATGGAATGAAGAAATCCATTATGCTGGCTATATTGGCGTTTTGAGTAATGGAAGTTCAACAAGCCGTGTTCAAATCAGTTGTTCGAATTATGTTCCTGATGAACATGCTGAAGCTTTTCAGGTTTTTGCCAATGCTACTTCATCAAGCTTTCATGGAACAGGCAATGCGCAAATTGAGTGTGAAAGTGGAAGCGGTTACATGCTGATGTATGCTTCTTATGACAACGTAGCAACTCCAATGTCTTTCATGGAACGTGGTACTCAAAGCGCATGGATGCCAAATTACTATTCGACAGCACGGATTTATTACTACGTGTCTGATTCAGAAGTGGATTGTGATGCTCTGATTCAGGCTTTTCGATTGAGGTTATAATGGCAGAGTTAGCCGTTGACATTAAACGCATCAAGCAGCTTCTCACCAAGAGGAAGTTAGACCGTCTTGGTATAGAATATCTGAGTACGGATGTTGTTCGAATCACGGAAGGTATTGTGGGAACGGATGACGGCGAAGCTTTGATGGAAGTCACATCGAACATTGATGTGGACATTTCAGGCAATGGCGCAAACGGATTGGATACAGGTTCAGTCAGCAATGATACTTGGTATTACTTATTCTTGATTCTGAACCCAACGAGTGGAACGGTTGCTGGACTTTTCTCTTTGAGTGATACTGCTCCCACGATGCCTTCAGGATATACGAAAAAGCGGCTTGTAAGTGTGCTGCGTTATTTTACGGCTGATTTTTTGAACTTCAAGCAGTATAATTGTCGAGTGTTTTATCCCGGCCCTCAAACGGTTCTTTCTGGCGGCGGGAGTACAAGTCGAACTCAGATTGATATAAGCAACTATGTTCCTGATACGTATGGTCAGTCTGCTCGGCTTTTGTTCATGTCGAATTGGAACAATGATTTCGGTAACAGTGCAGTCTATCTTGAAGGGTTGAGCGGCAGTACATATCATTACACAAGGGCTGGTCTTTATGCTGGTTCATGGTGGTATAGGTTCCGACAAACGAATGAAGCGGACATTGGAATGTTTTATGACAGCACCATGCGTGTCTATTATTATACGGGCGATTCAGATTGTCGATGCTCGATTTTTGTTAAGGGTTATACGCTGAGACTGTAGAAAGGGAATGATGTGTCTCGATACGCAAAATCCGATATTCGCCGCATCGCCATGCGCGTGGCATTCTCGGAAATTCTTGCTTTCGAGATGAGTCTGACGGAGTGGAAACAGTACAAGCAAGAGCATCCAGCGGCAAATCCAAAGCGTCATACGATTCATCCTGACACTCCTGAAGAACATGCAGAAGTCGTCAAGGAGCACATCAAGCATACAGTCAAGCAAAAGCTTAAAGAGAAGGTCAAGAAAAAGAAGCTTGAAGAAGCTCCGAAAAAGAAGGAATACAAGAATCACGTTCGGATGACCAAGCAGGAGTTGCAGGATACTCTGAAGAAAGGCCAATACACGGTCATCTCGGCTGGTAGAAATCCGAACAACCCTGAAGAAGCGGAGAAGGAGCCGGATGACGAGTTCTTTCACAAGCGACATGAACAGTTGCAGGATGAACTGGAATCCCTTGGAGTGCCTTATACTCAGGTAGTCGGCCATTATGGAGGAAAAGAGCCGAGCTTTTTAGTTGTCCATGACGACCTTGAGCTTCCCAAGAAGATGAAAAAGTCTCAAAAGGGATTCATGGTTCGCTACAAGAAGAACCAAAGAAAGGACATGCACAAGAAGCTGGCAGAGATGGGGAAAAAATACAATCAGGACAGCGTTCTGCATGGTTATGAGGGGAACAACGTCATTGAGTTCACGACAGGTAAGAACGCAGGGAAGAAGTGTGGGGGCAAGGGATACAAGGAAACGCCGGAAGCTGAGGATTTTTACACAGAGGTCGAGTTGAGGGATAAGGAGCACAGCAAATTCAATGTCAATGTTGATTCCTGTTTCGAGAAGGGTCTACTTTGAACAATTTTTTGATATTCCTGTTATAGGGTGAAAGGTGCCAAAAATGGCCTACACAAGGAAATACCAGCAGGGTCAGGGCAATCTCGGACGGGATGCCGAGCTTGCCTTCTTCAAGGAAAATACGGTGGCAATTCCCACGGGCAGAACTACGCTCAGAAATGCTGTCGGAGACCGTACTCCGAAGCTTCAGTATGAGCAGCCAAATAATGTCATTGGCGTAGCAAACGTGGTCAAGCCACCGGATGCTTTTGACGGTCAATAAATAAGGAGAAAGAAAATGCCTACGTACAGAGCGAACAGCACGGACAAGCAGATTGAGGACGTGGAGGCTTTCTACGCCCATAGCTGCATTCCTGTGCGGACAGATGCTACGACAAGAAAGGTTGGCAACCCCACAGGTTCGGGTGTGAATCCCACGAAGACTCGTCGTGGCGTTGTCGAGGCTGCAAGTGATAAGCCTCAGTATTGGGGCGACAATGTAGGTAAGCCGTAAAAAAAGTTCAAAATCTCAAAGATTTTCCTTGAACTTTTTGTGAAATTGCCGTATAATAGGGCAGAGAGTTGAAACGTTATCTGGAGAAACCGTGATGTCTTCGATGATGATTGCAGGTAAAACAACGAGATGCGGGTGGGAACGCCACTTCCCATCACTGCTCCCGTTGTATCCCAATCAAGTCGGAGATAGTCAGCGGGTTTTCTTCAGGTAACACATCAATCAAACAAAGTGAAGCCTGAAGAAGACCCGAAGAAATTCGGGTCTTTTTTTTGGATTTTGTTCATTGAATTTCTGGCGTTTTGACGAAGTAGAAGATGTAGGAGAGTGGTGTAATTGGTAGCATCAAGGATTCCAAATCCTTGGATTCGGGTTCGAGTCCCGGCTCTCCTGCCAACGATGCCGGAGATTATGATATGGAGTATGCCGAGAAATATCCCTGTGTTCAGTGCGGTTATTGCTGCACAGTACGCGCCTGTCCTTATGGCGAATGGGATGTAGAAAAGAAGCAGTGCAGATTTTTGACAAAGGAAAAGCTTTGTAGCAAGTATGAGGAGATAATCAAAGACCCGAATTCGTGGTCATCTCCCGCGTTTGGGGCTGGATGTAGCAGCCCGCTATTCAATACAGTAAGAGAGGAAAAGATTCGCAATGAAGTTCGAGGAAGCAAAGGCAATAGCCGAGAAATACACGGAGACCACGGGCAAGAAAGCTTTGGTGATTCAGGTGGACGCAGACAATAGCCATCTGATGATTGCTGAATACATGGTCAGACGAGAGACCATTGAGGCCAGTGGTGGCAGCATTGTGTATGAGACCGAAGCAGAAAACGTTCTTTCTCAAAAAACTTCCAGTACGCTCCAGTGACGGGTTACTTCTTCCCTGTTAAGGAAAACCGAGTCCTGTCGCGCTTATCGGTATTGGAAGTTTATAGTTTCCAGTACGCTCCAGTGGAGAGATACTTCGCTTTGGGAGCCGTAGACGTTGGTTCGATTCCAACCCGCCCAACTTTGATGGGCGGTAGCTTAGTGGTAGAGCGACGTTACAGTCCTCTCTGCGATTTTCGGTACTGGATTATGGCCCTGTAGAGTAACAGGCTAACTCACTACCCTTTCAAGGTAGAAATTACGGGTTCGAGTCCCGTCAGGGTCACTTTGACAACCAAACGGTTCTTTAGCGAGTATGAACCAGCCATTCAGAAAGCGGGAACCGGGAGTGAAATTGACGCAAACAGGGCAGGGTGGCACTCTGTCAATGTGCTGATAAAGTAGCTCCGAATTTTTGGGGCTGAGGGCGAAGGAGTCGAGCCGCTTCCCTGTCACGGAAGAGTAAAGCGAGTGCGAGTCTCGTCAGTCCCGCCAAAAAGGAAAGAGCAATGAAGCTCATTTTTTGTCCGAAATGCGAGGATGTTCTCAAGCTGCTTCTTGAGAAAAGGACTTGTCATTGTGGCGCATCTTGGGGCCATTATGAAGATGACCTCAATGCGGTTATCGGCGGCAAGGCTGTTCCGCTTGGTTTCAGCAATGATTCCGTCATAAAGGCATTAAAGGGCAAGACTCCTCGTGGCAGGTTCAATGCTTTTGTCATTGACCTGCCCTGTAAGACCATCAGGACGGAAGAGCATGACGCCGATGCTCTGGATAGGTTTCTGAAAGGTCTTGAAGAGAAGAGCGAGAAACGGTTGATGGCTGAGATGGCATTGCTTTTCAGTGTTCTTTGAAAAACATGTTCCACGGTAGCTCAATTGGTAGAGCATCCGGCTGTTAACCGGGTTGTTGCAGGTTCGAGACCTGCCCGTGGAGCCATTGGCCTGTGGTGAAATTGGCATCACACTTGACTCTGACTCAAGAGTTTCAGGTTCAAGTCCTGACAGGCCAGCCATATTCCCCTGTGGTGTAACGGCAACATGCGAGGCTTTGAACCTCGTGTTCCTCGTTCGAATCGAGGCAGGGGAGCCATAAGCGGCCTTGGTGTAGAGGTAGCACGTAACCTTGCCAAGGTTAAGGCACGGGTTCGATTCCCGTAGGCCGCTCCAGAAAAGAAAGGAGGTCGTCATGGATTACAAAGAAATGGCTCTTTGGATAATGACACGTCCCGAAATTGAGGAATGCGTTCGGGATGGGCGGGTGCTTGCCGCCTCCTATAAGACTTCAAAGATTTTGGACTGCGACAGGAAGCTTGCGTTGAAGGCTGCAAAAAAGGCCGCAGGCTGGCCGGTTCAGGAAATGACGGTTGTTCGTATCAAAAGAAAAAGGGTTTGTGGGCGGTTAGTATAGCTGGAGAGAACACCAGACTACGAATCTGGAGAGGCAGGTTCGAATCCTGCACCGCCTGCCATTTTTCAAGAAAACCGTCGAAGAAAGGCGGTAAGTGGGTATAATCCTATAGGTTGTAATTGGAGAAACCCAAATGCAACAAGGCGAAAAAGAGCGGATGAAGGTTCTGCTTGGTCGTTATGACGAGAAAAGGATTCTCAAGTCAAACGGCATCTACGCATGGAAAAGATACCACTGGAGTCCGCTGCATTTCGCTGTCTACACTGGCAATGTTGAGTTAGTGAAAATACTTGCCAGTCATGGATTCAGCTTTGACGTGAAGGACATCTATGGAATGACACCAAGGAAACTCAACGAGATGCTTTGTATTTTACGCGAGAAAAGCTGAGTTCATAAGTCGTTCTTTGACAAAAGAATAGAGACAAAACCCAATCAGCAACGATGTGCGCCTGTAATCGGCGCACGGTCTTCCGGCAATAGCGGGAGGGCCGGAGTCGTGTTCTGGTGCGGGACTCCGGCCCTCAATGGGTTTCAAGATTGGGGGTATAGCTCAATTGGGAGAGCGCAAGCTTTGCAAGCTTGAGGCCGAGGGTTCGAATCCCTCTACCTCCACCATATTACATAGAGGGGAGAACATGTATGGCAGAAAAAAGACTCATCGAGACATTCAATCGCATTCCTCATCACTTCTTTGTGACAACAGGAGCGGGGCAGATTACGCAGGATGCAGGCAGCGACCATTTCGAGACGGGTTCTTACGATTTGGCTTTACTGGAAGCCAAGATTGAGAACTTCAACGTGGTCAAATATACCAGTGTCATGCCGCCTGAGGCCGAGGAAATCACATTGGAAGAGGCTCAGGAATACTTTCATCATGGAGCAGTGTTGGAAACTATTATGGCTCAGATGAACGGTGAGCAGGGTCAGCATATTTGTGCGGGAGTAGGACGCTGCAAGGTGAAAGTCGGGGGAGAGTTTATCGGTGGGTTTGCTGCCGAGTATGAAGGATTTGCTTCTTCTGAAAAGGCAAAGAAGATACTGGAGAACGACCTGAAAGGCATTATTAAAAGGCGTTATCACAATGCCGTGGTGGAAGTGTTCGATTTCGAGTTTGCCATCAAGGACTTGATTGTCGATAAGGAATACGGCACGGTCTTGGCGGCGATTTGTTTTGTGACGTATCTATATCCTGTGCGTGAGTAGTTTGAAAAAGTGGGAGCGTAGTCCAACTGGCAAGAGACACCTGATTCAAAATCAGGGGAACGCAAGTTCCGTGTGGGTTCGACTCCCACCGCTCCTACCACAAAGAGAGGAAAAGATGACAGAAGAGCAAGAAATTCATTTGAGGACGGAGATGCGCAAGTCTTTTGAAGACCCTCATTATTCCGTTGTCGTGCCCTTCGAGGTATCGAACGAGGATTGTCTGAAGATTTGCAAGGAAATTGAGACAGAGCTTTACGGATGAATCCTGAGTATTTTTCTCATCAGCCTGTACTTGCCGCCGTGGTGACAGCCACAACTGGCCCGATATTGGAGCTTGGCTGCGGTTGGGGGAGTTCTCTTTGGCTTCATGGAATCTGCGCCATCCAGAATCGAAAATTGGTCTCTTTGGAAGGAGACATGAACTGGTTGAATCAGTTTTCTTGGATGACGAGTTCATTCCACACATTTCATCATGTCAAGGACTGGTGCAGCGTTCCTGAGTATGAAGAGGAATGGGACGTGGTTCTGGTTGACCACGGGGACAGTCTGAATCGGGCGACTTCGATACGGGCCTTGAAGGATAAGGCGAAATATCTGGTCTGTCACGATTCCTGTTTCGCTCATCTATACGGATACAATGATGTCTTTCCGATGTTCAATCATCGGTTCGACTTCGCCAAGCGTCGTCCTCAGACGACCGTGGTGAGCATGTTGCATGATGTCAGGTTTTTGAAAGCACTCTAATGGTCGAGTGGTGGAATCGGCAGACACGCGGGATTCAGGGTTCCGTGCTCATTAAGAGCGTGAGGGTTCAACTCCCTCCTCGACCACCAACTTCAAGGAGAAAAGCCATGACTTCCACCGCTGGAGGAATTGTCGGGTAGGGCCTTAACGAAAGGAGCCTTATCATGGCAATGACAACGAAACAACTTGGTGAGAGAGTAAGATTCATCGTTCGCAATCTTGGATACCCTCCGGGGCAGGTGTATCGAGTGCAGGTCAACGATGACACGCCTGACCATTGGAAGAGAGCGGTGCTTTTTGATGTAGATGTCGATTTGGACAAAGATGGTGAGCATGGCGTGGTGGAACAATTTCGTTTCACAATGCACGAGTATGGCTTGGGAGCGAGGAAGTTCAGGAGAATTGTTCATAGACGTTTGTGTCGAGCTTTGGAAAGGGCTATCGAGCGGTTATTGCCTGCGGCGGCAGGTTACAAGCAGGCAGTAGCTCATCTGAAGAATCTCAAAAAGCTCAACATTTAAGCTCAGGTGGCGCAACTGGCAGACGCGCTCGGCTTAGAACCGAGTTATTGAGGGTTCGAATCCCTCCCTGAGCACCAGCTTTTCAGGAGAAAGTCATGTCAGAAGGAAACTGGCGGGACTGCACGGATTTTTTCTACAGCATTTCCGTGAACGAAGACATCTGCCGGTGGGTCAAAGTCAGCGAAGAGGATGCTGAGTATCTGCTGGAACATCCTGACATTTTCTCTGCCAAAGTAGACAAGAATGTGGCCTATATCACTGGCAAGCGTGTCAGGACGAGGCATGACGGGGATTGCACCTTTTACGCTGCTATGGAGAATTGTCAAATCACGGACGGGATTTGTACTTGTGGCTACGCTCATTATTGGAAACCCTCCATTGGTGCTGAGCAGTGGTACAAGATGATGTATAGTGAGCAGCGTTTGCAGATAATGGAAGCGGATTATCAAAAGCGGGTGAAGGAATCAGGTTTGACAGAGCCGGAGTACCGGCACAAGTTTAGACAGGACATGGCAAAGCGTTTTGGCCCTCCTGTATGCGCTTTTTGTGGAAGCAAGATGGTGGATACATGGGAGGCAGGTAATCCAGATGGCGATTGGGAATGTTTCAATTGCAAGCAGTAATGCGGATGTGGTGGAACCGGTAGACACGTCAGGTTGAGGGCCTGATGCTCATTTCAAGAGCGTGGAGGTTCGAATCCTCTCTTGCGCACCAATCTCTTTGGAGGACAATATGGAAGTTTCAGATTTCATGGAGAAACACTTCAAGCATTTCAATGCCCGTGAAACTTTGGATGCGGCAATTGGATGGAAAGACCTGCTGGAAGGCGGCGGCAAAATGTTTTTGGCTATGGGTGGTGCCATGAGCACGGCAGAACTTGGCATTTCTCTGGCCGAAATGATTCGACAGGACAAAGTTCATTGTATCTGCACAACGGGAGCCAACCTTGAAGAGGACGTGTTCAACTTGCTCTGTAACAGCGAATACGAGTTTGTCCCGAAGTACAGAGACCTTTCTTTGGAAGATGAGAAAGGATTGAGAGATAGAGGTTTCAATAGGGTCACAGATACCTGCATTCCTGAAGCGGCTATGTTCTATATTGGCGAAATGATACTTAGGATGTGGGTGGAAGCGATTGAAAAAAAAGAGTCCTATTTTCCTTATGAATACATCTACAGGCTGCTGGATGAGCCGGAAATGCAGGAGCGGTTTGACATTGACCCGCAGAATTCATGGGTGTACGCAGCAAAGGAAAAGGAACTGATGATTCTCACGCCGGGTTGGGAAGATTCGACTCTTGCCAATCGTTACTGTGCGGAGGTTTTGAATAAGACTTTGAAGGGGCATGGGGCGGTTCGATATGGAACCGAGCAGATGCAGGTGTTTGCCGAATGGTATCAACAAAATACTCCCGTGGGTTTCTTTCAGATAGGTGGGGGAATAGCGGGCGATTTTCCAATCTGCGCGGTTCCAATGCTTATTCAGGATGTGAAGAAGAAAGATACGCCGTATTGGGCATATTTCGCTCAGATAGGCGACAGCGTGACCTCTTACGGTTCTTATTCCGGCGCGATTCCCAATGAGAAAATCACGTGGCACAAGCTTGATGTGGATACGCCGAAGTACATGATTAACTCGGATGCCTCCATTGTGGCTCCTTTGATTTTTGCTTATGTCTTGGGAGAATAATGGACGAGGAAAAGCTGGAAAGACTCAGGAAGAGAATACAAGAGGAAAGGGAGCAGGATAAGATTGTTCATATTCCCATAACGGGGAGGACGGATGACGAGCTTCTTGCCGAGATTGACGAGTGGTTGAGGAAACAGGGGATTTGAGGGCGAGTGATGGGAATTGGTATACCTCTCTGACTTAAAATCAGAGGCTTGCGGGTTCGAGTCCCGCCTCGCCTACCACCTAACAGGAAAAAGGTGACACTATGGAGTTGAGAATCACGCTGGAGTTCGACGAACCATGTCTTGGAAACGAGAGATTTGATGACCCACTGCCGAACAAGATGCTCTACAATTCTGACAAACAAGTGGTTTTCAGACAAATCTGGTGGGACACACTTCTTTTCAAAGCGGTAGAGGCTTTCAAAAGAAATCCGAAGAACAAAGACTATTCCGAGCAGGTCAGGAAGGTGATGTGGCGACCTGAAGTGGTGGGAGATGTCAAGCTCTATAAACGCTGGTACTATTTCAAAGGCGTCAAGGCGTTCAAGGTGCATGAATCTTTTCTGCCGCAAGACAAGATTATTGTTCGGGTTTTGGTGCCGGAGAGTCTTCCTGTGAATGAGTTCAAAGCCATTCTGGAGATGGCGGGTTCTTATTTTGGCATCTCTCCGTTTGGCTGGAAGCGCGGAATCTACGGGAAATTTCATGTGGTTGCAGTGGAGGAAATCGGGGTGTAGGGAAGTCTGGTATCCCGCAACATTTGGGATGTTGAGGTCGCCGGTTCGAATCCGGCCACCCCGACCAACTTTGAAAGATGGCTGAATCGCTTTGGGAAATACAGGCGAGACTGATTTACGCGCCGATTGTGGCAGGTAAATCAGCCAAGTTCGCTAATGATGTCGTAGTGAAATTGCTTCAATATCCGGGCGAGATGCCCTTCGAAATCATTCGCAATCTCATCAGGCGTGGTAAGCTCTTACATGCTCTCAAGACGTGTAAAACAGGCTCGTATGGCAGGCTTTCGAAGTGCTTACCGAAACTGATAGAACTTGATGCAGAGACCTGCACAATTGAAGAGCTTGAAGCCGTTCATGGAATTGGCCCAAAGACGGCAAGGTTTTTTCTTTTATGGACTCGGCCATCAGTCAGATATGCGGCTTTGGACACGCATATTTTGAAGTATCTGCGCAGTCTTGGATATGATGCGCCGAAGTCTACTCCTCAGAATCCAAAGAGGTACAAAGAGCTTGAAGAGATTTTCCTGAAGGAAGCGGACAAACAAGGTAAGACGGCAAGAGAATTGGATTATGAAGTGTGGGAAAAGCATTCGAGCGCAAGGAACGTAACGCCGGAAAGATGAATGCGGCCTTGGTGTAACTGGAAACATAGGAGGCTTCCATCCTCCAGTCACGGGTTCAACTCCCGTAGGCCGCTCCATTGTCGGGGTGTAGCGCAGTCTGGTAGCGCGTTTGACTGGGGGTCAAAAGGTCGCTGGTTCGAATCCAGTCACCCCGACCAACTTTCAGGAAGAGTGATATGCTTTTGAGTCAAAAGAGCTTCTCATCTACTTCTGATTATTTTGACTACTTGTGTAGAGAGAGCGAGAAAGAGTTCGACAAGTTGGCAGAGGAAGCGGAGAAACTCAAACAATTGAGTTTTTGGGTTCTTGCAGATTCGATGTCGAGGAAACGGGATGAAGAGTAAGGGCAAAGAAGCAGGTCGTCAGATGGCAGATTCGCTTATCAATTGGGCGCATCTTTTTTACAACGCTCACACTGCGAAAAGGGTTATCAAGGCAGCGATAGAACGGCTTCAGGAGAGAATAGAAGAATTCAAACCAGTAAAGAAAGGTTAGCCATGTATAAAGTCGTCGATTGGGTGCCGAAGAATTGGGACTCGCGGGCGCATGGAAAAGCTTTGATGGTTCTTGCTGACGAATGGGGAGGCCAGTCTGTCATAGGTATTGATGACCATTGTTTCGTTCTTTGGAATGGTTCAGATGATAGGAAATTCGGCATGAGTTCATGGTGGTATCGTGAAGCGGCGATTGCATTGGCTGTTTTTCTGATAGCGAATCCTGATTTCAAGCCTTAGTTCTTGAGAGTATGAAATGAAAACAGAAGGTCTGACCGTGGAGCGGCGAGGTTTCCTTGTGGATTTCAACGAGTATGTCCTTTCTTTGGGCAGACTGGAAGACATCTACGACACTATGATTGAAATGGCGCGAATCCAGCCGCAGGACAAGGTTTTGGACGCTGGCTGTGGAACTGGAAGATTAGCGGTCAAGGTGAAGGAGAGATGTCCAGACGCGATAGTGCATGGTTTGGATGCCACGGAATACATGGTGCAAAAAGCCAGAAACAGAAATGGTTTTGACGGAATCATTTTCATACAGGGTCTGGTCGAGGATATGGCTCTTTTCGATGAAAGTTATGACCTGATGTTCTCCAGCTATGTTTTTCATCATCTTCCGAATCATTTGAAGCTGGCTGCTTTACTTGAAGCACATAGAATCTTGAAGGAGGATGGGCGGCTCATATTGGCCGATTATGGCAGGCCGACAAAGTGGTATGGGTATCTATTGTCTTTCCCTTTTCGATTCAACCTTGTCGAGTACACGAGAGGCCAGATACATGGCATTCTTGATGAGTGTATAGAAGAGGCCGGTTTCTCTTGTGTCAAGATGGCAAGTGTGTTGGGTTTCATCAACATCAGGGAGCTTCGGAAATGCAATACTTAGAGGCGATAACTGATAAAAAATCTTTATTTGCGAGGAAAATTTTCTTGGCTGGTGGTATAACAGAGTGTAGGGATTGGCAGGCTGAGATGGTCGGAATGCTGAAGGATTTGCCCGTTACGGTTTTCAATCCTCGGCGCAAGAACTTTCCCATCCATGACCCGAATGCCGCCAAAGAACAGATTACGTGGGAGTATCATAAGCTCAACGAAGCGACTCATATTCTCTTCTGGTTTTGCAGGGAAACGATTTGCCCGATAGTGCTTTACGAGTTGGGTAGGCATCTGGCAAGAAGGCAATTTCAGGATGTTTCCTTGAAGGTTTACGTGGGCATGGATGCAGACTATAAACGCAGGCAGGAGGTCGAGATTCAAAGCAGGTTGGTGATTCCTTCTTTGAAGATTCACTACAGTCTTGAGGATTTGGCGGCTCAAATCAAAAGCGAGATTAAGTAACCATGACGAGGCTTCCGGTAATTGCCCTTGAGGAGTTTGATTCTTTCTGGTTTCCTAAGCATTTTCTGAAGAATGGAGAGATTCGAATTGAAGAGAACCACTGGAAAAAGCTTAACAGGTTTTTGAGTAAAAAAACTATTAAGGAGTTGATTTCTCGTTTGATTCTTGAGCATGGAGTTCCTCTTCCTTACAGGGAGATTTTGCTTGAGGATGCCATTCTTGATTTTGAGAGGTTGAGAAACATGGATTGCATCCCGTTGATTCAGAAAGGTGAATATTTCACGCGGTACGATTACGGTTTTCCTATGCACCCAAAATATATTGCCATCAACAATGTCGGGAACAGGAGTTCGGATTTCTTTCATCAGAAGAATCGTTGGCGGTGTGATTCGATTAACAGTCCGAGTCCTTATCGCTCATGGACGATAAAGAAGTTCCAGATGTCTCTTCTTAATGCTCTTTGGACTCTCAAATTCAAGAGCATAAACAAGAAGGTTTTTCGTTCCGCTATCGGACTGAGAAAGTACATTGCTGCGCAATTTCGTCCTTCTGCGGCCAAGGCCGTGTATCAACATTTTGATGCCAAGAAAGTGCTGGATTTCAGCACGGGTTGGGGCGATAGGTTGACGGCTTTCATGGCAACATCTTCTACAGTGTCCTATTTCGGTTGCGACCCGAATGAGAACCTTTTTGCGGATTATGAGCGTCAGAAAAAAATCTTCGGTCACGGGAAGAAGATTGAGATTATCAATGCGCCTGCGGAAGAGGTTGATTTTCCCAAAAGGGCGTTTGACGTGGTTTTCACTTCGCCGCCTTACTTCATCATCGAAAGATACACGCAGGAAGACAATCAATCTTGGCAGCGGTACAAAAAGGTGGAAGACTGGCTTTCAAAGTTTCTTTTTCCTGTTTTTCACAAGGCATGTTGTTCTCTGAAAATGGGAGGCGTCATAGTCATCAATCTCAGTGATGTTTATTGCAACCACACGATAAACAGATTGTGTGACCCTCTCTTTGAATACGCTTCTACGATTCGAGGCATGAAGTATATCTCAACTTGGGGTTTGAGATTGGCAAAGAGGCCGATGAGCAAGGCAGACAAGGGAGGAGTATTCGCAGAACCTTTGATGATTTGGCGAAAGAAAGGAAGAATGACACCATGAGTAGAATTTCGGCAGGAGCACCGTACAGAACAAAGCTACTCTCTCACGAGAGAAGGCGTCTTCAGAGGGAGAAAACTCACGGCTATGATGTCAGAGAGAAGGAACGTTACATAGAAGTATATTTGTCCAGAGAGATGCTGGAGCATACCAGAAAGTATATGTTCAAGATTTTGAAAGGGGAAAAATCTCTGAGTGAGGCGACTCGTTCAATAAAGAATGAGCAACAAGGTCGCTTCTATTCCCTGACACACACGTATCATGGGCATCTCGGCGAAACAGCCTTTGGGAAATTGTTTGAGGGAGTGTTTTCTCCGCATTTTCGGGATGGAGTTTGGCCTTATGATTTTTTGACACACGGCCAAAATGTAACCACGATAGATGTGAAATCCAAAATACGAAACTACCATCCTCTGTTGCATTATGATGCTACTGTCGAGTTTGCTAACTATGATTGGAGTGATGAGCTTGGTTATCCGAATTACTACTGCTTTTTTTCACTGCACTGTCCGAAGAATGTTCAAGATGAGTTCGAAGAGTTCTGTGCAAATTTGAACTTTCGCTTGTCTGATAGAGTCATAGGCGAACTGAAATACTATTGTGTTGGCTATCAGACAAAGAAGTATGTGAAACAGAACGGAGTTTTTAGGAAGAAGGGTGAACGGCTTGGGAATAAATATGAAGACAAGAATGGCGAGGAAAGGGAACTGATAGCGGACATGGATTGCTATGTCCTTCCAATAGAAGAACTTAAGCGGCCTTTTTTCATGGATGAGATTTCAGTGGGAGGTTTCAAAAGAAAATTTGATTCTTATTACTGAAAATCGCCGCATTTTCCGTAAAGAAGAGGGGGGATGGCAGAGCGGTTGAATGCGACGGCTTGCTAAGCCGTTGGAGGCCTTTCGGTCTCCCGTGGGTTCGAATCCCACTCCTCCCGTTTTATGCCGTCTGTAGCCAAAGTGGTGAAGGCACCTGACTGTGACTCAGGTAAGTGCCGGTTCGAATCCGGCCAGACGGCCCATTTTTGAACCATGTTATACACGGTAGGAAAGACAGCCCTGTATGAACGCTATTTCGAGGAGCAGGAAAAGCCTCGAAAAGCCATTGGTGGTGCTGTCTGGTACAGTCGGGATGCTGCGGAGAAGTATCTTGAGGATACGGGTCAGAAAAAGAAGTTCACAGTATATGGTGTGCTGGCTGACTGGAATGACACGGAGTACACAGGTGAAGTTTACCGTTCATTGAAAATCGAGGCAGATTTAGTCAAACTTGATTAGGAGACCAAACATGTCCGAGAAAGTTGCTGAATTGGGTATTGTGAAGGAAAAGGGATTTCTTTACTTCCTCGACAAGGAAGGGGATGTTTCTCGCGCAAAGATGGTCAGGAAAGGCAACACACAGCCCGTTGACCCTCCTGAGAAAATCAAGACGGCTGGCGTGACAAGAGAGAAAGGATTTCTTTACTTCATCGACAAAGAGGGAGATGTTGCTCGTGCGCCGATGAAGCGGAAGAAAGGATAACTGGAGACGTAGCTCAACTGGTTAGAGTACCGGACTGTCGATTCGGGGGTTGCGGGTTCGAGTCCCGTCGTCTCCGCTTTTAGGGAGCAGAACATGGACGACCGTTTGCGGCAATTACACTTGACTGCTGGACGGGTTTGTGGTGAAATCCATACGTGTGGTAAGAAGGTTCGTTATAACACGGAAGAAACTGCTATCAAGTCAGCGGAAGCCATGAACAAGAAAGTGGCTCCAAAAGTGCTTGAGCCTTATCCTTGTCCGTTCTGTGAGAAGTGGCACATCGGCAGGAAGATGGATGAAGCCGAATTGCAGGAGATTTGCAAGAGAGCTTAGGAGAAAGCATGGCGAACTTCAAGCGGAAGAAATGCAGACGCCAAGTGCGCTGTACCTTGTGTACGCCAGACCGCTGGAAAGGCAACACGAGAGACAGGCACAAAAATCAGAGCAGGCGTGGAAAAAAAGTTGGTTTTGATTACGAATAGGGTGCGTAGCTCAGCAAGTAGAGCATCCGGCTTTTAACCGGGAGGTCGTGGGAGCGAAGCCCACCGCACCCACCAGTGGCCTCATCGTCTAACTGGCGAGGATACCAGACCCTCAATCTGGAGATAGGAGTTCGAGTCTCCTTGGGGCTACCATAAGGATGAAACAATGAACGGATTCTGGAACATCGAGAACAGCCCAACCTTCAGGATGCTCAAGAAGCTCCCTTCATTCTGGAACGGTTTTGGAAGCGTCCTGGACATTGGAGGAACCTCTTATAGGGATTTGACTCGATATGAGGATATGAAGCCTTCAGAAGCCGATTATGAAGCTCTGAAGGCCGATTGGGAGGCTGTTGGGCAGGATTTCAAGGCAGTCATGGGCGATTGGACAAGAGGAGACGAATGATGCTTCTCTCTCTCAGTGGGCAACGAATTCTGTCGATTCCGAAGAAGCGGCAGGCAAGTTACGAGACGCGGATGAGGACGTTATCCGCGTGGGATTATCTGGCGATTATGGCTTTCTTTAAGGAGACGCTGGACAACGCCACAAATGACATTCTGGTATCGAGTTACTTGGGCAGCATCCATACTCCTTGGCCTCCTCCTCTCGACCAAATCTACTACGCTTGTGGTCAGAGCGAACAAGAGGCAGGTTTCTTTTTTGGTCTGCTTCTGTGGCAGGCAGTGATTGACCACGGTGGCACATGGTTTTTCAAGCCAGCCGATGATGTTGAAGGCATGGTTTATTTCAGACCACGGAGAGATGATTCGGGCGCGTAGCTCAAATGGAAGAAGTTTGATAATTCTTTTATATTTTGACCCTTCTATAAGAACTCTTGTAACAACAAGAAGGAGGGTCGAAAATGAAGAAAAAAGAACAGGAAAAAGCTTGTCAACTTCGTTCGCAACAAGGTCTTAGTATTAGGGAGATAGCGAGAAAATTATCTGTTGCAAAAAGTTCTGTATCCCTATGGGTTAGAGATATAACATTATCTCAAAGCCAAATTGAAAGACTCAACGAGAAACTCGTAAACAACAGAAAAAACTTTTACAAGCATAGTTTGAATCACGCTCAACATTTGAAGGAGAGAGCGGCTGAAAGACATTTGCGTTATAGGAAACAAGGTAAGAAAAAAGCGAAGAAAGACGTATTTTTTCGAGTTATTTGTGCTTTGTATTGGGCTGATGGAACAAAGGACAAGAACAGTTTCTCTATTACAAATTGTGACGAGGACATGCTTAGATTGGTAGGAGGATGGCTTGTCAAGGAAGGTTACGGAGAAAAAATTACGTTTTACTTAGCCTGCCATGATACAACGAAGGCTTCAAATGAGGAGATGCAGAGTTTTTGGAAAAGTAAGCTTCCTTTTCTTCGAGATGATATGTTTCGTAAGTTTTCACGTTACAAAGTGAACAGAGCAAGTCAATTAAAAAGGGTTGGAAAGCAACCGAATGGCACTGCGAGATTAACGGTAAATAACACGGAACTCATCCAAAAAGTATACGGGGGTATAGAATATCTGAGGGAAAAGTCTCTAAACGTAGGCGGTTAGTTCAGTTGGGAGAACGCTTGACTTACATTCAAGAGGTCATCGGTTCGAGTCCGATACCGCCTACCAACAAGGAGGATGTTGACGGTTCGAGTCCGTCCGTGCCCACCAACTATTATGAAGACCTACGCGATATATCTCACAACTTGCAGTAAGTGTTACACGAGCAACGTAATTGCTCGAAGGCCGAGAGGGTATCGGCTTGGGCCGAAGTGCGAATGCGGAGCGCAGCTTGGCCCGATGCAGTACATGCTGGCTGATTATGTCAAGGCAGAAGGGCAGATGCAAGCTGTGGAGAAGTATGATAAACAGGACATCAGAATCAGGCGCGAGAAGCTCGGAAGTTGTCTAAAGCCTTGTCACGCATGGTAATATCGGGGTGTGGGGAAGTCTGGTATCCCGCCACGTTCGGGACGTGGAGAACGCCGGTTCAAATCCGGCCACCCCGACCAAATCTTTTTCAGAAAACCTGCCAAAAATTTCCGAGGGTTCCGTATAGAAAGCCGGAAAGGAAAGTGTCTCGTGAAACGGATTCAGATAGGCGAGGGCTTTTACCGGGTCAGGCGGGGAAGAATAGTGCAAATCCCGCCTGAGTGGGTCGGCAAGACGGTTCACGAGCAGACCAAGAGGAAGCGTCCGAGTAAGCAACATCCTCGAATGAATCGCAAGCGACATACATTGAAGGGAGTGGGCGCGTATGGCTAAGGAAATCAAAGAATTGAAGGCTGAGTTGAAAGTGTTGGAGAAACAATATGATAATGCTATGAACGCAGTTAGCAATGACCCTGCATTTGTGAAAGCGACAGAGATGCGGGATAAGGCTCTCAAAGCGGCTCATAAGAAATATAAGCCCAACGCTATCCTGAACAAGATAGGAGATGTCAGGGATGCGATTCTTCGGGCCGAGCGGGATAGAAAGCAGAACAAAAAGGATAGTATTCCCTCTCATATTTCGGACTTGCTGACGAAGTTCAAGAAGGGTGTTGACTTTGGGGGCGCGTTTAATGTGCGTTGGGTTTCGCAAAAGGGAAGGTTTTTCGTTTTGTCTATCTCAGGATATACGGGTTGGAGCGGCAGAGGTTCGACCTCTTATTATCCTGCTACTCATTATTTGATGGACACGCAGAGGTTTGCTGTGGGAGACACGAGTTATACTGCCTTTCGCGGATGTAAGGTTTTCGAGTGTGAGGGTAAGTTGAAGAAAGAAACGAAGCAGGAATGGATAGCTTATGCAGAAAAGGAAGAGGGAGCGTAGCTCAGTTAGTAGAGCGTCCGGCTCTTAACCGGAGGGTCGTGGGAGCAAAGCCCACCGCTCCCACCATTTTGAAAGGCAAAGACTCATGGCAGGCAATGCTTTGTGTGTGTTGAACGGTAAACCTTGGTATACTGATTTGCCTGAAGGTGCGGTGTTTGTTGGGATGGAGAAAGAACCCAACAAAGGGCCGAAACACGGTAAGCTGATTCATCCTTGGTTCAACCGTCCGTGTTATGAGAAACCACTTTCGAAAGGCTGAGAATCATGGCAAAAAAAGCGGGTGTGAGATGAATAAGAAGACCGAAGAGCAATTGTTGGAACTGACCGAAGAAGAATTGCTTGATGAGCTTTGCGGAATCATCAAGGAATCCGTTGATTGGTATGTCGATTTTGCCAAGAAGAATGAGAAAGCTCTTTGGGCAATCGTGCTGACGCAGACTAAACAAAGGAGAAAGCGGGCTGTATCGCTTGTGGTCATTGGAGAAGCGTTCTTTTTTCTGAGTCTTCTGTATGGCAAGAAGGAGCTTGCTGAACGCGCCAGTCTGTCTCGGTCGAGTTTGAATCAATGGCTGCGCATGAAGGGTGATGGAAGCGCAATCGAAGAGTTTTTAGGGAGAAAGAAAAATGGCAAGTAGCTGTGTTGTTCCTGTTGTGGAACTCAAAAATGTAAGGCCACATCCGAATGCCGACAAGCTGGAAATCTGTGACGTGCTCGGCTATCAGATGTGCGTTCCCAAGGGCAGGTACAAGGACGGAGATGTCGGGGTTTATTTTCCCGCTGACGTTCTCCTGCCTGCTGAATGGGCTGAGAAGTTCGAGGTCAGGAACTTTCTCAGGGGTAAGAACAAAGACCGCGTGGGCAAAATCAAGCTGCGTGGTGAGCCATCATTCGGGCTGGTGGTGGATATTCCCGAAGGGCAGGATTGGAAGCTTGGAGACAACGTTGCGGACTATTTCGGGGCAACCAAATATGAGCCTCCGATTCGACCGGGTGTTCAGAACATGGCTGCGTATGACGGGAACATCGACCCATATTTCGAGGAGTACACCGACATCGAGAATGGAAAATTGTTTATAGATATATTTGAAGAAGGAGAAGAGGTCATAGCAACCGAGAAGATTCATGGCACCAACTCGCGGGTTGGCATCATCAATGGCTGTCCCGTGGCTGGTTCTCATACGACTCGGAAGCAGCGTCCGAGAGAGAAAATCGACACACATGGAGTCGATAAGGAAATTCCCTGCGAATGGGACAGCAACAAGGTCAAGCACGATATTTACTGGAGTCCTTGGAGCATCGAAAAAGTTCGACGTTTGCTTCTGACTCTTGCCGAAGGCGGTCGCAGTGTTATTCTTTACGGCGAAGTCTATGGCAGGAGCATTCAGAGTTTGGGATACGGCTACGAGAAAGGCAAAGGATTCGGTTACAGGGCCTTTGACCTGAAGATTAACGGCAAGTATCTGGATTACGACGGGTTTGCCAGCTATTGCACTGCATTCGGAATTGAGCAGGTGCCTGTGATTTATCGAGGGCCGTTCTACTTCGAGAAAATCAATGAGGTCGCGGACGGCCAGAGCATTATGCCGAATGCGAATCATTGTCGGGAAGGCGTGGTTGTGAAGCCGGTGCATGAGAGGAATCATGTGAAAATCGGCAGGGTGGTGCTGAAGTACATCGGCACTGAGTATTCTCTTGGCAAGCACAGTGACTACAAGGACGTGTGAAATGCCGAAAAGCAAGGCGGTTTGTCAACAGTGTAGTTCTTACATTGTTGTGAGGAACAATAACACAGGTCGAGTGGCTGTGAAGGTTTGGTCTTGTAAGTTGGTGGGGGAGGGCAAGGCATGGCTTTCTGAAGATGGCAATTATCTTCCGAAGAGATGTCCTTACGAACTTGAGCACAAATTGGCGGCAGACTACAAGGACGTGTGAGATGATTCCAATGAAGGAGACGATAGCTGACGATTTAGTCCGGCTTTTGGCTAAGGGCAGTAATACAATGGTGAAAGAATACAAGGAGAGGGTGGTTGTGACGGCTGGATGGGATGATAACTTCCAGATAGCAGTTGGAGGCAAGAAGTTCAAAGTGCGGGTAAGCGAGGAATGATGGAAGAAAGAATCGACATCAAGAAGGCTCCGCTGCGGAAGATAACAGGTCATCGTTGCCATCCGAGAAATAGTGCTGTGATAGTCGAAGTTCTTGAGTGCGGGCATTGGCTGAATATCAAGACAGACATCTACGGAGAGACGAACGCTTACCGTAGGCGTTGCTGGAAATGTGCAAGAGGTTGGCCGGAAGATGCCAACGAGCCACAGAAGGAAAAGAAGGAAATACTGCCGAAAAAGAACAGGCCGGTCTATCAGCGACTTGGAACGGTTCCGCTTGAAGAAGTGCTTCCCTTCGTGGTTTTTGATTGTCGTGATAGGAGAAGCCAGAGAAAAGAGTATTTCGGCCAGCGGGTGAAGATGGCTTCCGACCGCCTTCGTTGTTTTGCTAAGCATGGAACCAAGTGTGTGCATTGTGGCATCGAAGGAAAATTCTTTGCAGTCGAACGACACTTTGCAGAAAACAGTGGTTATCATTTGAATCTCTATGCCGTAAAGGATGGAGAGGAAGTGCTGATGACGAAAGACCATATTGTTCCTTTGGCAAAAGGCGGTAAGAATCGTCTGAAGAATTACCAGACGATGTGTACGGATTGCAATATCGAGAAAGGCGACAAGAAGGAAGGGTGCCTGAGTGGTTAAAAGGGCCGGACTGTAAATCCGGTGGCATTGCGCCTTCGTGGGTTCGAATCCCACCCCTTCCACCATCCGTAAGGAGATGATGACATGAGAATGAAATGGCTTGAAGAAGACAACCCTTCCCGCCTCCTTTTCTTCAAGGAAAAGCATGGTGAGATAATCTGTCATGTTCCGGCCAAGGAGAAATTCTTCAAGGTCTGTCTCTGGATGCTGGAGAAACGGCTCAGGGAAGGTTTCTATCCAGAGCCGAAGAAGCTTTGGAAGAAACCTCCAACCGAAGAAAAGCTTCAGGAACTTAGGGAAGACAAGGAGAAGGTCAGAGACGAGCACATTCGCGATTTCATGCAGGGCGAGATTGGTTCGCTTGCAATAGACCTTCACGACTATCAGAACTATTGCAAGTGGTACGAGCGTATGAAGCAGGCTCTGGAGAAGCAGGACGGTCAGATGGCCTACGAGTGTCTTTGCGACAGGGACAAATATCAGTATGAGTCTGTGGAAATTCAGCACATGGTAGTTGACCCTGACCAAGAGGAAGCGAATCGAAAGGCTATGGAAGATGAAGCAGAAGAAGAAACGGAGTGACTTCCTGAAGTTTTTGGTTGAGAATTTTCCTAATTCGCCATATAATGAACAGTACAAGCGCGAATTGAGGGACATCGAGAGCGGCAATGATACGCGCCGACAGCCGAAAGGACAGAGATGAGCACTAAAATCTACACAGGATTCAAGTTCAGGAACCCGCATCTTCTTGTGATTCATCATCAGATTCAGGCATTCAGAAAGGAATTGAAAGCACTGGTGCTGGAAAAGTGTTCTCGGTTGGTGGCTGAGATGGCGACTCATCGTATCGACCGGCTGGCAATGGGAATGAAAGTTCAGGAGCCTTCAAGTGACTGTCCGCTGGCTTGTGCTTGGAGTAAGCTGAACGAGGAGAAAAGGAAAATTGACAAGACGCAGGAAAGAAATCCCATTTTCGATTTCGATTTCGAGCTTGCGATATTTCCTCTTTCTGAAGATAAGGTGCTTGGAATGTATTTTACCGAGCAGGAGGACTTCAGGAAGCTTTGGCTTTCCAAGTGGTTTGTTGAGGAATACGGCTATTGGGATAACACGGATAAGCCTGATGAGCTTTCTGAGAAGGATTGGGAAAGAAGATGTCGTGATTGGGACAAAGCTTTGCCCGATTATTGTGCCGTTCCTTCTTTGAATGGTTACGGTGCCGATTGTACTGAGAAGTATTATCCTGTGGTTCACGCAGCGGAGGCTTTGAAGTACATACCGAATCGGCGGCAGAGAGTCAGAAGCATCGCAAAGGACAGGCTTTGGATGCAGCGGAGTAAGAGGAAAAAGCTTGTGGAAGTCGAAAATTTCTGGAAGGAGTTGAGGGAATTTTCTGAGTGGTTTAAGAGCGGGAAAGGCAAGAAAGCAATGAAGGCAATGGAGGCAAAAGTCAGGGCAAAGATTCCAAGGCGCATTACAAAGAGTTTGCTATTGGGCAAATAGGAGGAAGACCGATGCCGAAGAGAAACAGGATGAAGCTAAAGGATTTCAAAGACTACGTGAGAGGAAAGGATTCTCACTATGATGCTGAGGATACTTCCAGATGGTCTTCGAAGCCGAGAAAAGTTCAAGAGAAGCTGGCTCATTTTCTTGGTGGAAGCGATGTGGAAATAGAGCTTGGGTCAATCCTGAAAAGGTTGATGCAGCTTAAGCGTCAACACGGAAAGAAATACAAGAAACTATGGCTTGAGATGAACGATGTGGAGATTGACGAGTTCGGCCATACGGAAAGGCAGTTGCAACTTTGGGGAGAGAGAAACGAGACTCAGGAAGAAACTGAGACACGGATGCGTCGTTACCTGAGTTTGAGAATCACAGAGTATCGTAATGAGAAAGCGAGAGGAGATTACTGGAATAGCAGAGAGGGTCAAAAAGAACTTGCGTTCCTGTTGCTTTTCAGGGAACGGGAGGGACTGAGATAGAGACGACAAGAGAAGAACTTCAGTCTATTTCCTTCGAGCACGAGATAGATGGTGTTTGGGGCTGGATGAAGCCAAGCGAGAGGCAGATGCTTTATGCTCTGGCTCGAACCTGCGAAGGCCCAATATTGGAAATCGGCCCGTGGTGCGGGTTGTCTACTCTGTGCATTATTTATGGCATTGTGGATAGTCAGCAGGAGAAAGAGTTTATCACGGTTGAGTTCAACCAGAGTCTTGATGACTATGTAATGATGGAAGATGGCTCCGTAGGGGGTTGCATTGGGGATGGACAGCCGGTTGGTTTTGGTTCTCTGGCAGACTTCGAGAGAAACATTAAACCGATTCTCGAAAGAGAAGGCAGAGCCATTGGGATGCTCAAGGAGAATCTGGAACGATATGGGTTCTTGAATAAAGTGAGTATCTTTGAAGGTGATTTCCGGCAGGTAGCTCCGAAGAAGAAGTATGGTTTCATTTTTGCTGATTGCTGCCACACGGAGTTGGAGATAGTGATGAATCTGATGTCGATTCGGTCATTGCTCGGACAGGGAGCGTGGTTGGCATTGCATGACATCAATGATGTAACTCATCCATTTATTGACGGTTTTTTCAGGCCCATTGAATCGTTCAGGGTGCCGGAATCACTTTATGTGGCTAAGATGAAGTGAGGAGACAAGGCGGGGTAGCTCAGTCTGGTAGAGCGGCGGTCTCATAATCCGTGTCATGCGTGGGTTCAAATCCCACTCTCGCCACCAACTATCATGGCAAATGCGAATTTCTTGACACATTCGGAATTTGATACTTCGGAAAGCTGTTTGATTGTCAAGGTCTGGAGAAAGTATGGAGTTGAAATGGTTGTGATGGAAAATGACCTTGAGAAGAAGTATAAGAAAATAAGTTCCGAAATGCAAAAATTCTATCTTAACATGAACTGGTACTGCGGGTATGTGATACTTGCCAGAGACCCTTTTCATAGTAAGTGCATGGACTATTACGAATCTCCTTGGAGTAAGTTTGTTGTTCATGGCGGGGTGACTTTTCTTGAAAGAACAAAAGACGGCAACGGAATTATTGCTGGCTTTGATTGTAATCATAACTCTGACCAGAAACCGGATGCACCGATGAAGATTTTGGACAATGTTGAGCGAGAGTGCGAGGATTTTGCCAAACAGATAATGCTGTGGATTTATGGCAGAGATGAAGACAAGAGGTTTGATGCCTTTTGTAGAAGGTTTGAGCAATGGATAAAGAGGTCTTGAACGAAGAGGAGGCTCAGGCCATCGAGGAATTATACGATGATGCCAATCATTTGGCTGCTTGTGTGTTTGATGTAATGAACAACTGGAGTGAGTATCCAGATGAAGCAGCCAAAGACATGGACAATTTGATGATATGGTATGGAGAGTTGCTTGTTAAGCAGGATATTCTCGAAGCCATACAGGAAAAGCTGGATAAGAAAAGGGAAGAGTTCGAGATGCGCGGAGCTTTGAATGCTTGGCCTGAAGAAAAGGAGGAATGAGTGATGGCAAGGGATGTTCCTTTCAACAAGGACGCCAAGTGTGACGAGTGTGGCAAGACTGGAGCCTATGATTTCATGGGCGACTTGCTTTGTCCAGAATGTGCCGAAAAGTATATTGAAAAAGAGGAACAAGAAGAATTGCCGAGGTAGCTCAGTTGGTAGAGCGCAAGCCTGAAGAGCTTGGTCGTCGTCGGTTCGATTCCGACCCTCGGCACCATTTTCGAGGAGTGCAGGATGAGAGAAAAGCTGAAAGCCATTATGGAAGATGAGCCAAGGAAGTTCAGGTTTCTGCATCACCTTGTGAAGCTTTTTCCAGACCTTCCTCTTTGCAGCGGGGCCATACTGGTTGCGAAGAAAGGCGAATTGGAACAGGCTGTAAACAGCTTCGAAGTGTAGAACATTTTCATAGGAAGGTCGGGACATCACTGCTTAAGGTAGGAGACTTTGGGTCGTTTGCACTACCGAGGATGCAACGCGAATAGGCTCCATTTGGATTGGGTGAGCAGCAAGAGGGAGCGGGTAGCGGCAAAGATGAATGACGGGTTGGAAAACAAAATCCCGCCTACGAAGAACCTGTCGATGAGAATGCGCTGTAGCCCTGTATCTCAACGGTAGAGTCCTCGTCTGATACGCGAGGTATAGCGGTTCAATTCCGCTCAGGGCTACCATTTCTTTTTCATTTTTAGTGTTGAATTTTTTCGCAGTTGCCGTATAGAAGGGCAGAGAAATTTGTGGGCGCGTAGCTCAGCAGGAAGAGCGTCCGTCTGATACGCGGGAGGCCGGTGGTTCGAATCCACCCGCGCCTACCAAAAGGAAGCGGCATGGCAGAGATTTGCGAGTTATGTGGTCGGGAAGTTGATAAACGAACGAAACACCATCTGATTCCCAAGACGCGCCACAAGAACAAAAAGAACAAGAAACTCTTTGATAGGCAAGAGGTTAGGACGAGAGTGGCATGGTTGTGTAGGCCATGTCAGAATCAGATTCATGCGTTGTTTACGGAGAAGCAGCTTGAAAGGGAACTGAATACTCTTGAAGCATTGAAGGCTCATCCTGAAGTGTGGAAGTTTGTGGAGTGGCTAAGAAAACATGGATAAGATTGACCAACTGGAGCAGCTTCAGGCTTCGAAGAACGAAGGCCGAGGAGTTTCCTGTGTTCGAACGGTGATTGCTTGTCTTCGCAGAGGAGATTTGAATGCTGCCGAAGCTTGTTGCATGAATGAGCAGGACAAGATTAACCAGTATCCTGATGTTGAGAAATTGCTTCGAGAGATGTGCCCGAAGTT